TTACCAGTGGAGAAATGCTGCGAGAAATTGAACCCCGCCCCGCGATACGAGACGGCGCTGATTGCCCTTGCCGCGAAGTTGAATGCTCAGCTTCAGCGGCGAACGCTCGCCCGACTGCACTTTGTTGATTTCCATGTCGTCGGGCAGATCGGCCAGGAGCTTTTTCAGCTCCCCGACCGTCTTTGGGGTATGGACTTCGTGGAGCTTCATGGTCATGCCGCCTTCACTGCCGCTTCGAATTGGTCCTGGATGCTTCGCAGGCTGTCGGCTGCGGACTTGTCCGTGCGATAGCCAGCCTCGACCATGCGCGGCAGGAAGAGCGAGTAGACGCCATCGTTTTCGGCGGGCTTCATGATCGAGTTGGCGCGCACCGCCCAGACCTTGCTCAGATACACGCTCGGGTCGCGCTCGATTGCGTCGCGCAGCGCCTCGTTCTTGATCGTCACATCGACCACAAGCCGCCCGCAGGACGACTGCATCTTGATCGAGCCGGGACGGCCTTCATTCTTCGTGCCGACCGTGCCCGGAACGATCTCGGTTGCTACGAGGTCCACGTCGACTTCGAGCTTCAGCTTCACCTGCTCCTTCGACGTGCCGTCCTTCCAGATCGCTTTGGGCGACTTGATGATCGTGCCTTCCTTGCCCTGCGCCAGGAGTTCGCGGTAGTGCGCATAGGCTTCATCGAGCGAGTGAACGATGCGCGTGTCGATCGGGATCACCGCGGCGCCTTTCTCTTTCATCCCCGCGAGTTGGTCGGCGAGCGCACCGAAGCGCTCCATATACGGGGTGTCACACTTACCCTTCGGCACAGCCATCGAGAGCGGCACCTGATCCCATGCCACCATCATGGGGCGCTGGCCGGGTTCGAAGTCGCCGCCGCTGAGCACGCTGTTGAGAACACCGTTGCCCTGCTCGCGCGGGAGGATGTTGTCGTCCGGGCCAATCACGAGCATTTCGCCATGCAGCTCGTATCCGGGCTTCGTGTGGTGGCGGATGATGCTTGCCACACCGGGGAATTTCAACGGGTCGAACGGCGAGCCCTGACGGCTGCGGATGGCGATCGATCCGTCCTCGTAATGGTCGACGTTGACGAACATGCCGTCAGCCTTCTCCTGCGAGAAGACGCCGCGCGCCCAATCCCATTGATCGAGCTTCGCAGCCTTCGGCAGCGAGCATCGCATGTAGGGGAACTCGGGAATCAGACCGGGCTTGACCTTGTTGACGGTCGACTCGCCGAAGCCAGCACGCAGGTCCATGTTGAGCACGCGAGCGAAGAGCTGCGACGACTCGGCGTCGAGACGGTTGATCTCCTTCTCGATCTCAGCTTGCGCGTCATTGCCAGTCAGTCGCCGGCTCGCGAGCCCGTTGATGACGTGCCAGGTCGTGTCGTCGAACTGCGCGCCCGCATCATCGTCGGTGCCCGTGATGTCGCGCCCCTTGATCCCGGTGACGCCATACGAGACAGTTGGGTCCAGCGCCGCCTTCAGCACTTGCTGCATCAGCGAGTCATGGATGTGCTCGCCCAGAATGGCGATCTTTTCGTTCTTGCTGGACGTGCTGGCGATTTGCTCGATCGCCTCGAAAACCTTCACGCTTGTATAAGTCATCTTTGACTGATTCCTCTGGTAAATGTCAAACCGCAATTCCCGCAACGCGACGGGCATATTCGAGCGGGGTTTCGTCTTTACGCATTGGCGGACGCACCGCGACCGGCTTCTGCACCACTTCTTCCTGCACCTGGGTGACTACTGCCGGCCTGAGAACCGCTGGTGGAGTCGCCGACAGCGGGACGTTCTGCTTGATCCGCATATCGATGCCGCACTTCAGCATTTCCTGGTCGGAGTGCTCCAGTAACTTCAAGCGCGGGACGAAATACAGCGCCCGCCCCGCTTCTTTCTCTGCCCGTTGCATTGCCTGCGCGGGGCAGCACTTCTTGCCAATAGCGGCCGAACAATCAGCGAACTCGGTCGCAAGCCGGCCGCTCTTGCGATCCGCCACCCGCTTCAGACAGGCCGCGTATGACGGACGCGAATTCGTGACATTGCAGTGCTCCAGGTAGTAGGCGTTATCGCCCGCCGCCGAACGCTCGACCGGATAACGTTCCAGGTCGATGAACTGCGCTCTCTTTCTCATGACTCTCCCCACAAAAGGTCGTCTACCAGGCGCCCCAATCTGGACGCGCCTCCTGTCTTGCTGCCAACGCTCGAAGCTGTCCCGCAAACGTCGCCCGAGCAATCAGCTTCTTCGACTCCTGCTCCAACACCTGCGTCAGAACGCTGTGCAGCCTGAACTTCGCGTCGTATTCGACGAGCTTTCGCACGTCTGGCGACATTCCGGCGAGCAATGCTTCAGCGCTCACCACGCGCCCCACGCATCGCCACGCTCAATCTCGACCGGCTTCTTCGGCGCCGGCACGTCGTCAGCAGCTTCCAAGACCGCATTCGACAGGTCGATGTCTTCGAGGTCCGCCCACATCGACTTGATGTGCTCCGCGCGTGCCGCTCCGTAGTGGTCGACAAGTTTCGTCAAGAACTCGTCTGCCTCCAGGTCATACCCGGCATCGGTCATCGCACGATGGAACCCGTGCTTCACCGTTACCGTGTTGTATCCCTTGCTCGATTTGGTCTTCTCCGCAACGACCGCCTCAACCCCATTCCAGGCAGTTGTGCCGCCATTGAGCGTGTCAACCTTGATGTCTGGGCCGGCGTCGCGCTTCTTGAACACTTCCATCGGCCCCCATCGACGCACAACCCGCGTCACGCCGTTGAACTCGATGCCGATCGCTTCGTAAAACTTCGTGCCGCCCTTATGCTCCATGTAGCGAGGCACAACCCGCACGACAGGGAGCCCACTTGGTCCTGTTCGCATAAAACCTCCCTCTGTATATCAGCTACGACTGATATTATGCCCGCTCGATGCAGGCGCTACAAGCGACCGTCACTTGTCCCGGTAGGCGATGTGTGCAAGCGCCTTCAGCTTCGCCGCAGACGCGAGAGACGTGACGGTCTCGGCCTTCCAGAAAGCCTGACGCACCACTTCGGCCGGAACCTCGTTCGGGTCTTTGTCTTTCGGTAGCATCGCAATGCGAGCCGTCAGTCCAACACCCTTCACCTTCATTGCCGCATCCACCGCAGCTTCGATCGCCTTACCCTCTCCATCCCACATGAACGTCACGATGCGCAGCCCTTTATCCTTCAGCGAGACGAGCTTCGCAAGCTGGCTCTCTTCGTCGCCGTCCGACAGGTGTTTGCCGAAGCTCCCAATTGCGCCAACCTCGCGCAGTTCTGGCGCACCGTCGAGTGCGATTCGGATCGCTGCAACGTCGAACACGCCCTCCCCGACCACAACATGCGACGCGCCGAGCGCGTTGTGCCCGTTGTAAAGGTGCGCGCCGGTCGACGCGAACCCTGGAGGGAACAGGTAGCGCTTGTCTGACGCCCCTGTGATGTCTCGCCCCTGAAACGAAACCATCGTCCCGTCGAGGTCAAAGACGGGGATGATGATGCGCATCGAGTAGTCCTGAAACCGATTACGCCCGTCCGCGTCCGAATACCAGAACTTGCCCCGCTGACAGAACCGGAGCCCGAAATACTTCGCGTAGTCACCGTTGATGCCGCGGTTCTCCAGATACTTCAGGTTCCGGCCGCTGATCGGCAGCGCATACGACTCCGGTATCTTCAGCTTCGTCTCCTTGACTTCTACCGCCTCCCGACGCAGTGGGCGCCAGCCCTGCTCCATCGCGAACTTCTTGATGTGGTCCACCGCGTCGCGCGCAGTGGCCGCGCCAATACCGTTCTTGATGAACTTCCACTTGTTGAACTTCTCTTCGCACGAAAAGCAGTTCCCCAAGCCAGTCTCGGCATTCAGGTAGACCTTCCACGAGTCCTTGCCGCAGCAGGGGCAGGTCTTGACGTTGAGCTGCACGCCATGCGTGCCGCGCGTGCGCTTGTATCGGAAGCCCTCGGCGTCGAGCCACGACTCCAGGTCGATCTGCTCAAGGGCTTCCTCAAGCTCCCGATTGCGCTCCGTCATTCCACACCCAGAACCGCTTGCAGGAACTTCATCTTGGCGAGGTCTTGCTTGATCCGCACCGTGAAGCCGCCCGCCTGGTTCCGCGACGCCGCGAAGTAAAGCCGGAGCTCGTTGTTGTCGCGCTCTTCGTCCGTGATGTTGAGCGAGATCACCAGGTCCGCGATCCGAATCTTGTTGAAGTCTTCGGCGACGTGCTCGGCCTTCGCCACCACCGACTTGAACCCTTCCCGGTTGGTCTGCGTTGCGGTCAACACCGCCGCGTTTTCTTCGAACGCAATCGCACGCAGGCCCACGAAGATGCTCTTCGAGTTCTCGATCGGATCGTTCGTGCGGTAGTCGGGCGCCATGATGTCGCCGTAGTCGACAACGATCATGTCGTATTTGATGCCGTTCGCCTTTTCCTTCTCGATCAGATGACGCAGCGCTTTCGGCGTCAGTGAGCCGGTCGGGTATTCGGCGATGTTCAGCAGACCCGCCTTCGCGCCGGCCGCTTCGATGCGTGCTTCGACTTCCTTGATGTGCTTGATCAGGTCGGTGATGGCCGTATCTGCTACGCACGCATCCAGGCGCTCGCTGATGATCTCCTTCGACACTTCGAGCGTGACATACAGCACCTTCAGGCCGGCGAGCGCGGCAGCTTGCGCGAAGTTGATCAGCGCGGTCGTTTTACCGGCCTTCGCCCCGCCCATGAGGACAGTGAGCTCGCGCCGGCCCCAACCGCCGTGATAGAGCAACTTGTCGAGCTGCAACGAGCCAGTGGAGATACCGGTCGGTGGCAGCTTGCCCATCGCCTTGTCGTGCCGAACCTCCGAGCGCTGCTTGATGTTCTCGAAGTAGTTGTAGACATCGGTCGTCATGAGCATGCCGACCTGATTCGCCTTCTTGATCAACTCTTCGACATCGTTGTAGCGCTTCTTCTCCAACATCGGGATCGAGTCGAGAATCGCCTTCGCAAGCGCCTGGTGCCGCACGAACTCCGCGACCTTCTCGGCCGCGTAAGCGCCGCCAGTGATGATGTTGTCGCGCGCCCGCTTGTATGCAGCCACGACCTCCGGCATGGTCTCGGGCCGGATGACGCCGCTCGCCTTCTTCTCCTTCAGCAGGTTCATCAACGTCGCCGAATCGGGCGTCGTGTTGTATTTGTTGAAGAAGTCGGTTGCGATGGCGACCAGATGCGCCTCCCCCGCGTTCTCGAAGTAGTCGGGCTTCAACACGTGGCCCACTTGGCGCATGAAGTCCAGATCCTTCAACGCGTGAGTCGTCAGTTTCGACTGGAACTCCGCGTCAAACTCGAACTTCACAACCTCTTCCTTCTCTGCTACTGCTACCGCTTCCGTCACGTCACTCTCCCATGCAAACCATCATGGGCGCATCGCGCCCGCCTCTTAGTGAACTGTCTCGTCCGTTGCTTCGACAGTCGGCTCCTTGCTGCGCAAGTCGATCGGGTAGAAGCCCTTGATGGCGTGTTTGAAGAAAACGACATCCCGCGTGCCGTGATTGACGGTGCCGGTGCGAATGGTGATGGTGAATTTATCGCTGTGCGTGACCGTGCCATCGATCGGCACGTCGTCGTCCAGGAACGTCACGCGAATGCGCGCTTTCGACTTCTCCAGCTCTTTGAGAAAGAACTCGTGACCCTTGAGCTCCTGATTGTTGCGACCTGCGGATTGAGACTTCCGCGGTCCCTTGCGATGCAGCGTGCCCTCGCTGCGTGCCATACGTTGCCCCTCTACTGCCTGCTCACGACGCACCGCGTCATAATTCTGGGAAAACAAGGTAATGCTCCTGTCCTGGTTTGAGTTGAAAAAGCCCGACCGGGCGAGCTGCAAATATACCGTCAGTTACGACTGATTCACGAGGCGCATTGAATCGCGCCGAATACGATTGCCTGACCGAACTCCCGGATCGCGCGCTCAATACGCACTGCGCCCCGGAGATACATAGCCGTATGCAAGGCGAACTCCCTTACCGGGGATCGTTTGACCATCTTGATCACGCGATCCTCATACTCCTGTTGGTCCGGCGCTCCGACGTAGTTCTCGACGCGGTAACGCGGGTGCGTCGCGAACTGGAACTTGCCGCGCTGTTCCATCGCCCACGCGTCCAACAGATCGATCCAGAGGTCTGCGTCAGAGTAGATGTGTGCCGGTCGGGGCGGCTGCTTCCAGCCACGCCGCAGACACCACTCCATCGCATAGCGCATTGCGAAGTCGTAACGCACGCCGGCCTCGTCGCACTTCTGACGCAGCGTCCAGAACGCCGTCTTCTCGCGCGAGTCGATGAAATCCTTGCCCTTGAACCCTTTCGACCACATCATTCCCAAGTCTTTCGCTTGTGAAAGGAACTTGCCGTAGGCTCTGCTGTAGCACTGCGCAAGGTAATATGTCGCTTTAGTAGGATGCCAGGGCCGGTAGTCAAACCACTTCTTGCCGAACAGCTCAGCTTCTCGACGTAGCGCCTGGAGCGGAATGTGACTTATGGCAAGCAGTTCATAGAACTCCCGCCTGAACTCCCCGCCGAAAAATGAATCGTCGCGCATCGCGTAAGTTGGGGCCGCGCCCCTCTCCATGTAGTCTGTCACTTATGACTGATAGATTGTAGCTGTCTTTTATCTATAGAAGCAACTACTCGGCCCCAAGAACCGTTCGGAGCAGCTATGAATCTAATTTCCGTCGTAGCCCTCGTCATTATCGGCGTCGGCGTCTTGCTACTACTTCTGCTACAGATCACCCGACGCAACACTTTCGAGGAAGAGCGACTCATTTGGAAACAATTGAGCTCCACGAGCCCTCGGGAACTCCGCTACGCCCCCGAGCGCGCTGGCCCTCCCCGTAAGCCGGATGAAGATGATTTTGACTATGCATGCCGGAACCTCTCGTATTTACAATCGCATCTTCAAGACAACCTGAACAAAAACCGCGCCAAGGAGCGAGTCACGCTGATCATGCAGGCAGTGATCTCGCTTCTCGTGCTTTGCTCGGCCCTCTACATTATTGTCTTCCTCAAAGACGCCGAGACATCGGTAAAAGACTGGGCTTACGGCGGTGCCGGCACCGTTATTGGTTTCTGGTTGCGCTTCTGACCTAAGCGGCTTCCCTCTCGTATGCCTCGACGATTTCCTGAACCAGCCCGGAGCGCACCACGTCGCTGCGGCCGAACTCGACCACCTTCACGCTCGGGATGAAACTGACGCGCCTCACGGCGTCGACCAGACCCGATTCACCGCGGATGTCCTGCTGACGCACGTCCCCGTTGACGATCACCTTGCAGTCCTCGCCGATGCGTGTCAGGAACATCTTCATCTGGGTCGGCGTTGTGTTTTGCGCCTCATCCAGAATGACCCACGCGCTCTTGAACGTGCGCCCACGCATGTATGCGAGCGGCACCGCCTCGATGTTGCCGACACGCAAGTGGTATTCGAAGGCGCCCTTCCCCAACCGATGAATCAGCACGTCGCGGAACGGTTGCAGATACGGGTCAAACTTCTCTTCGAGCTCGCCGGGGAGAAAGCCCAGATTCTCGCCAGCTTCGATCGCCGGCCGGGTGATGATGATCCGCTCGGTCTCTTTCGCTTCGAGCGCCTGTGCAGCCAATGCCGCCGCGAGCCACGTCTTGCCCGTGCCGGCCGGGCCGGTAGCAAATGTCAGGGTGAAGTGTTTGATCGCCTGAATGTAGCGCTCTTGAGCGCCGGTCTTCGCGCGGATGGGCGAGTTGTCTCGCACAAAGCGGCGCGGTTCTGGCATGTCGTCGTAAAAAAGGGCGTCGTTGTCGGCTTCTCGCCGCGACGCCCTCGCTTGCTGCTTCAGTTGCTTCTTTGCCAAGCCGCGCTGTGCCATGAGTGGATTGCCAAACGAGTTACAGGGAGCCTCCAATATAACTCAGCGTTGACTGACAAACAACGTAGATTCGCCAAATTTTCAGTGGATCGTCGCACCGCGCATCGCCGGGTCGATCTCGTCCTCGCTCCGGTAATACCACTTCCCGCCAGCGACGGCGTGATCGCGGACCTGGATGTAGTCGAACGTGACAGCCTTCGTGAACGTGTCGACGTTCGCGATGGCGAAGCCGTTGTGCCAGCGCTCCCCTTCGCAGTAGCTCGCGCTGCGCTTGTGGCCGCTGCCGAGCTGATGCCACTCGTATTCGCCGTAGACCGGGCTGAACTCGGCCCAGACGACATGCTTGTGATGGTGGCCGTTCACGCCGGGGAGGCCCATGTTCCGCGCGTGCGGGAAGTGGTGGATGAGGACCGTGTTGTAGAAAATCTTGTAGTTGTTCGCGAGCTCCTTGTCGAAGTCGCGTTTCGTCCAGGCCGCTAGGTCGGCTCTCGCCGTGTAGTTGATCTCGAACTGCTCAAGTCCAAGCAGCTTGCTCACCGTGAACCCGTGCAGGTCACTCAGGACGGCCCGTAGAGCCGGCGTCGCGTCTGCAAGGTGCTTCAGCAGACGCGCTTCGTGATTGCCCTCGATGAAGTCGTGCTGCGCATTCGGCGCGGCTTCACGCGTCGGCCCGAAGATGCGCTCGTGCGCGAACTTGATGCGGCCGACGACATCCCACTCGCGCGGGTCGACGCCATACTTGCCGAACTCGGGCAGGTCGAAGATGTCGCCGCCATAGATCACGTTGTCCGGCTGGATGCGGCGAATCACATCCAACCAGACCCGCAGGAAGAATGGATCGATCTCCGTATCATGGAAGTCGGAGCCGATGACCATCGTCTTGAACCGGGCGCCGTTCTCCCGGATGTATCGATCACTCCAATTTCCTCGTTCCGCGTTCAGCTCGCGGTAGTTGTCCACCGAGGCGTGTTTGGCGATGGCGCGCTCGTGAGCGTGCTGCGCGCGGCTCAGTTTGATGCCTGCTTGGCGCTTGAACTCTTCGAAAGTGCCGAAGTGGCCGTTCCATACGGACTCGGCAATTCGCCCGTGGACGCGGAAGTAATTGCGTGTGACAACCTTGTCCTCGTCCAGCTTTGCCACGCGGCGAAGCTCTTCAATGCACTGGTCCGCAGTCCAATTGTCCGTGATTTTCAGGGCATTCTCGGACATTGGAATGTCGAACTTCTTGCCCTTCTTCTTCGCCGCCTGTTGCTGCATGTTGCTTCCAAGGTTACTCAAAGCTGACAGTTAAACTCCTTTAAAATCTGTCAGCTTTGATCGATTATTGCGAGTTGGCTTGGTCTTTCAGGAAACGCTCTACCGCGTCCACGAGCTCGTTGTGTCGTTCCTCAAGTTGGTTGTATGTCTTGATGAGGTCGAAATTCGAGTCGAGGAAGTCGGCGATCGAGAGCGCCGGATCGGTGTCTTTCTTCGCGCTATTGGGCAGCGGAAGAGGCTGCAATGGCTGCGCTCGCACCATCGCTTCCTGTGGTGGAACGAACAGCTTTCCCTTCGCGGGCGGCGTTGAGCAAGCGGACAGTGCCAACATCGAGGTAAGCAGGACCGCACTCCAAAGCGTCTTTTTCACTCGGTTTCTCCTTGTAGACATACCGGACCTGAGTGACCACACGCTCGTGTGCAGCCGCCTTGTCCGCATCGACGGCAGCGCCCACCGCCGCCACTTTGTCCGCAATCGCCTGGCTGACCTGGGTCGATTGGACGATTTCGTTGGCTGTTTCCTTCTGCGCCTTCACTACCTGGCTCACCTGAGCCGCCTTATCGTGGTCGCCTCGGACGTAAATACCGATGCCACATCCAATGACGACGGCGATGAGGCTCGCCGCCAGGATTTCCGAAATGGTGTTCACTTCGTCTCCTTGTCCATGAAGAGATACTTCTCGCGCCGGCTTGTCGGAGGCACCACATTCGCCACGTAGCCGCGGTTGATCTGGAAGAACGACTGGCCGTAACCCGACACCGCCGTCTTGGCCCGGAAGCTCGTGCGCTCGACGTTGCCAAACCACACGTTCGGATTGCACCCGCTCGTGTGCTCGCAAAGCGCCCTGTCCTTCAGGACGCCTCCGAGCCCGCCGTTATATGCGGAGAACATGAAGGCCATCCGGTCGGTATCGGTCGCGCCGAAGTGGATCGAGTGGTAGAGATTCCGGTCGTAGGCGACAAGCGCGCCGAGCTGCATTTTTGGGTTGAATCGGTCGCTCCACTGCCAGTTGGCAAGGGACTTGTCCCACGTCTTTGCAGCTTCGAAGTTGTTGAACTTCTTCGTGACCGTGAGCTGGCCGAGACCAAACCCGTATTCGCGGGCAGTCTTGAGCTCAGCCCGCGGGTTCCAGCATTTCGAGGATTGGAGCGTGACGCACGTCTCCTGCTCAACCTGGGCGGCAAGCATCGACGGCGTAGACATCGTGGGCCAAAGCGCCGTCACCTGCGCGAGCAGGACGGGAATGTAGACGGTCGCGAGCTTAGGAAGCATCGCTGCCCATCAGTGCGTCATCCAGACGATCAGCGCGCCGACAAAGAACATCGTCGTCGTAGCCATCGTGCAGATGGTGATCGCCGCCGCGATCGGGTTCAGCTCAATGACATCAAACAGTCGGCGGGGATTGAAGTGGGGAAACAGAATCAGCCGCATCCAGTGCGCGACGCCGACAAGGGTGACGCAAAGCGCAAGCGCATACGCGAGCGTCAGAAGCACGCTCATGTCCGTAGCAAGAATCAGCAGCGACGGCACCATCAGCACGAGCAGACGGTCGTCGATGATGGTGGTGAGCCATTTGAGAGCTTTCATCGCGACTCCTTAGTGCGGCAGCTTGCCGCCAAGCAGGTATCCAGCCGCGAGCGCGCCGACGCCGATCTTCCACACGGCATCGATGATCTTGCTCCACAGGTTGTCGACCGTCTTGTCCATACGGTCCAGCACGTGCCCGATGCGGTTGTGCTGGACCGCGTGCTGCGTCGCCGTCATGTCACCGAAATAGACGGCAAACTGCTCCTTGATCTGGTCCGAGATTTCGTCCCGCACCTTGTCAAGCATTTCGCGAACAGTCTCTTCTGCGACCGTCTTCGCCAACATCTTCATCAGCTCCAAATCCTGGTTGGTCTCACCCATTCCGACGCTCGCTCGCGGTTTAGATTTCGAAGAGCCAATCCTATGTCAAAAGCCGACGAATGTCAATCAGCGATGACTGATACTTAGATCGCCTTTATAGGAATCGTCTTTCGCAGCTTGGGCCGGCGAATATCTCCATCGATATGCACCATGATCTTGCCGGTGAGCCAATACAAGGCGCCGGACATGACCGCAGTGTTGAACTGAAATTCGTTCTCGCACGCCACATCAAATGCAGCACCTTCCTGATACATGCAGGCGCCGCCGCAAAGCTGGAGCACCGGGCAATGAGCGCAGTTCGGACGCTTGGACCAATGCCATGAGGTATCCACTGCGACCGACTCGAAGTCGCTTACATGGCCGACGCCGTGCTTACCCTTCGCGCCGACGTTCTGACATGTCATGACGTTGCCCTTCAGGTCAACCGCGAGCTGATCGGGCCGATCCATGCCGCACTTCTGCCACAGGGCGGTCGACGGCCGCTTCTGGCGCAGCGAGTCGATGAAGTTCGCCGCCTTGGCCGCAATCGTGTTGTCGTAGCCGCCAGGCGTGCGATTCACGAGCGCGTTGATGATGTTCCACTGGAGCTGCGAGTATTGCGCCTGCGTCCAGGTAGCGTCGTCTGTCCGGCCGTCCGAGTGCGGGTGAACGATACCCTCGAACGACGCCATCACCGTCTCGCCGATCTTTTCGCTCAACCACTGCCGGGGCGAATCGATGTCGAGGTTTGCCGGCGTGATGACGGTGTTGAACGACATCATCCCCTTGCGGCCGATGCGTTGCCACAGCTTGCGCAGCATCGCGGCCTTCTCCGGGTCGTCGAATGGGTCCGGCCCGCGCAGGTGTTGCGCCTTCGCGTCGTGCGATACGACGATGTAGATGTTGTGCCTGTCGATGAAGTCGATCTTCTCGTCGTCGAGCACGCTACCGTTCGTCACAACCAGCATGTGCGCATCCGGGAAGCGCTCGCGCATCGCCGGAATCAACACCTGCATGTGCTTCCAGTAGGCGAATGGCTCACCGCCCCAGAATTCGATCTTGTTTGGCTTGCTTTTGAGCCATGAGTCAAGATTTGCGAGGAAATCTTCCGCGTCCTTGACGTTCGAGACCGTTGCGTCTGGAATCTCCGACGACTGAAGGCAATAGGAGCACGCGTAGTTGCATTGCAGTCCGAGCTGGATTTTCAGGCGAACCGGCGCCCCGTGCTTCTTGCCGGGGCTGTCAGGCGAGATCGCGGTTGCGACCGGCCAGTTTCTCGCCTTCTCGTCGTAATCGAGCGGGACCGGGTTCCCGGCCTCGTCCGTCAGCGTGCTCGTGTGCGGGTCGTATAGGAGATATGAAACCGACCCATCCCCGCCCTGCATTGTCAGGCGATACATTACTGGACACCTACCGTAACCGCGCCGACGCCCGAGTAATACCGGTAGCCAGCCTTGACAGTGATCGAATCGCCCGCGCTCAGGAGGTCGGCGCGGACCTGAACGGAGCCCTGCCCCTTGTCGTCGAGCTGGAGACGACGCTTGTTGAGATAGCCTGCCGAGGCTTTGAGCTCCAGCGAGACAGGGAGCGCCAGCGGAGCGCCGTCTTTGTCCGTGAGCTGCACGTCAATCGTCGCGACGCCATCCGGGGCGACGGTGGCAGGGCCGGTCAATTTCAGACTCGTGAACTGCTTGCGCCATGCGCCCGAGTTCGGCTCGATTTCCGTGAGCGTCACGTTCGAGTCCACTTCATGCGCTGCGGTGAACAGCACATGACACTCGTCGAACGACTTGACGTTCCGGTGCGGGACGAAAACCTGGATCAACAGCGAAGTGTTCAGGTCGCGTGCCACTTCGCTCAAGCTGCGCTTGCCCACCTGGCTGTGTGCGAAGACGTTTGCCACACCGGGTAGCATGACTCGACCGGGATCAACGACCGGGTTGAACCGGACGGCATAGAGGGTGAAGTCCCAAAAGTCGGCACGCGCCGCGATCTCCGCAAACGTCAGGCTTGTGGATTCATCGCCGATCGACATTTCGATCTTGTCGCTTGCATAGTTGACCTTCGACGGCAGGTCATGAGGAAACGCTTTTGTGACAAAGTTCATTCGATACTCCGAAAGTTGATCAGATTCTAAAGCCAAGCCGCCGAAATATCAATCAACGTTGACTGATAGTCCGGCCCAGGCAATCGACTCGTAGTCGAACGCGAACTCGTTCACGCGCGCACCTACGACATATCCGTTGACGATGATCGGGCTTCCTTCTGTCACGGGAAGGTAGAGTTGCGTATCGGGACCGTAGGACGGGTCAGCGACCACCGCTTGCCCCTTCCAGCCGTCAATGTGCGCGTATTCGAAGCCGTCGCCCACGAACATGCTGTAGTTGTCGCGAAGGCCGGCAAGGTGCCCGATTCGCACTTCGAAGCGCCACTGATCCGGGTTCGCGCACCACCACCATTCGTCGCCGTCCTGATCGCGCGCCCAGAGCATGTGCTCTTCGCTCCAGCTCAGAGAGCCGTCCGCGAACGTCATCATGCGTCGCTCGCCGAGGACTGGCCGATCGATGTCGACGACTTGCACGGGGCCATACACGCCCATCACCATGTCGCCAATCTGCACGTCCTCGATGTTCTTCCAAGACCCGTCACCCATGAGGACTTGCGATCCTGCCGGAAAGCACGAGCACGGGCATTGGCAATTGCAGTTGCAGTTGATAGCGTTCGGCCCGCGAGGTCCGGGAGGTCCGGGAGGGCCTGGAGGCCCGTAACCGCCTCCCGGACCCGTAGCGCCCTGATAGCCCGTTGGTCCGGTCGGCCCTGGGGCGCCGGTCGCCCCGGTAGGCCCTGTGGGGCCGGTCGGCCCAGGCTTCCCGATCTTGATTGCGCCAAGGTCGGTGCCATTCGCGAGCTGATAGCCAGTGACCGTCGCTGTGCCGTTGGATTGCAGCCCGCCGTTCGCGACGAGTTGGCCCGACATTGTGCCGCCCGACTTCATGATTCGAAGCGCAATGACGGCCTGCGCAAAGGCGGTCGTCGCGAGCTGCGAGTTGTTTGTCCCCACCGGCGCGGTCGGCCCCTTCGGGACTCCTGTGAATGCGGGCGAGTCAAGGTAAGCGGCAACGCGATTCAGGTCAAACGCCAGCGTCCAGGTTGCAGGAGAAGCGCTGGTCAGTTGGTAGAGCTGGAGCAAGTCCGTGCGAAGACAGAACATACCGACCACGAGATTCGTTGTCGGAAATGCCGTGCCTGCACTGGCAGACAACGCCGTGCTGTCGTTGTTCACCAGCTCGCCAATACTACCTTCGAGCGTTTCCGCGCTCGACACCATTGTGAAGTTTTGCATGTGACCTTAGCTGCAATAGACCGCGAATCCTGAAAGGGCTCCAGGCGGGCCTGGAGGCCCAGGTGGACCCGGAGGCCCAGGCGGACCCGGAGGTCCATAAGGGCCGGGCGCACCCGTCGGGCCACGCGCCCCGGTAGTCCCTGTGGGGCCGGTCGGACCTGCGGGGCCGACTGGACCTGTAGGTCCAACGATGAGCGCGCCCAAATCCGTCCCGTTTGCGATCTGGAAGCCGGTGACGGTGCCACTAACGCCGCTCGATGCGCGGAAATTGCCGGCGCTCGCGGGTGCCGAACTCGTGATCAACCCCGAAACTGTGTCGGTCGTATTGGAGACGAGCAGCGCGAATAGAGCCTGAATGAAAGCGGTTGTCGCAAGCTGGTTCGAGCTGTCGAATCCGGCCAGGTTGGAACCCGTCGTTGCGGTCGGAGCCTGCGGCGTTCCCGTAAATTCGGGCGAGTCCAGGTAGGCCATCAAGCCGCTCATGTCGAACGCGAGCTTCCACGTCGGCGCCAGGTCCGTCAGCTCGAACAGTTGGTTCAGGTCCGTTCGAAAGCAGAACATGCCCACTTGCAGGTTCGCGGTGGGGAATGCCGTTCCGGCGTTGCACGACAAGACGGTCTGGTCATTCTGAAGGAACAACGCCAGCGAGTCCTTCAGCTTCATGTCCGCGGTGACGGGCGTGTATTGCTGCGTCATGCCAATCCCTTCCAGTCGATTTTGCTGTAGTCGAATCCGGCCTCATTCACGGATGCGCCGACCAGGTAGCCATTGACGATAATTGGCGGGCCATCAGTCACAGGAAGGTAGAGCGGCGTCTCGGCGCCCCAACCTTGCTCCACCACTACCTTGCGCTCGACGAAACCGCTGACGTTCGCAAACAATACGTCGTCGCCGGAAAGCACGCTGTAGTTGTCCCTCAAGCCGCCCACCTGCCCTACCGCAACCTCATAGCGCCATTGGTCGGGATTCGCTGACCACCACCACTGCTGATCGCCACGCTTGGCCCAAAAGCAGTGCTCTTCGCTCCAGAGCAGCGAACGATCGGAGAAGCCCATCATGCGGCGAGGCCCCAACGAAGTAACGTAAAGGTGCTTCACGCGCGCAGGGCCATCAACACTCATCACGAGGTCGCCCGCGCAGACGCGCTCGACAGCCTTTGTAGTCCCATCCGCCATGAGAACGGTCGCACCTGCGGGGAAGCAGCAGCAAGGGCATTGGCAAACGCAGTTGCAGTTCGACAGGCCGGAGACGCCAGTAGGCCCCGGAGGTCCAGGTGGCCCCGGAGGTCCGTATGGACCGGCGTAGCCAGTCGGACCAGTTGCGCCGGGTGCGCCGGGTGCGCCGGGTGCGCCCGTAGGTCCGGCCGGACCCGCTGGACCGGTCGGGCCTACGAGGACCGTGCCAAGGTCAGCACCGCTCGCGATCTTGAATCCGGTGTTTGTGACGGATGTGCCGGCCGACTTGAATGATTGAGCTGTCAGCAGCCCATACATTGCGCCGCCCGTGCGCAGCAGCCCGAATGCGGCGACCGCCTGCGCGAACGCCGTCGTCGCGAGCTGGTTCGTGTTGATGTTCGATGCCGGGGTGGGCGCTGTCGGAATGCCGGTGAACGTCGGCGAGTTCAGGTAGGCGCGCGTGCGGTTGAAGTCGACGAGAAGAATCCAGCTTGGAGTCAGCGAGCCGTTTTGCACGGCATACTGATAGAGCTGAAGCAGGTCCGTGCGAAAACAGAACATCCCGACCTGAAGATTTTTCGTCGGGAACGACGTGCCCGCGCTGTTGGACATCGCGGTAAGGTCGTTGTTGGTCAGTTCCACCAACCCGTTCGCGATTGAGTCGCTAAGTTGGATGTTCGTGAATTTTTGCATGATCTGTTGTCACTCAGTGGTGACTGATTGTATCACGCAACGCCAACAGCTTAGTAGCCGTGCGCCGCCCAACTGATCGTGCCGGCGACGTTCTGGCCCGTTGTCGGATCGACGAGGATGACTGTGAATCCGGTGTTCGTCGGGGAGCCAACAAAGCGAGGAACCGCCAGCAAGTCCGTGCCGCCCTTCAATTGCAGGGTGATCTCGGGCACTTTGTGATACTTGCGGTTGAAAGTGACCGTGACACCGCTCGCGGCGTTCGTGATCGTCGCCTCGCCGCTATCATTCACGTCTGGCACGTCAACCGTAATACTCATGTCGGTCAGCACGCCGCGGTCGAGCGTGAACGACTGCACGACGGCGCGGAAAAGCGCCTTCTGGTAGGTGTATGTGCCAGTGATGAAGGGCTTGAAGTTCGAGTAGCCCGGAGGCGACGACGCCTGAATGAGCGCACGGAATGCGTCGTCATCGAGCGAATCGGTCGTAATGGAGAGATTCGAGACCACGCCGTTACCGTGGCGTCGATATTCCTCCAGCAGGTTAAACGCTTCCGCCTGTGGAAGCGTCGTCGCCTTCGCGAGCGCATCCTTCGTCTTGAAACCTTCGCTTAGCAGACGAAGGTATTCCACCGTGCGGCCGAACAGCTCCGCCGTGGCAATCGCTTCGTCGATGCCAAGCGAAGCGTTCTTGACGATGAAGTCCTCGGTCGAGAAATTCTCGGCGAATGGCAGCTTGGTTGCCTGCGCATACTTCTCCAGCACCGATACCGCCTCACTCAACCTGTGAATGATCGAACGGGCGAGCGATTCGCCAACTTTGACACTCTCGTGCGGCCGAAGGCCATAGTCCTTATCGAAACCAGACTCGACAGCCGCGAACGCTTCAGCAAGCGGCAGCGTGAAGCTGTTTCCCTGGAGCTCCTGCGCCTTGATATGCTCAACGACGTGCAGGATCGACGAGGCAATGTGAGTGTAGGCTTCGGCCGTTCGCCACGATTCGGGAATCCCCTTCCCGAACCGCTTCAGGTAGTCGTCTGAAGCCTGAAAAAACTCAGCGAGGGCCTTCGACAGGTCGTTCCCATACTGATCGGCAATGGAGAAGCCGTCATGCAGGTGAAAGTCCTGCGCACGCGCCAGCGACTCGCCGACGACAATCGGCTCGTGCGGATTCTTTACGAACGAGCGCGTGACACCAACCTCGGCAGCGCTGAAGCTCTCGGCGAATGGCAGAATTGGGTGGTTGCCGTAGCGCTCAAGCGTGGAAATCGCCTCCGCGATCTGCCGCACCTGATTGCGCAAAAGACTATCACTGACATGGATAGCCTCATGCGGGCGCAAGCCATAGTTGCGAACAGCCGCCTCAGCCGTCGAGAATTGCTCTGCAACGGGCTTTGTTGTCGCCTTACCGAGGCGTTCGACGTTAGTCCACCCCTCGGTCGTGCTGACCGTGTAGTTCGAGTCGTAGGACGTGTTCCACGACTTCTGCCCTCGATAATCCGTCCAGCCAAAACCACTCCCGGCCCACGTGTAGTAAGGGCCGGGAGTGTTCTGGACGCTGACTGTCGTTGGTGTAGTCACGCGCTGGTCAGTCAGTTACGACTGACTTTCAGGACAAAGTAAACGTGAAGACTGCCGTCAGGGTGTCGTTCGCGCCCTTGTTGACCACCGGAAAGCTCACATGGTCGAACATCGTGCCGTTCGCTGCGGCATTGAACACGCCAGCTTCGGTGATTGCCGCGGTTGCCACGCCGGGGTTGAACGTTGCCGTGAACGAGAACTGCTGCGTGCCCTGCGTGTGCGCATATGTTGCGGCCAGACGCGAAACCTCGGTTCCCAGGGCGGTGTCGCCGGCAACCGGAGTTGCGGTGCCCGTCCCGAGCGCGATGTAGCCCATGCACGCCGGCCGGCTCCCCGCGTTGCCGATCGCGTCGCAAATGAAGTCGAAGCCGTTCTGGACGATGATGTTGTCCTTGTGCATGACTTCATTCGTGCCATCCTCCTTCTGGAGGATCAGGGTCAGTGCGCCGTGAACCTTGGCCTTGCTGTGTGCTTCCATTGAAAGAATCTCCTTTAGGATGCGCGGATTATCAATCAGCTACGACTGATTGTCAAGTTAATAGAGAGCCACCGTTGTGAAGGCTCCCTGCGGCAGCAGGCTCTCGGTGTCCGAGTTGACCTGCTGGCCGTCCATCGAACCGACGAAGATGCTGCGCGTCGCTTGTCCTTGGTTGATCGCCACAAGGTATTGAATTCCGGTCGTCAGAACGAACGGCACATATTGGCGATACGCCTTCCCGTCTTCGAGATAGAACGCCTGCTTTTGAGCCGAGTAGCCAACACGCAGTAGCGCGCCATTAGCGCCGGTCAATGTCAGAAAGATGCAATCGGCAATCTCTTGCGGCGCAACCCAGAACGAGGTCGAGAAGACGGACGGCACGTTCACAGCCCACTTCACGAACGTCGTGTCGACGACATCGACGCCCTGCCCGAAGCGGCCCTTTCCGTAGCTAACGCCGAGGGACTGCGTAGGCTGATCGCCCTGCAATCCCTGCAACGTTCCATTGAGCCCAAAACCGTCGACATCGTTCGGTTGAACGCCCTGGAACAAAGAAATCTGGGCGAACCCGTTCATGTTCGTCAGCGTCCCGGACGGGAGCCAACTTTGCCCCGCCTGCGCATCGCCCCACGTGAAGTCGGCGCTATCCCATGTCAGCCCCGTCTTCACGGCGGCGTTCAAGCCGACCGAGACGGTGTTGTTCGCCGTGAACGTATCCCCGAGGTCCACCGCCATCATGTATTCGCCCTGCGTCACGCCGTCGTCCATGACGAGTTCGCCATCTTCGACCGTGAAGCCGAAGGCGGTGTCGGGGAAATTGTTCTGCGCCGCATCATCGACATAGACGACGTTGGTATTCGACGGCTGCGCGACGACGGCAGTCGAGAATACCGGCGTGTCACCATAGATGCCCGGTGATGCAACTGCCTTGATCCAGAATGTCGGCTGGCCGGAATACCCAGACGGCATCGTGTAGGTCGTCGCTTTGACCTGCGTTACTAGAATCGATGTGTTCCACGTCAACCCTTGGCGAATCTCGTAATACTCGATGTTGTCTTCCGGGTTCTTGTTCCAGACGAACACGAGGGATTGATACGACTGATTTACATCGAATCCCGTCACCGCAACCGGCGCGTTCAGAGTGACGCCCACCTCCGCGGCACTCGTGGAATAAATCTTGGCGGTATTGATCGCCTTGATCCAATACTGCTTCTGCCCTGCGGTCGATTCGTGCGCCGAGAACGAAGTGCCCTGATAGTTCGTCACCAGAACTGTGCCGTCATCCCAATTGACCCCTTCCCGAATCTCGTAACCGGCAAGGTCGACTTCGGTGTTCGGCGACCACTGAAGCAGAATGTCCGACACGCGAACGGTCAAGGTGAAGTCCGCCACCTGAGCGGGCGGCAGCAGTTGCCCTTGAACGGTATAGGTAATCTGCGGCGCGAGCCCGTATGGAGCTTTTGCCCCGACGACATCCTGCGCCTGCACCTTGAAAGTGACTACCTGGCCCTGGTTCAGGTCGATCGTGGCCCGGTCGTATGCCTTGTCGGTCAGCAGTTGCCACGCCCCGCCGTCCACACTCGTATAGACGGACGAGTTCGCGTAGGTGCTCTGCGCCGACGAGAACGACACCGTGACATGGCTGCGGAAGTTGTTGCCCGTCCGGTAGAGCTCTTCGGTCACGCCGGCAATCGTCGCCTGCTTGACGGTCGGATCGAGCGCAGAATAGTCCGGCTCCGGGGCCGCGCTCGCGCCGGAAAGATCGTAGATCGACGGGTTGTATTCGATCGCCGTGATGTCGCGCCGGTAGTCGGTCGTGCCGCTGATTGCCGTGACGCGGAACGGCTTGCCATACTTCCCGACCGAGCCAAACATCCAGTTCTGGAACTGTGCGGGCGCGGCCGGCAGTGGCGACTGGAGCGTGAGCTGCGTGTTGCCGGTCTGCCCGTTGTTCACGACGCCGACCGTGATCATGCAGTCGGTGTCGTAGAGCTGGTAGGTATATCCGTTCTGGAATGGCGCGGTCGAATCGACCATGACGCCCCACAGGCCGGCATTGTTGTAATGCGTGCCCGTGACCTCGAAGTCCCCGATCAGCGCACCGCCTTGATATGCCCAGATGCGGCGCACGCGCTGAACACCGTCGAACCCAGACAGCCAGAGCACGTTGCCCGACATGCCGACGATCGTCCCGGCGTAGCGTTGCAGGCTATCCCACAGAACCATGAGCTGATATTGCAGCCCCGGCGTCATATCAACCGGGCGGTCGAGCTGCACGACAGTCTGCGTCGAGCCCGCAGCGAAACGACCGCCATAGCCCCAATCCGGCATGTCGTGCTGCACGAGAATCACATCGCCGACCGTGCAGGCGACTGCTTCGAGCGGCGCACCGAACTGGATCGTCTGAGTGACGTAGCGGTTCAGGTTGAGCTGGAACAGCGCTTCCTGATACGCGCGCTGATAGTCGACAATGCCGATCAACTGAATCTGCGCAGTCTTGGGCGCGCGGCCAGCGACGATCGCGGACGGGTCATAAACCCGAACACGATGCTCCTTGTAGTGGTCGGTCTGGTCGTAATATGCGACCTCGATCTCGTTTGCGCGGTCGGTGATGCTCGACCACGACTCCTGGAAGGAGCCCTCGATGATGTTCGCCACCGAGAACATCATGACCGGATCGGCCGGCCCTTCGATCGCGATCGTGTAGCGGGTGCCAGCATTCACAAGCTGCCCATGCCCGACACGCAGCACAATCTGAAGCGCATCCCAGAGGCTCTGCTGCTGATCGATGACGCCGTTGAACGTCAGCCCTTCGGCGTTGCAGAAATCTGCCCACCGCTTGAACGCGTCCAGGTCGAGCCGCGACGGGTCCATGCCGCCGCCGTATCGCGTGTTCGTCATCATGTCCCAGACGATCCACGCGGGGTTATTCCAATTGCTGTAAACCCATTGCGGAACATCCGACCAGGACACGTCCACGTAGCCCCAAATCAGCTTGCCGTGGTTGAGGTAGGTGACGTTCGGGATCGATGAGAGCTGATTGGTAAGCAGCACTTGCACCGCCACGAGAGCGGTGTTGTTGTAGCCAACCGAGCCGTAGGTGATCTCGTTGATGTCCGAGACCGACACGATGTCCATCGTGTATTGATCCGACAACGCGGCCACGTTCGACGTGCGTCGCATGCGGATGTTATACATCCCGGTCGGAACCTGCTGCGACCAGACAGACATGCGCACCGCCGAGCGGTTGTTGTCCGAAATCTGGATCACGCCCGAGTAGCGCGGAATCTGCATCGACGCGCGATTGCCCCACACGTTGATGCCGACGTAGTTCCGATTGATCGTATCGAGGTCTTGCTGGCTCACCGGCCCGTAATTCGGGTTGCCCGTGGAGTCGCTGTAATACCAGTTGTAGGTCGGCGGAACTTCGGTGTATTGCCACCCCCAAGGGCCATTCGTTTCGACGACATACATATTCGACGTGTCGTCGTAATAAAGGTAGTTGGCCGGAGGCGTGATCGTTGCCCACACCCACTGCATCGTCTCGATGGTTGTCGTGGGCGTCACCGATTGCCAGGCGCCCGTCCCGAGCGGTGCGAACTGCATTTCCATTTGGACGGAAATGCCGCTGGAACTGCCACTGTTCTTGTCGACGTGGTAGAGACCGTCCGGCGCCACGACGTCCACGCGGAACGCATCAATCGGCCCCTGGGTCGTGTAGTAGACCCATTCCGTCGTCAGAGTCTCGTTGAAACTGAACGGCGCGATGTTCTGTGAGAATCCGGGCAGCGGTTGCTGCTGCGGATTTCCCGGCAACGTCCACACGTTGACGTTCTGGTAGAGCGTGTAGTCGTTGAAGTCGAACTGAACGTCCGTAATGCCAGCGATCGGCCCCTCGCCGGCCGCAATCAGCATGTGCAGGATTTGTGTCGCGTAGCCCTGTGGATCGGTCGCGCCGTTATCCACATACATATCGATGATGTTGCCGGCCATGCGAACGGTCCCGTAAACAACCGGGACCGGCGTGTTTTCGAGCGACGTGTTCTTTGCGCCGTCGATACCGTAGGTTGGCGACGTTTTGCCCTGATCCGTGTTGGCTTTGGGCGCGGGAAGAAGCGCATTAACGAGCAGCGTGCCCGCGATCGTCACGGCCATCGAGGCGGCAACGCCAGCAGCGGCGCCCGCTACAGTGCCGAAGCCGCCGTATGCCGCAGCAGCAGCGCCGCCCGTGTAGACGGACGCCACAGCAACCGCGATCATTGCGATGATGCGGAAAATCCCCTTGCCGCCGCCACCACCGCCTTGTGGGACGGGACAAAGCACGATGTTGTCTGTCGGTGCCAGATACGTCACCGGGAAGTTATCCGGCTCGACGACCTTGCCATTGATCGAGACAACGTGCTCGATTGACCCTGCCGGAAAATAATCGGCAAGCGTGAAGTCGCCGACCCATTCAATCTCTTCGCGAACGTGCTCGCGAGGATTGAACGGGTTGACGATACGAATGACGGGAATCTTACTGGACGGCTTGAGCGCTACGAGGTCCGACATACTTATAGAATCCAACGAGACGAAGTTTCCAATTCGCGATCGGCTCGACGAGAACCCCGCCGCTGCGCTCCCATGAATGGATCATTCGGTATCGGTCAAGCATGTAGCCCACATGCGAGACATACCGGCCAATACGAAAAAGCGCGACAGCGCCGCGATCGCATTTCGTCTCTTCCCACTGAGGCAGGGCCTCGCCGACCAGCGCCGCAACAACTCCTTGATCGGAGTGCGCACCGAAGTCGGGAATCACAATGCCGTCACGCCTCGACATTTCCATGACGAGCCCGTAACAGTCGAACGAGTCAGGACCACGCCCGCGCACCTTGAACGGAACGCCGATGAGGTCTACGTGGTTAGCCGGCATACTGGAGGTTGTTCTGGTTGATCGCCGGGAAACCGCCGAAGTTGATGGTGTTGTTGTGAGCTGCACACCCATTCGGACCCTTGAAAGAAAGGTCGCAAGACGGGTTCGGGCCGGTGTAGCCGCACTCGGCGCTCCTGTATCGCCATTGGCAGAAGTCACGCGTCTGCGTGCGGCGCGGGAATGTCTGCATGACGGTGTTCTCTGCGCCGAGCGTGAAGGTGCAGACGTATTGCTGCGCGGTGGCGCCGACCACTTCGAAATATTCGACGAGCTCCGGGCCTTGCCCCAGGTTGCCGGCGTTGATCACGTAGACCGTGACCTTGAAGCCGATGCCGCCGCCGTAAGCCTGCATGCGCGCCTGAACCGCCCGCGAATAGTCGTTGATCGAGAGCTGGATTGTCGGCTGCGCGTTCGCCTGCTCTTTCAGTTCGATGTCAAACGACATCGCCTGGTATTCGTTGCCGTTGAAGTCGATCGGCTCATCATTGCGCACGACATACAACGTCTCCACCAGACTGCCCGACAGCGGATCGATTACCTGAATGTCGAGCGCGATCAGCCAGGGATTCCCCGACGAGAGCTTGTTCTTCTCGATGACCGATGCAACAGACAGGGATTTTTGCGTCATGGCTTTTGCGGGCGGCAACGCCGCCCTCGATGAAGGAACACTAACGCAGAATCATATATCAGTCATCTGTGACTGACAAGACGATCACGCTTCCTGAACCTGATAGCTGACATCCCATAGCTGCGTCGTGCCCACACCGACGTAGCGGAATTTCAGCGAGCCACCCACAAACCGAACCTGATACACCTGCTTGTCCTGCGGGCACGTCCAATCAAAGATGACCGAACCACCCATGACGGATTCGTAAAAATTCGCCAGCGTTTGCCGATCGGCGTCAGAGATCGACGTGTAGCCACTCGACCAGGTGCGGCGTGGCGGTCGCGTAAACTTCGCACGCGAGACCACGTAGCCGCCATCCATCTTCGTCTGTAGCGACGGGTCTTCATATTCGAGCGCGAACTTGGACGAGTCCTCGCCCGTCGACATCTTTGTCGTAACCGCCTCCGCGGTCACGATATTCGGAAATACCGGGTTAGCCATCAGCTTACTGCTCCACGAAGGTTGTCACGGAAGGTGCCAGGCGTGGTCGCCGCATTCAGCACAACATCGAGGATTGCCTGACGGCCATCCCACCGGACGTTGCCCTGCTGCGCGCTGACCTGCTGGCCGGTCTGATTGATCACGTTCACGTTCACATTCGGCGCGGCCCCGCCACTCTGCGAGGACGAACCGCCGCCCTTCATCGTGACAGGAATGCTGCGGCCGTCCGGCAGTGGCACATATGCCTCTGCCATCGAACCTTCGCCGAAAAGTGCGAGTTGCGGGCTGTCCGCGATGCCCCCGTTGGCATACTTGCGCAGCGAGACCTCGCCGAACTCGGTCATGATCCCGCCGTTCGCGAACGCTGTCAGGTCCATGCCGGCGCTCGTGCCGAACAGACCGCCAGAGCCGCCAATATCAGCCATCGTCCCGGTTGTGGAAAAGCCGTAGTCACCGGCACTGCTGCCGCCGCCAAACAGGCCACCAAACAGGCCACCCAAACCGCCGCCGCCACCACCACCGCCACCCATCGATTGCAGCGCTGCCGCCGCTTCCTGCGCTGCCGAAGCCAGGGTTTGAAGGCCGGTCGTCGCCTCTGCGGATGCCGCCGTTTCAGTCGCGCTCTTCGCCGCCTGATCGCCAAGCGAAAACACGTTCTTGGCGACCTGTGAGCCGAACTGCGTCAGACTGCTCGTCGTCTGCTGCACCGCCGCAGTGATGCCGGACGCAGCAGTGCCACCGGGTCCGACCAGCGTGCTTCCGAACCCCATCAGCGCGGACGTGCCTTGCGTCGCCAGCGCGCCAACACCGGCCGGCAATGTGAACTGCGGGCCATTAGCGGCAGGAGTTGTGTCGCCCGTTACATAGTTCTTGACCAGATTACCGAGTCCGCCAAAGAGGCTCTTCATCGGGTCCGCGAGCGCCTTCTGCATGCTGTCCCGAAGCACATCCATGCCGATCGACTCAACGAACTGCTGCCATTGGAATTTGCCGGTCTTGACGAAGTTCATGAACGTGTCCATGAACTGATTCGACCAGGCAACTTCCTGCTGGTCGATTTCGTCGTCGGTGTCCTTCCACTTCTTCACCATTTCGTCGAGCGGCGTCTCCATATCCTTCTGGTATTGACGCCACAACGTCTTCATGTGGTCGGCGAACGCCTGCGCGTTTGCCTGACGGGTCGTGTAATACTCCTGCTCGATCTGGGCAAGGCGCGCTTGCTTCGCCTCGTCCGTCAGGTCGCTGTTCGACTGGATGTCGAACGACTCGGACGCGAACGTGGCATCGAGGTTGCTCTGACGCGCCTCGTATTCCTTCTCCTGGGTATTGAGCGTGTTCTGATACTTGCGCTCCGTCTTGGCCCGCTTGGTATTTGCCTGCTCGTCGTCAAGCTGGTCGTTGGCGTCCTTGTCCTTGCTGCGCAGGTCGGCGCTGTAGGTGGACAGGTCAGTGCGCGCCTGTTCGAACAACGCAGCATCCTTCTGCATGCTCCAGTCGGCGAACGCCTTCGTGCCCGATTGCAGACGCTCTTCTGCACGGGCCATTTCCTTTTCGAGCGCCGTGAACGCCGCAGTCTGCTTCGTCAGGTTGCCGCTCGTCAGACGGCTGAGTGCGTCATTCGCGGTCGTTTCCGACGCCGCGACGCGTTCATTCGCGAAGGTCAGCGCCTTCTTCTGTTCAGCGTATTGCTCGACCGCCGCCTTGGCCTGCACCCAGGCTTGCACGTCCGGCGCCTGCTCGTTGAGCGTGCCGTCTGCATTCTTCCAACGACGCTTGCTCGGATCGTGCCCGATGTCGAAGTCGCCGCCAGCCCACTTGGCTTTGAACTCGTTCATGGCTTGCGTCAGGAACGAGTCTGAGTCCGGCGTGCGCGTGAGCAGCGACGCGAGACTGTCTACGTCGTTGAGCTTCGCCGCCGTGAGCTCGGCGAGCGACTTCTTATACGGGTCTTCGTAAGCGGTTCGCTTCTTGCGACCGCCCGAGTCGTCGTCGAGAAGCGCCTGCATGCCCTTGCCAGGCAGCGAGCTAGAATCCGGCACTGTGGGCGTTTGCGTATGCGGCGCACCAATACCCATGCGGGCCATTTCCCGCGCGTCAGACGTGGGGTCTTGCTGCGACGCCTGCTTGCCAAGGTAGAGCGCTTCGTCGCGCTGCCACTTCTTTTCGGCATCGGAGCGCTCTACCTTCGTCTGCGCCTGCGCGTTGGCGATGACGTTCGCGTCCGGGATGGGCACCATCGAGCCGTCCGCGCTTTGAACCCATTTCACGCCCTGTCCGGTGAACATTCCCTTCAGCGTGTCCTTGAACACCTGAACGAACGTCTTCGCCTTGTCGACGAGGCCGCTGAACCAATGGTCGAGCCATTCGTCGATGCTGTGACCGCCAACTTCAAGACTGCCGATCAGCTTCGTCAAGTCCCAAGCCAGCATCAGTTCGCCGACAAGCGGAATGGCGCGCAGGACGGCCTTGCCCATCAGGCCGAACGCTTCCACAACAGTGTTCGTCAGAGCTCCAAGCGAGCTGACGAGCAGTGGCGCAAACTTGTTTCCAAGTTGCAGAATCCATTCGCCAATCGAGGTCAGGATCGGCAACTTGAAGGCGCCAAAGAACGAGGCGACGCCGGTCGTCTCCGCGCCGAGCGCCGCCGCACCCTCTGCGGCAGTCTTGGTTGCGGTGCCAAACCCGGCCATTGCCGAAATGAGCTTGCTGAAGCTGCCGAAAGCGCCAGTGACGCCCGCAATAGCGAGCTTGATGCCGCCCAATGCCGCGCCGACCGCGGTGATCTGCGTGATGAACGGATGGTTGGCGGCAATCTCATTCATCGTCGCCAACAGCTTGTTCAGCTCGGTCAGGACGCCAGTGATGGCCGGCGCAAGATCGCCACCGACAGTCCGGGCGAGGTCGCCAAGCTGCTTCTGCGTTTGCGCCCACTGACCGTTCATCTGCTGCATCCGGTCAGCCTGCACCTGATCGGCGCCCGCCGCATCCGTAATCGTGCGCTGCTGAGCGTCAGCACGTGCGGCCATTGCCGGGTTCATGCCGACGCTAAGCGCCGTGACCGCCGTATTCCGAATGCCGAGCGGCATCAGGAACTTCATCAAGGCGTTCTGCTGCGCGGTCGGGTCGTTGATGTCCGCGTTGCCGAAGTAGTGTGCGCGGTTCTTATCCTCCTGCATGTAAGCGAGGATCGTCGGCAGCACCTTTTCGGCGAATGCAACAGGGTCGGACTGAGCGAGGTCTTGATGCTGGAAGCCGACCGTGCGCAGTTCCTTGAGGGTGCTCCTGGCACTCTTGCTTTTCAGGTCAAGCCCGTCAAGGTTCAGCACGCCGGCTTCCGCGAGCTGCTTGGCCGCATGGTCGCTCAGCGGCGCACCGGAGGCATACGAAGCGAGCGCGCGGAACGCCATACCCACCGTCGACGCACCGCCCGAAGCGCCACCGCTGCCACCACCGGCAGTCATCATCATGTCGATGACCGACGCAAGGTGTTCGATACCCTTGTCCGAGAGACCCTGGAAGAACGGCTGATCGCGACGCGCTGCCGATTCGATGTCATTGAGCTGAACCTTGCCGCCCGTCGCCGATACGATGCGCTGCATGAGCTCCATCGTCTCGTTCGTGCGCTGCGGGTTGCCAATTGCACCGCGCGCTTCCGCAACGCCGTAGAGGTTCCGAATGGTCGTCTGAAGGTCGCCGTGAGCGAGACCCATCGCCTCAAGGTTCTGGGCGACTTCGATGGCCTTGCCTAGCGTCGCGTCGATCGCTTCCGTGTTGTTTTCGCCGATCGACGAAATGGCCGACATGCGCGCCTTAACGGCGTCGAGCGCGGTGATGAAGGGGTTGATCTTCGAGAGATCGAACGCCTTCTGCATGTATTCGGCTTGTGCGGCAGGCGACAGGTTGAGAGCCTTGAGTTGGAGCTGCTGCTGCTCCATCTGGCTTTCGGCGCTGATCGCCGACTTGAATCCGGCCTCGATCTTGAACGCCGCCCACGCCGCCCCGAGCGACTTGAGCATCTGGGCCTGCGCCTGCATTGCCGCGTTCTGCGCTTCAAGGTCGGCCTGGCGCTGCTTGGCCTGCTGTGCCGCAAGCCGAGCCGCTTCCGCTGCGCGCTCTTCCGCCGCAGCAAGGTTTTCAGCAGCCTTCGCGGCGCCCATTGCCGCGACCTGCTGCTTCACGAAGTCATCGCCAGCTTCGAGCGACGCGACAGCCGCGAGGTGCATCGCCTCTGCGGCCTTGTCGAGCTCCGCGCTGACCTCGTTCAGCGTAGCCATGATCGGCAGGCTCGCAAAGCGCTGCTCTGCCGCTGCCGCTTCGTTCGTTGCGGCCGTCAGAGTCGCGAGCGCTTCGGCGTCGCGCTGAATCGCGGCAATGCGGCTTGCGCGCTCCCCGTTCTCGCGGTTGATCTCCTGAATAAGCTCACCGATCGCGAGTGCTTCGAGCCGAGCGGCAGTCGCGTTCTGTTCGAGCCGGTTCGCTTCCTGCTGCGCCTGCTCGGCATTCGCCAGGTAGGGTGCCGAAGATGTGGTTGCACCCTTGACGTAAGAATCCTTGCCCGACGTTGCAGCGGCCTTGCGACCCTGCGCCAAGATGCGCTCTGCAATAGCCAGGTCTTCGTCGGCGCGCACGCGTGCGCCCAACGCGCGGTTTTCAAGCTCGGTCGCCAGTCGGTTGAGCTCGTCATACGTCGCACTACGCTCGGCGATGATGCGCTTGTTCAGCGCAATCTCGTTTTCCAGTTCCGAGACCTTCGCCGCGGTCGCGTCTTCAGCCGCCTTCTTCGCGGTCGCCGCGCCTCTCTTCTGCGCAGCGCCAAGCGCATCGATGCCCGAGATTGCCTGTGCGATCGACGGCTTGAGCTGCGCCATGCTGACGCCAATACCGTCGAGCGCGCTCTTCAGCTCGTTGTTCCGACCGATCGAGAAGCTGGAAGACAACTCCTTGATGTTCGAGCTGGCGTTCTTCGCCTTGCTCGCGACCGCGCCAATCTTGTCGACGGCGCTCGTGATGCTCTGGGTAAAACTGGCAAGCGACGACTCAAGGCCGGAGAACCGCGCTCCGAAGTCCTGCATGTCCTTCGACAGTGCGCCGATCGACTTCTCAAACTGATCGGCGAACTTGCCGGAATCCTGGAGCGCTGCATTCAGCGCCTTGATGAATGCACTGGCCTTTTCCGTCTTGGCGGAAAAACCATTGTCGTCCAGTGTAAGAGTGACCTTGATGTCGCCGCCAATACCGCTCATGTTGCCAAATGCCTTTAAAGTTTGCCGCGAATCGGCTGTCTTGCCATCGCCCTCAGTTCTTCAAATCCAGCCCGGTCTCGAACCGGCGTATCCTCGTTGCGAGTGATCGTTCCGATCTCCAGCACGAGCTGCTTGCGATGCTCTGTTGCGAACGGCCCGCCTTGAGCGGCCAGGCCGGTCGTCAGCGCTCGCATATCCCTCTGGGCCATGATTCGTTCTATTTGCTCTGACATGAGCCAGAAGGTCTTCATGGGAAGCGCTCTGACTTCCCACGGCGTCATCGAGTAGAAGTGACAAACCCGACAAAACAGGAAACCGATGTCGATTTCAGTGATTCGCGGCTTCTTTACTTTCCCGCCGCTTCACCCTCTTCGACGGCCTCGTGCTCGTCGTCACCACGAACGAACGCGGTGAGCACCTGGAGCTGCGCGAGCGGAATCTTGCGAAGCACTTCTTCCGGGCAGCTCGGCAGCGAGCGACGCAGCATTTGCACCGTGGCCGCGACCTGCTTCGGGATGCTCTTTTCGTCCTTGAGCGCTTCCGCTTCCGCGCTCGTGACGAGGAAGTTGTCGACCGTCATTTCTTCGATCGGATACTCCTTGCCGAAGAGCTTGACGGAACGACGCTCTGCCACGAGCTTGTCCAGGTTCAGAATCTTTGCCATTTGCTACTCCTTCTGCTGAAAGGCCCCGCTCATAGCGGGGCCAGGTTGCTTGGTTAAACGACTATCCGTCAATTACGACTGATTATTGACCCACAGTAAAAAGCAGGCCGGTGTTCGGGTCCGGGTAGCCCATGAAGTCCACATCGAAGATGCGCTCCTTCTCCAGGTCGTAGGAGAAGTTCAGGGCGCCCGACGTTGCGGCCAGCGGAACCACGAAGTCGTCCGACACGTCGCCGTCAGCCTTGTCCACCGGATGCAGGCGCAGCGAGCGCGCCAGGTCGAGCAGGTTCGTGCCGATGCCCGTATTCACCGTCACGCTCTTCTGTGTGGGGTCGACGCCGCCCGCCAGCGTTGCGCCGGATACCGTCACGTTCGAGCCCGACGTGCCATTCGACAGCGTGAACGAGTTGCCGAGCACGCCGGCCTCGCCCGTGGTGCCGTAGAGCGCCGGAGCGCCGTAGGTGATGTTCACCGCCGAGCCGTTGACCTGGTAGCTCGCGACCGTCAGGTTTGCGTCCTTGCTTGCGCTCAGCACGGCAGCGAGGTTCTGCGCCGTCGCTTGCGGAGTCGAGCCGATCTGCACGTCAGTCGGGTTGACCGCCGTCGTCTCGAACGTGAACGTCACGCCATTGACGACGATCGTCTCGCCCGAGGTCGGGACGGAGGCGACGTTGATCGAGCCGGTTGCCGGCGTGCCGCCATTCACCGACATCTTGGCGCCTGGCATGATCAGGCACAGGTTGTCGATGGTCGTTTCGGCGAGCGGCACCTTCACGTCGACCGTGCGGCCCATGATGTATTCGTTGATCGGCGTCTTGCCGAACTGATCGACCGTGACCTGGTGGGTGTCGGTCTTCACCGTCACCTGAACGCCGCCCTGGGTGTAGCCAAGGTCAACGTTGTCATAGATCACCTTGCAAACGCCCAGGCGGACGTTCTTGGTGTTGCTCATTGCTAAATCTCCTTGCAAGAAGTTCAGTCTGTTACGACTGACGGAGCATATCACACTTGCAGGAGTTTTTCCAGTCAGTTACGACTGACATTAAATGTCAAGAGCTTGTTGCGGCGGCCACCTGATTCACGATCCGCTCCTTGAGTGCGTCGAGTGCGCGCTCCATAAAGCCGCCACCGACCACTACCGAACTGCCCTCCTGCTTCTCTTGCGAGCGCTCGCCGAGCTGCAATGGACCGACCGGCGTCAGGTGTTCGTGCATTTCGTAGGCATAATCCCCTACCGTCTTTCCCGGCCGGTCTGGGACCGGCATCGACATATCGACGTAGACCGACACTTCCTTGCGCGTGAAGCGCCCCGTCGCTGCATCGCGCCCTGATCCGCCCTCGTCGATCTTGATCGCCTCTTCGAGGTTGCCCTTGTCGATTGGGGCCATCTTGATTGCGAGCTCCTGAATCTCTTTCGCGCCTTCAAGGATCGCCCCAAACGCCCGCCGCTTGGTATTCGAATCGATGTTCAGAAGCATTTCCTGCGCTTCGATCGCGCCTGTTACCACGATACCCATTGCTCAGCTCTGCACGAAGTTGACATCGAAGAAGCACGTCCACTCGATAAAGTTGCCGCGCGAGAGCGGAAACGCTACCGGGTCGGCGTGCGGTCGGCAATAGTTGAAGAATTGATTCTCCACCTGGGTCGCCGTCATCGTGATCGAATCGACGACCTGCTGCATGAGCGCCTGCCCGTCCACATAGTCGTTCGAGCGCGTTGTGACCTGAAACTGGCCCTTGAAATAGCCGGGCAACTCGTAGTCGATTGCCGTGCCGGTGATTCGGTTGCGCAGCAGAATGCCGCGCGCACAGTCCGCGGGCATGAAATCAACGAACAGGGACGTTCCCTGCTCGCCAATGTTCTTGGTCTGGAGAAGGTTCGCAAGCGGCATCAGGTTCATGGCTTTGCCTCAGTTCGATTGCGGGTAGACGCTGGCATGAACTTCGTAGTGGTCGAGCCGGCCCGTCAGCGCGTGCTGCGGGAACATCGCCTCGATGCGGTAGCTCACGCCGTCGATCGCGAAGATGTCGTTGCGCACTGCGGCCGTCGTCGGAGCAAGCAGGATGACGGCATCTGCGACGAGTTCTTCAGCCGCCGACCGCGTTGCGGACGCATGCGTGCTCAGCGGCGTATGCGCTTGGGCTGGATTGAGTTTGACGATCGCGCACGGCTCGGAAACGCCGACGCCTGGCTTGCCTTGCCCAAACACCGTCTTTGGCCCCGCCTTGTAAAGGACGCACGTCGAGTTAGGGCGAAACATAGCTGACAACCCTCGCAGTCGCATTAGGATGGAAGATCGAGCCGCGGATCGACGCGAAGCTCGGGTAGCCGTCCGTCTTCCCACTGATCGAGAAAACGAGGCCGTTGTTCGTATGGTTCGGGTCCGCGTATTGGACCATTGCCAGGTCGCCGTCCATATGCGCAAGATCGAACTCAATATCGTTCTGGTAGCCGAAGTCGCGCACCATCGTGCGCATGAGCACGGGCGCTTTCCACATGCGGCCGGACGCGTCCGCAACCTTGAACTCCGGCTTCTCCAGCTTGCGCTGAAGCAGGAGCCCGACGCCGCCCGTGGCCGTCTTGAGCATGCTCGCGAACTGCTGCGTCTTGCCCTTCAACCGGTCGACGAGCGAGCGCTGGTTCGCGCCCGCGATGCGCTCAATGTCGTCGAGAAGCCCTTCAGCGGCCGTCCGGGCATCCCTGAGAACGCGATGATCGGGAGCCGCATTCGGAGCGCTCAGAAACGCGTCGATCTCACCGCGCGTCTGTGCGATGAAGGTCTTCTTCAGCCGGTTCGTCACTGTCTCGAACTCGGTCAGCAGGCGTGGCGACACGTGCGCACCCGGCGCCTGCATCGAGAAGTAGACGCCCGTGATGCCGTAGAGATAGGCGTCATAGAGCGCCATGACGGCGCGGGTCAGCGCGTCGTAATCCATCACGCGCGCCCGATCATCTTCGTGTTCGTCAGGAAGTAGCTCAGATACGACATCGCCTTGCGGCACGCCGGTAGCTGAAGCGGCTTCGCTCCGCGGAACATCTGTTTCGTCTGGCCGATCGATTCAACCACGAGACCTTCCTGCCGGCGCTGCTCGATCGGGTCCGGTTGCAGGATGTAGTCGGCTTCCGCAACCTGCGCCTTCTGGAGTGCAATGATGAAGCGGTTCGGGAGCTGGCTGAACTGCTGCGGTGTGAGCAGCCCGAGCATCCCGTTGAACATGAATAGGCTGTTCGTTGCCGCGTATTGCGACACGTATTGCCCTTCCGGGATGTAGTTCAGACTGTCTTGGCCGAAATTGACGTTGGTGTTCAGCAGGTAATAGTTGAGTCGGACAAGGTGATCGCGGGCCTCGATCATTGCTGCGGTGCGCGCATCTTCGTCGGCGGCATCCCACCCCGGACAGTTCGCGATGAAGCGTCGCGTGAGCTGCGCCTGCGCATAGGACTGAAACGAGTTGAGCCCCATCACAAGCACGTCTACCGGACGCAGCACGTAGCTCGCCGAGAGCATGAACGTGTTGCCAAGCGCATCGACACACGTCAACTGGATCGTGCGCGAGCCGAACGTGCTCTGGTCGATGTCCGCGACATTGTTGTCGGTCGTGGAAAACGTCTGGATCGCATTGCTACCTGCCGGAACCGTGATCGAGACGGACGTTTGGCCCACCGTATAGCCAGGAACGGGCGTCGACGGAATGATCTCGGTGTCCGTCTGGTCAACCACGCGGTAGTTGACCGTTGCCGGCTGAACTGGATTGCCCGAGTCGTCGAGCAGCGGAATGTCGACCGTGACGGCGGTCCCGGCGAGGTAACTTTGCATCATTGCGATACGCCTTACTCAGCAGCGGCGGCTTTCACGAGAGCATCGATCAGGCCGCGAATGGAATTGCTCTTGATGCCGAACGGTTCCGCCAGCTCGCGCAAGCCGGTGATGCCCTTCTCGTCGGCAACCTTTTCCAGCTCGGCTTCGGTGAACTTCGGCTTTTCCTTCTTCGGTTGAGCGGCAGCGGCTTTTTCCGCCTCTTTCTGCTTCAGCACTTCGAGGTCCGGTGCCGGCGTATCGGCTTCTTCGAGCAGCCGCCTAGTCACGCTCGACGTTGAACCGTCTTCCCATTCGCACAGCATGACTGCGGAGACGCGCACGGCGTCGATCTCCAGCACATCACCGACCGACACGCCGTCCTTGAACTGGATCACGCCCATCTGGCCGCTATAGCTTTCCCAACCGGGTTGAGTGAGTCGGAGTTTCATTCTTCCCCATCAGTGGTTAATGCCGGACGAGCCAATCCCGTCCGGCGCCCGAATCAATGCTCGGCGGTTTGGTCCTGCGTGAAGACCTTCGACTCGACGCCATCGACGCCGGTCGTCGACGCGGTTTCGGCAGCAACGCCGGCCGCTACGACTTGCGCAGACGTTTGACCCGCGCCGGCCGCGACAGCCGCCGACAGCGCATCTACGCCATTGCCGAGAAATTGGTTAGTGGGATCGGTTTGGTCCACGATCGCCCCGCCCTGCCACTCCACGGTGAAGAGAGCGGCGATGCCAGCGGCCGTGTTCGGGTCCATGTCCGAAACGGACACGCCACCCGAGAACTCCACTGTGCCGAGGCGACCGGTGAAGCCCGTGTAACCGGCCTGAGTCAGTTGCAGTTTTGCCATTTCCTTTCCTTGATGTGAAAAAGGCGGGATTGCTCCCGCCTTCTATTATCAGTCATTTACGACTGATAACCAACTTAAATGTTGGTGACGCCCGTGAGACGACCGATCGAGCGCGTCGACTTCAGCGCGAGACCGCAATACCACTTGACGCGGATGCGGGTTGCATCCTTGTTCTGCACCGTGCCGATGTTCTCGACAACGAAGCCGGCGTCGGGACCACCGAACAGGCCGTGCAGACCGTCCTGCTCGTTCAGGCGCAGCGCGTAGACCGAGCAGGTGTTCGCGTTCGTGCCAGCGGTTTCAGCGCCCGACAGGTATTCGTTCATGATGACCGGAATACCGTTGTGGGTCAGCATCGGGCGGCCGAAGTTTTCGAGCTGCTGCATCACAGCGTCCGTGCCGTAGGTGGCGCGGAGCAGTGCGCGGAAAGCGCGAATCGTGCCGCGGCGCATCACGATCACGTCCGGGCCGTTCGGCACCGAGTCCACGAGCTCGTCGAGCATCGTCAGGGTCAGCGGGTTGCCGTTCGCGCCAGCCGAAATCGTCTGGGTGCCACCAGCTTGCGTTGCCAGCACCGGCAGACCGTCGAAGCCCTTCGCGTTCACCGAAGAGTCGCCCGTCGCCATTTGCTGACGGAAGGCCATCGCGATCGCCTTCGCCTTCTTGGCGATCTGGATCGCCATCTGGTCGTTGGTGTCGCTCTCGACCGTTTGCAGGAACTTGTCGATGTCGACATCGCCTGCCAGGATACGGAGCACGGTCGTCACTTCCGTGAACGTTGCAGCGCTCTCGTTGGTCGTGTCGTTCGGCGACAGGAAATCCACACCGCCGAGCGTGTTTTCACGGTTGTAGACATACGCCTTGCCGTTGGTGCCGACGAACGGCAGCACGGCGAACAGGTCGTCGCGGAAGATGATCTCGTCGATGACGCCAGCAACGAGATCGTTGTTGCTCAGCATATCGGCGTATTGTTGCAGCAAAGGCATCTGCTCTAATCCTTTAACTCAAAACAAAAGAAGTTGAACTGTCGGCCTAAGTCGCTCTAGTCACCGATAGCTGCGGAATTTACCACGTTGCGGCGCGATTGTCAATCACCTATGACTGATACTCGCGCCGCAAACGAGGGTCGGTCGTCAGCCGATCTTGCCCAACTTGCCCAGACCGGCAGCGATACGGCTCACGCCGGTCTTCGCCTGCTCCTGACGACGCTGCACAGCCTCGCGGGCTGCGCTCGCCGGGGCGCGGTTGTCCGAGCCAGCGCCCGACTTCACCTTCGCCTTGATCAGATGGTCGCGATCCGGGTCGGATTCGACGATCTTCTTCAGGGCGGCTTCGAACGCCACCGGCTCGCCCGACGCGTCGACGATCGCAGTGCGATTTGCGGCGCCACGCGGCTTGTCGTAGCCGATCACCTGACCATCCTTCACGTCGAAGTAATCGCCGTAGACCACGCGCGCCTTCGACGGCGTGAGCGTGAGTTCCTGCGCGATGAATTGCGACTGGCTGAACTGCGTGCCAATCGACAGTTCGACGATCTGGCTATCCTTCGAGGCGAGCTGGTTGCGCAGGTCGGCAATCGTGTCCTCCAGACTCTTGACCGCCGTCTTGTGCTCGCCCGCCATGCGCTCCTTCAGACGTTCCCACTCGCCCTTTGCTTCGAGCGCCTTGGTTTCGTCGTCCTTCTGCTTCTGCACCAGAGCCTTGATGGCGTCGAGACCGCCAAGCTCTTCGAGTTGCCCGAGCACGGACTTCGCCGCGTCCAGGTCTTTCCCGAGCTTTTCGATCTGCTCCTTCTTCTTCATGTTCTCCTTGAGAAGGCGGGCTTCCTCGTCGGAGGGCTTCTTCGCGGCGGGGTCGCCTTGACCACCCTGCCCACCTTCACCGCCCGACTTGCCCTTGCCGTCCCCGGCGCCGCCCTCACCGCCTGGAGCGCCACCTGCCGGAGCACCGCTACCGCCACCACCTGCACCGCCGCCCGTGTCACCGCCTTCACCTGCGGCATCCATCAAGCGTGCCTGGCCCATCATTTGTCGCAAAAGCCAACTCATACGTTCCTCATTCGACCGTTCTCTTGGTCATTGGGGGTTGAAAAGTGGCCGGCGTTCTCTTGCCGGCCGGTTTTAAAATCAGGTCGCGGCGACGACCTCTCGTGCAACGTCGCGCGACTGATACTTCGAATACTCCTGATTCGGGTTGTCCTGGTTTGGATCGACCGGCTCAGGAGGCCAGTTCTTCAGGTCCGCCAGCATCTTCGCCTTCAGGTCTTTCGCGAGCTGCGGGAAGAGCTTGTCGATCGTCAGCTTCATCTGCTCCTGACGAACCGAATCCGGCGCCTCGATCAGCATCAGGCGAGCCGCGATGTCGAACTCGTCGTAGAGACCGCGCGTGTCGAAGTTGCGCGGATACGAGACGAGCGGGTCAGTCACGCTCTTCTCTTCGCCATTCCAGAGCGCGACGAGCGCGACGATCCTGTTCTCGACAGACTCCAGACTCGACGCCTTGGCCGACAGCAGCGCGTTCACGCGCTCGAAGTCGTATGCCTTCGCAACGCCCGAGCTGTTGTCGATCCCGAGCGCGTTATCCTGCTTCGTGCGTTCGCCCGCCAGGCCGACCGTGTGGTAAATCTCATTGATGATCTTATTGACGACCGCCAGGATGATCTGCGCCTGCTTCGGGTCTGGCGACAGATAGAACGGCTGCTGGCCGGACTCGCCGTCATAGAGGAACACGCGCTTGGTGCCCATGTCCATGAGGGTTGTGTAGTTGTCCGACCCAGGCAGCACGTTCTGGGCCGGCATCGCGAGCTGGCTGAACGTCTGGTCCTGAATGATGGCGTCGAGGTTCGAGAGGTAGTTTGCTGCCGCCCGGTCGAGATACACGATGTCCTCGATCAACGCCGGGACGGTGTATTGCTCGTCGGTGATCACGTTGTCGGCGAGGATTACCGGCACGACGCCGAGTTTGTGCATACCCTGCCCGACCTCCTTGATCACGACGCGACGACCCTCTCGCACCTCTTCGAACAGACGCCACTCGGTCTTCGTCCACAGCCGATACCGCGTCATCACGTCGCCTGTGGACGTGAGCGGGTCGCCGTCGTCGCGGTAGGCTTCGGCAATCAGAATCCAGTTGAGCTCGCCCTGATCGTCCCACGAGTAATCGAGCATCTGGTCCGGCGTGACGATGTAGGCATACGTCTGATAGCCGGTCTCTTTCAGGTCCGCGAGCGACATGGCTTCGCCGTTCGACGTGTTGTCGACAACGACGCCGATGCGCCCAAAGATCGATGCCTTCTTCGAAATCTGGCGCGAAAAGTCGTCGATGCCGAGCCCGTTGCGCGTCGCCCTGGACCAGAACGCCTTCACCGAGGCCGGCGCGTCGGTATCGTTGCGGGTGATGACCTGCTTGAACAGATACTTGTTCAGGAGGTCGACGACTTCGCGGGAATGGTTGAAACGATACGCCCGCTGCACGCGGTCGGCGTATTCGCGCATCCCTTCCTTGATGTATTGGAAGATGTTCGCGCCATACCAGTCGCGCCCGCCCTCGTAGGTCTGCTCCAAGAGCTGCCAGTGCGCGAGACGGTCCTCGTATTCGGGGTGGCGACGCGAAATCAGCGCCTTCAGTTGCTTCTGAGTCGCATCGAGCGGAGCGAGGTCGATCGAGCTTTCCGCGTCACGCGGATCGACGACGATCGTCTGGCCTGGACTGAAGGCGAACTGGCTGTTCGCGGTGAACGTTTGGATGCCCATAATCTTTCCAATTCTCAGTCACCTTTGACTGATTGTCAAGTTAAACGGAAATGCCCCCGATCTCGATCTTGCGCACCGGGAACTCGATCTCAATCGCGTAGCCCGCGGCGTCAGCCGAGTGCTCAGTGCCGGCGTCCTTGTCGATGTCGCGAGAGCCAGGCTTGTAGATCGTCTGTTCGAGCGAGTTGATGAAGTGCTTGCACCGCTCGTCGATGCGCAGCTTGACCGTGCCATCGGCCGCGCGCAGCAGTCGGTTCACGGCGTTCACGCGATCGGCGACAAACGGGTGTTTGCGGCGATACTTGATCTTGCGGAAGCCCTTCTCCCGCAGAATGTCGAGGTCCGTCTCGCCCCGCGCGTGCTGGCGCTGCCCGCCTGCCGGGTCGGGATAGACCGTGATGTTGTTCTGATGCTTCCAATAGCGCTTGTCCAGCTCGTCGCACACTTCCTCGGTGTTCGAGCCGAACAGCACCACTTCGTCCACTGCCCACACTTCGCCGTTCTTCTGCGGCTGAAACACGACCGTCGACATCGGATCGATGTTGAAGTCCATGCCAACCCAGATCGGGAGGTTCGGGTTGAACTCGTATTTGCCAACGTGAACCTGCCGGTCGAACGGGTAGTAGACGCGGCCAGACATCACTTCGAAGGACGCCAGAAACTCCTGCTTGAACGACTTCTCGTCCATGTCCTTGCGCGCCGCTTCAATCTCCGCTGGTGGGATGAACGGCGAAGTGATAGTCGGAAACTGCCACGACTCCCAGATGCCGCGTGCGCGTAGCTTCGCGTCCTGACCGTTCTTGTAGACGGTGTAGAGGTAGTTGTAGGCTTTCGGTGTGCCGATGAAGATCGCGGAGCCGCCCCGGTCAGCCAGGGTCGGGCGCAGCACCTTCGTCCACGTCTCTTCGGTCATGTCCTGGAACTCGTCCAGAACGATGAAGTCGATACCGACGCCGCGCAACGAGTCCGGCTTGTCGGCACCCTTCAGCTCGATCCGGGAACCGTTGATGAGCGTGATCGAAAGCGTCGTCTCGTTGATCTTGCGCACCCACCGACGCGGGATTGCTTCCAGCAGGTCGGTCCACATGATCTGCTTTGCCATGCGGTAGCTCGGCGCCACATACCAGACCTTTTGCCGCTTCTTCTTTGCGGCCCACTTGATCATTTCGACGCGCGAGAGTGCCGTCTTGCCCCAACGGCGACCGGCGACCACCACGCGGAAGCGCGCGGGCGAACGATGCACCTGCCATTGCTTCTCGTGCAGGGAGAGATTGACGCGCATTGCCATGCGTGTCAGCCCTCTTCAACGATCTCGTCGTCTTCGTCGTCGGCGTCCGATTCGTCGTCCACAACCGACTGATCGGGCTTCGCCACTTCGATGTCGAGACCCATTTCTTCCGCCAGCAGACGATCGCGCTCGCGAAGCTGCTCGATCTGCTCTGGCGTGAGCTCCTGGATTACGAGGTCCGGGAGTGCTTCTTCGTCGACGTAATCGTCCTTGTCCAGGCCCAGGCACGCGTAACGCTCTTCGCGTGCCTTCCTGAGCGCGTTCATCGCCAGTTCAAGCGCCTTGACGTTGTTGATGATGGCGCCGAATGGGGTTGCGTTCGCCTTGGCCTGGACAATTTCCGCCCAGGTCAGCTTCGCCAGGCCCGCGGCCATCTTGTAGTGCTCTTCCTTGGTCTCGCGGATGCGCTGAGCCAGGAGTGCAGCTTCCTCCTTTGCGGCCTTGCTCACGGCGTCTTCGGCCGCGGCCCGGATGTCTTTCGCCTTGTCGCCCTTCTTCAGGCCGATCTTGTTGAAGTGGCGCGTGAACGCCGACTTTTGCAGGCCATACTTGGCGCAGAGCTGCGGCAGCGTAATCTCGCCGGCACCCCACAACGCTTCGGCTTCAGCCCATTGACGAGGCGTCAGCCGCTTTCGAGGCTTGACTGTCTTCGCTGCTGCTTCGGCCGTCACTTCACTCATTTCCAAAAATCAAAAAAAAAAGGGCGCTGGAGTTGCGCCCATGCAGGGGAGGAGAGTTCCATGCAGGTAGCAACACTAACAAAAATCACGTCGAATGTCAATCAGCGATGACTGATTGTCTTTCAAAAACTTCGACCTGTCGGATGAAGTCCGCCGCAGCCGCGTATGCGTGCGCCGCACTCCGGTAGTGCCGTGTGAGCATCACTTCCTCGCGAAACCAGAACACCGCCGTTACGCTGTCTTCCTGATTGCTGACGAGGCAGATGTTCTCGATCCGGGATCGGGCGAGCGCTTCTGCGTCCCGGTCGCTGTCGCAAAAGCTGGAGCCGGGACTCCCCTCCCACTCCCTTAACCTGGGGTCAGCTTGGGGTCCGGGTATGAAATCCAGGTTGATGATTCTTACCTGTATATCTTTCATAGAAGAGGTTTGGTTCTTATATATTTATAGAAACGCGACTCGAACCCAAGTTTTGGGGAGGACGCCCCAAGTTGATCACCGGATGAACTCTTCGGTCACGACATCCCGGCTTAGCTCGTCTTCTTCGACCGACACGATGTAGGTTTTCGAGGACGCGGAATCGCGCGGCCCCATGACCTTCAGCCCGAGCTCGGTGGCGACGACCGTGCGGCGGGCGTGCGAACCGCGCTTTTCCAACTCCTGCTTCACGATCAATCCCTTGGCGATGAGCGCCCGGATCGAGAACTGGAGCGACTGCTTGGTTGTCACGTAAGACAGCTTTGCGAGAATCTGGTCCAGGTCGACGGCGGTCCCGTCTTCATTCTTGCGAATGATGATCGACATCAGCTCGTGCTGCTTCTTCGTGAGTCTGAGGTAGGGATTGCTCATAAGAGGTCCAATCGAAGCGGTTGGTCTGTTGGTTGGTTGTCGAACGCGAGAAGCGGTATGCGGCCCGGTAAATCGCGCGCAGCGCCCTTCGCAACGTCGTAGTCGGGATTGATGTAGAGCCCGTAGAGTGGACTTGCGAGCGTGAGTTGCTGGATCGACTTCACGAGGTAGCCGACCGCCATGCCATCGACGCGCTTGGTCCCGTTCATCCGGTTGTCCCCCGACTTCTCCATCGACGACCACGAGTAGTAGCTCTTGCGCAGCTCCGCGACGCACTTCTCGCGCACCGGACCTGGCATGGCGTCGAGCTCAGCCATGATCGCCGTGTAGTCCGAGGGCATCGCCTCGAACCAGCGCCGAAAGAGCGCCAGGCCCTTCTCGTAGTTGGCCGAGCGCTTTGGGCGCGTGAACTTGACGCCCGCCTTCGCCGCGAACGGGTTGAACTTCGACATCGAGGACTGGAACTCAATCTGCCGGCACCCGGACATGCGCATCATGAGGTTCTGCATGCGGTAGGCGATCCCGGCACCCCGGAACATCGTGTCCAGCACGACCCGGCTGTTGGTGCAGGAGGTCGCGTTGAGCCACTTCGCGCGGTGCGTGTTCATGAGCTTGGTGTCGCGCCCGTCCTGGTTCGGCCGCATGTGTGGCATTGCCTCGTTGCGGCCGGACAGCAGCATCTTGGGCACCGTCATCACGCCCACGCCGATCGTCTCGCCGTCGAGCGCGCACCGGAAATAGCGCTCTCCAATGCCGAGGTTCGTCGCCTTGTAATGCAGCTCGTGCAGCAAGTCCCAATCCGCCTTCGTGCCGCGCTCGACGTAAATGCGCGGCAGCAAGGACAGGCGGTGGCCGGCCGGGATGTCCCGCCGCTCCACCAGGAAGTCCGCGTTGTCGACGACGATCACTTCTTGCCCTTCTTCACCACCTTCACGTCGGCCGGCAGCAGAGTGCCGGACTCCTGAAGCGGCTTTTTCGTGCCCTTGAACAGGTCCGCGCCGCCGAGCGAATCATTGAGCTTGCGCGCGATGTCCATCGCGTTGCCGCTACCCTGCTTTTCCTTGCCCGTAACGGCGCCAGGGTTCAGTGGTTTGACTGCCATTTGAAAATCCTCTCGATCTTGGGAATGATGTGTTGATGCGTCCAGATGCTCGACGCAATGCCTAGACAGCCAGCCGCGGCCGAGACCCAGAAGGTCGTCAAGCCGCCCGTGGCCGCGTAGCGCACGAATGTGAAGTTGCTGACGCTGATCCAGAACGAAGTCACCACTGCCCAGACGTAGCGCCCCTGATTCACGTTGCGCGACTGGAGCCCGAGCAGGAAGACAACGAAGAACGACGCCAGGAAGAGCGGCACGTAGCTCAAACGCAGCACTCCACCAACGTCGTCGTGACCACCGCGCAGCCGGTCGGCGGGAAGTCGTCATCGTCGATCCACCAGAACGGGTCGATCGAGCCGAAGTCGATCCAGCCTTTGCTGTCGACCCAGGCGCCGACCAGCAGAACGGCGATCACGAGAAAGGGCAAACCGAGAACGAGCAGCATCAGTCGAACTCCAGTGACGAGGTAATGCCCGCGTTTTCGAGGATGGCGCGAAGCTGAGCCTCCGTCCGAGCGCTGGAGAAACCACCCACCATTGCGCCATCGCGGTAGATGCGCATGTTTGGGACAGCGCGCACGTTCTCCTGCGCGGCAAGCTCCCGTTCGGTGCCGGCGTCGACGCGAGCCAGGTCAAACGGCAACTCCATTGCCAGCTTCATGAGAAGCGGCTTGAGCTGCTTGCAGGGACCGCACCACTCCGCCCAGAAGAGAACGACCACGGGGCTCGTTTTTGAGCGCTCCAGAACTTCCGCACGAAAGTCTGGTGTCTTCACGTCGAAAATCATTGCGGAAGCCCCTGTGCGTCTTGTAGCGCGCCCTCGCGATACCCTTCGGGCACCCGGACGAGCGAAATCTTTTCGCGATAGCGCTTCTCGATGATCAGGTTCGGCGCCAGGTCGTCCTTCATGTCGGTGTGCGTGGTCGCCACGAGCACCGTAGCCATCTGCCGACGCGCGATCTTCTGGAGGTTGAAGGCAATGACCTTGGCCGTTGTGCGGTCGAGCACAGCCAGAAACTCGTCTGCAATCCACACGTCCGCGCCCGACTCAATCAGCTTGGCGAGCCGGAACCGGTAGCGTTGACCATCCGAGAGCTCCGCGGGCTTGCGCACGAACAGGTAGGCGTCGTTCAGGCCGGCGATCGACAGCAGTTCGAGCGCGTGCGTCGTGTCGCGGCCAATCTGGTCGATCAGCGGCACGTCGCGCAGCTCCACCTTGTCGATGTCCGCGACATGCGCGCCCGCCTTCTTCATCGCCGCGGCGAGCTCACGCAACACCGTCGACTTGCCCGAGCCCGACTGGCCGGTGACGTAAACCACGTCGCCCTGCTCTATCTCGATCTCCTGGTTGTCGAAGACGACGAACTCCTTGTCGTCCAGGCCAAGACCAAATGCTTCCGCGATTTCCAGCACGCGGGGGCTGCGCTCGACGCGCGAGGCGTAGCGCTTGTCGATGGTGTAGATCATTCCGAGTCCAACTCCGGCTGCGTTGCATTGATGCGCGCCCACCACTTCACAGCTTCCGGGTTGTCCTGCCAGAACTGGCAAATCGCGTGGGCGAAATGTGTGACGTAATCCTCTTCTTCCAGCTTGTGCTCCGAGCGGTCGCCGATTTCCCGCGCCCAACACATGCCGTGCATGACTTCGTGGATGAACGTGTCGGCAAGGTTCTGCGGCTTCTGGCCGGCACCGATCAAGATGCGCTGTTCGCTCGGACACGTGCTGCCGAGAAAACCGCCTGCCTCCGCGTGGTCCTTGTCGACCACCTGAACGTCGAACCAGAAGTTGCCGATCTTGACGTTCTTCGGGATACCGATGTAGTGCAGCTCAAGGCCATTCATGCCGCCGCTCCGATGAATTGCTTTGCGTGGGCCTCGAAGGCGCTCGCGCCCGTCAGCCCTGTCTGGGATTCGATGAGCGCCATGAAGCGCGCAATGACGCGTTCAGCGGCGCCATTGATCGTCTTGAAGCCGAGAGCCTTGTCGATCTTGACCGGCCGCTTGTCAGCTTCCTCGACGTGCGCGGCCGTCTCCGACGCCATCCGCACCGCCTCCTGTTCGACATTTGCGACAAGCGCGTCCGCGTTCAGCTCGCCCAGATCGACGGAGAAGAATTCGAGCTCCTTCTTGTCGAAGATGCCTTCGAGGTCGAAGTCGAGCGATTCGAGCTCCTTCTTCAGGAGGTCCGTGTCGATGTCGCCCATCGCGACGCGGTTGTCGGCGAGCCGCGCGGCACGAACTTCGTCCGGCGTCAGGTCGTCGCGCACAATCACCGGAACTTCCGTGAGCCCAAGCGAAAGCGCGGCCAGGCGCCGGCCGTGGCCGGCAATGATCACGCCGTCCGCATCGGTGACGATCGCGGTGATCCAGCCGAACTTCTTGATCGACTCGGCGATTTTCTTGACTTGCGCCTCGTCGTGCTTTTTCGAGTTCAGCTCGTAGGGCTTGAGCCAGTCGATCGGCTTCTTGACCGGCTTCGGAGTCTTCACGTCGCTCATGCGGCCTCCAGATACACGCGGAATTCGTCGATGCTCATCACATCGACTTCCTCTTCGTCATCCGGCGCTTCATAGTTGCTGCCGTCATCGCACGAGTCGCACTGAAACGGGTCGTGCTGACGGTTCACGCAGCTCCGGCATTCGGGATAGCCCCGTCCGTTGCAACGAGTGTTCATGCACCCACCACCTGCCAGTCGCCAGCAAGCACGTCCGTTTGCGACGCGAGCCAGGGCACGAAGTCGTCCTGTGCCGTCTTCATGCCGATCCAGGGAAGCAGCTTCTTGCCAGCGACGGCCGGCACGCCATGCACCGCGTATTCGTCCGGGTAGACGAGCACGAGGAACATGCCCTTGCCGTTCCAGCCTGCGCGGGCGATTTTCTGGCCCGCCTTCAGTTGCAGCAGGGCTGCGGAGAAATCGAGATTTGCCATTTCACGCACCTTTGAATGCGGACATCAGTTGAACGAAGGCATCGCCCGCGTTCGACAAGCTGTCGCCCCCGGTGAAGCCGTTTTCCTTCATCGTCCGGTCGATGATTTCGGCGATCCAGCTCTGGTCGTCGACCGGCACCTTGAAACGCATGACGACATGCGTTTGCGCGGGCCGCTCTTTCGGAAGCGGTGCAGGCGTTTCGCTCGTGTCGTCGGGAATGTCGAGCTCGTCGAACTTGATGTCGACGGCGGAAAAGATGGAAGCGAAGTCCGCGTCCGAATACGGGAGGAACGTCGCGAGGTCTTCCGGGCTCCCGAGCGATTCGAGCAGCGACGCGAGTTCGAGCGTGTCGTCCGCGCCGTAGCGGCCGTTGTCGACGATGCCAATCTCTTTGGCCTTCCTGTCGTCGACGTGTCCGACGTTCACGATCGGCACTTCCGCCATGCCGAGCCGGATTGCCGCTTCGTTGCGGTGTTGACCGCCCAGGATTTCGAGCGTGCCGTCGTCCAGCTCACGCACAACGACCGGCTTGAACATGCCGAGCCGCTTGATCGACGCGTCGAGCTTCGCTTCGGCGTCCGGCCCCATGTGATTCGTGTTCCACGGGTTTGCCTTCAGCGTGCGCGGGTCAATCGACGTGAATCGCGGTGTCATTGCCACGTGTTTCCTTATAGAACCTTGACTGTCAGTCGTAATTGACTGACAATCTACTCCAAGTGAACACCATTGGCAAGTCCTTACATGGCCGAAACCGTCATCATTGCGTCGAACGCGGTGGTAGCTAAGCTCCACAACCCATCACGCGAAGCCAAGCAGGCAGTCCAGTCGATCCTGAGCTACAAGGTGGCCGGCGCCGACCAGGATATTCGGGTGATCAATGGGTCTTGGGACGGTCGCAGCTCATTCTTCGATTTCCGTCTCGGCACCTTCCCTGCCGGATTCGTTCCGCTTGTCGCCGCGCATCTGCGCAAGCGCGGATTCGACGTGAAGCAGGCGAAAAAGCCCCTTCCGACGCCGCTCGGCCCTGTTCGGCCTGTGATTGACGCGTTCGGATACGGTGACGAGCGCTATGACTACCAGCCGGAGATCATGGACCGGCTCGTGCAGCACGGGCAGATCATCGCGCAGGTCGCAACCGGTGGCGGCAAGAGCCGGATTGCCCGCATGTGTTACGCGCGGATCAACCGGCCGACGCTTTTCCTGACCACGCGCTCGATCCTGATGTATCAGATGAAGGACGCCTTCGAGCGCGACATGGGAATCCCGGTTTCCGTGCTCGGCGATGGCGAATTCGGGCACACGATCATCGACAGCGACGGCAACAAGCGTCAGGCGATCAAGAAAATGACCGTTGGCATGGTCCAGACGCTCATTTCCCGGCTCGAAGTGAAGACGCTCGCGGGCGAGTTCACCGCAATCTACGAAGCGCAGCAGAAGAAGGAGCAGCGCCAGCTCGAAGCCGAAGAGAAGCGGCTCAAGCAGCTCGGTCTGAAGCCCGCGGATGTCGCTGCCGGCCTCAAGGTGTTGCGCGCGAGTCAGGAAAAGGTGCGTCCGAGCGCCGACGCGATGAAAAAGCAGGCCCAGGCCCGCGTCGACAAGCAGGCGGCGATCCGCGAGCAGACCATCAACCTGCTGTCCAAGTTCGAGTTCGTCATCGGCGAAGAAGCGCACGAGGCTTCCGGCAACTCCTACTTCGAAATCCTGCGTCACTGCAAGAACGCCTACTACCGTCTTGCGCTGACGGCCACGCCGTTCATGAAGGACGATGAGGAATCGAACATGCGCCTGATGGCGTCGTTCGGCCCGATCGGCTACCGGGTAACGGAGAAGATGCTGATCGACCGCGGCATCCTCGCCAAGCCCTACTTCAAATACGTCAGGCTGCGGCAGCGCCCGCCGATGCTCACGCGCACGACAGGCTGGCAGGCCGCTTACAGGCTTGGGATCACGGACAACGAAGAACGCAACGCGGCGATCGTCTACGAGGCAATCCGTGCGGCCCGCCTGAACCTGCCGGTGATGATCCTGATCCAGCACAAGACGCACGGCCAGGCGATCCTCGAAAAGCTGCGGGCGGCAAGCATCCCGACGCGGTTCATCATGGGCGAGAACGACACCGACGAGCGCAAGGAAGCGCTGACGCAGCTCGCAGACGGCAAGATCAAGGTGCTCATCGGCTCGACCATCCTGGATGTCGGCGTCGACGTGCCGGCCGTCTACCTGGTCATTCTCGCGGGAGGTGGGAAAGCTGAAGTCGCGCTGCGGCAGCGCATCGGGCGCGGTCTTCGCGCGAAGAAGACTGGACCGAACGTCGCGCTCGTGGTTGACTTCGATGACCCGTTCAACAATCACCTGAAGAAGCACGCACAGCAACGCGAAGAGATCGTGCGCACCACGCCGGGATTCGGCGAGAACATTCTGCCGCCGGGTGTGGACTTTGACTTCGCTGGCCTGGGTTTGGCCGCTTGACAATCAGTCGTCGCTGACTTACAGTTAAATCCTCTGCTGACGGCTCCGACACATGATCGCAACACTCACACTCAACGCATTGGTTGTTCTGACGATCATCGTCGGTCTCGTCAGCACCCACAACGAGCTGTTCATTCTCGGATTACTGTTTCTGAAGGAACTGCCGCAATACCCGCCGCTCTACGTCCTTCAGGCGCAATACGCTCTGCAAAAGCTGATTGGCGGCGACAGCGACGATGGTGAGGCATATAGCGGAAGCTCGATCGGCTTCACGGCCGGTCTGGAAGATCCGTAGCTGCGCTGAATGCCAGGCATTGACATAGCCGCCAGTCACACGAAGGCCCGCTGAAGAAGCGGGCTTTTCATTTGGGCTCAAGGAATTGTATATTTTGCGCCGGTCGCGCGATGTGCGCGGAAATTCGGGGAACACGACAATGAAGAAACTGATCATTGGGGCGCTGCTCGCCGCGGCGTCCTCGGGTGCGTTCGCAACGAATTGGGTGACGGCAGCAGAAGCGCAAGGCAACAACCAGCGCATGAGCTATGACGCCGACTCAATCAAGCACGACGGCGATTTCGTCTCGCTGTGGGTTCGCTACGACTACGGTCAGCCGACCAACATCGGGCTCGCGCGCCCGGTGCAGATGGCAATGGCGAAGTGGACGCTCAACTGCGCCAAGGACACCTACATCGCCCACGACATGAACTTCTACGACGCCCAGAACGCGCTCATCCAGCAGCCGGCGAACGCCGCGCAGGCGACGCCGGTCGTCGCTGTCGCACCGGGCACGATGAACCAGTTGGTCGAACAGGCAGTGTGCAAGCGGTAACGGCGTAGAATCGGCGCCATGTCTGTTCGGGAGAGCTGCCATGCTCAACTCGGAAGAATGGCGCACTGAAGTCCTGCGCAGAGGCGTTGTCATGTGCCGCTCTTGCGGGTCGCGGAGCGTGACAATGGGCGCCTGCGCAGTCGGCGCGAAGACCATCCATCAGGAATACACCTGCGAGGAATGCGGGGACGAGTTCACCGCCATGTATTCGCTGCTCGGCTGCTACGACGGCATCGGCAACACCTGACCCGCCTGCAAGCGCTATACTGTATATCCATACAGATAGCCATGACCGACGATCCCCTTGAATTCTTCATGGAGCGAGCCGCCATCATCGAGTTCGATGGTGGATCGCCGCGGCATGAAGCAGAGTTTCGCGCTGCCGTGCTCACCGTCCGATTCTGCGACACGCGGGGCCTCGACAAGCCGGAGCACCCGCTGATCTGGTTTTGCACCCTGAATCGGGTATATTGGTCTGCGGAAACAGAAAAACCGGAAAGCGGCTGGAAGCCGTGGAGTTGACCATAGACCAAACGGAGCGGGGAGCAGGATGAGAAGGGTCTTGAGCATGATCGTCGCCGGCACGATCGCTGTGTGTGCGGCGTCGTCGGTGCAAGCGGAGGATGAATCTCAAGAGGTCTACGCCGTCGCCTACGTGAACGGGAACCACTACCAGGAATACGATGTGACGACGCGCACCATCTACGTCATGGGCGTGGTGGACGGCTTGGCGGGGTCATTCACGATGGGCGGAAGCACGCGTCGAGCGAGCGCGCTTGGAGCGTGCTTGAAGGGCCTTCCGGGCGCCCAGGTGCGAGCGGTCGTCGACAAATACATGACCGACAACCCTGCTCATTGGGACTGGTCCATGCCCATCCTCGTCTACAACGCCATCAACACCATGTGCAAAGAGCGCGGAACGCCTATCTACCCGTGACCTGGCGAGACCGCCCAAACCCGAGCGCGGCGGGCCGGTCGTATTCCGAGTGCTTGATCTTGAGCCAGTCGCGCGAGCGGCCCTTCTGGTAGGTGGACTGCAAGCGCTTCGCCACCATGCCTTCCATGCCGTGCTCGATCACCTGCCCGAAGACCCATTCGCCGGCAGTGACGATGCTGCTCACGACGACAAGCGTCTTCGTGGTCTCCAGGCAATCGGCCAGGACTCGCTTGCGATCGACGAGCGGGAGCCCGCGAATGTCGCGCTTCCCGGTCGCCAGTATGTCGAAGATGTAAAGACGCGCGGGATGCAGCGAGGCAGCAGCGCGCACGTTCGCTGACACCGATGTGCGTGCCCGGATTTGCAGACGGTCGAACGACGGTTTGCCCTTCGCATCATCGACGGTCAGCTCGGCATCGCACACGAACGATCCCGGCACCGCGGAGACGGCCGCAACGATGTCTGGAAATGAGCGATTGAGCGAATTGCCGTTACGGGAGATCAGCTCGACGTGCTCGCCGGTCTTGCGGATCAGCGCCCTGAAGCCATCGTATTTGAGCTCGAACAGCCATGCAGGGTCCGAGAACGGGCTCTTGCGGATGGATGCAAGCATCAGGTCGGTATGATCGATCGGACGTGTCAGCGGCACCCCAAGCGCCTTCGGCATATGGCCTACCTTCTACCCGAAACCTGCCTTGCGCGAATGCGCTATATTTACTCGACCCACAGAAACGGGGAAAAATAATGGGCAGGGTGAAGCTGACGAAAGAAGAACGATTTGCGCGTTGCCGCAATCAAGCCGCAACGCTTCGCAGGCACATCGCGCGGTGCGACCCTGCCACACAAAAGGACATTATCGCGAGGCTGCGTCGCGAATGCGAATACCTCGAAAAGAAGGCGGCAAATCTCGACCCGTCGAAGCCGAAGGATCAACGGCGCGAAAATCTTGTGAAGCCGAATGGCGCCCCAAAGACGCGGCAGGAACTTCTGCTTGAACAGATTCGGCGGGAGCACGGTCCAAATGTCCAAATCGAGTTCGTAGTTGAGCATGAGCCGAAGTCTGTCTGGACTACCGGGCAAGCTGGTGGTCCCGGCACGGGCAAGCGTCGCTGAGCGGCACATAGCCCGCCGCAGGCGGGCGCCGGGGCGCGAGCTGCGCGGTCTTCGTGCCCACTTCCCCACGCCCCAACTACCCTTCCCCCTTCCCCACGCCCCTATGCCTGCATGCCAGGAGGTATAAGGAGCGGTGTGGCATGGTCCCGGCCCGGATGTATAAGGAGTCGATATTTGGCACCCGGAACGAGGAAGGCAGGGCCTCCGCGCCCCTCGGCGTTTTCTAGGACTTTTTCCCTGGCATGTTGCCCTAGCGCGACGCCTCACACTTCCCGATCGGCGTCAACCATTGCCGGCAAGTGTTGCATGCCTGTCACGGTTGACGCCTGCTCCAATTCTGCTTGCGTCTCGCTTGTCTCTACCGTATGCCCGGTAGCGATACCGGGCTATGTCTGTCTGCTTTGACTGATTCACGCGAAGAGTTTAACGAACGCTTGGGCGCGCGGGTTGTCTGCTGCAATGCTCATTTCGTCGTTACGCTTGCCCTTCACTACTTGCGCAATGCCCATTTCACGCAGACACATACGCGTAGAGCCCGATTGTGAGCCCGCGGTCCCTACGCTGCTATTCATGCGACGCACAAGGGAGGCTTGCGGTTCAAGCTCGGTATATTCGACGTTACGGGACAGGGAGACCAAACCGTCTTTGATGCGCAAACCGCCCAATGCGCACAGGTTCTCTCCGATGGTCATTGTGTAACCGTCAAGCTCGCGTTTAATACCTTGCCCGATAGCACGCGCGGTAGAGACAATCTTAACGAGTGTTTTAACCGCAACGAAGTCAACCGGGTTTTGCTTGCGGTCTGCAATCGCGCAGTTTTTCAGCATACGTTCGAAAACTTCTGAAAATTCAGCACGGGCAAAGCATGCGTTAAACGCGGCCCGGTCCCGGATGACGTTCTTTGCTGCGGTTTCGGTATCAGCGCTCTTTACTTCGGTGTTACGCGCGACGAGGACCGCGTTAAACTCTGCTGCGAAGTCGCGCGGTTCGTTGGTCGTTTCGGGCTTGGTTTCGGGCTTTGCGGTTTCGTGCATGGTTGCGCCCTTGCCCTTTGCAGTGGAGCCCTTTGCTGCGCTCTTACGCGGTGCGCGTGCGGGCTTGGTTGCTGCTGCTGCGCTCTTTGCTGCTTCGATAGCTGCGAAAGTCGGGAAAACGAAAGCGTTAGCGGTTTGCATGGTCGTATCTCACACTGAGAGGGTTAGGGCACATCGCCCGGTTGATTGCGCTGTTTCGTTAGCGCATGTCGCTATCTTAGGTCAGTCAGTTGCGACTGACAAGGAATTTTTTCGTGTTGTTTTTGCGCGGATTGCTTGACGGCGTGTTTTGGCGGCGCTATTTGCGCGTGCGCGTCTGTATGTAATGGCGACAGGCGAGCGACCGGCGACCGGGTGGCGCGTGCGTAAGCGTGCGATGCGTGCCACCTGCCTGTCTCCGGTGCGCGTCGCGTGTCTGCCGTGGCTTTCGCGTGCGCCCTGCCCGCTTGCCATTTGCCACGGATCACATGCGCGTATTTTTCAGGAAAACGGATGTCGGCGCCGGCAGGCATTTCCGTGGCACCGGGCAGGCATGCGCGTATTTTCCAGGAAAAGGCGTGTCGCCGATGGCAGGCATTTCCACGGCATTGCCACGGCACGCCGGCCACAAGACGAGAAACGTGCGTGGGCCATCCTTGTCTCGTCAGGTCAACCACGCACGCGCTTAAAGGCAGTAGCTCAACACTTCCTCCAGTTCCGTCTTCTGTCCTTGCTGGTTACAGATACCGGTCGTCCTTCATCATGCGGCTGCGTCGAATGCCGGCGCGGGCCGCGCGGATCGTCTCCTGTTCTTGCAGCTCGTCGAGATACGCCATGTCGGCTTCGATGGGCATGGCACCGATGTGCGAGGTCAGGCGAGTGCGTTGGGCGATGGGCATATTGCGCAAGACGTTCATGTTGACTTCTCCTTCTCTGGTTAGATTGTCGTTCAGTTACGACAGACACATTGTGCAACCTGAAAACTGGCGATGGTCAGAACTTCACCGGCGACCTGAGCGAGGCGATACGCTTGGGCATGCGGCACTCGTCGCCGGTCCACCACTGGCGAATGCCACGAGCCTTGTTGAACAGAATGTCGATCAGCCCGCACCACAACGCGCCAATGCCAACGGCTGCGCCAATCACGAGTGCGAATGCTGCGATCCATTGTGCCAACTCTGCTGCCTGGTTCATGTTCCCCTCTCTTGAAAGTCTGTCAGTTGCGACAGAACGAATATTCGCACCTGCCGCATGGATTGAGTGTGGCTTTCTTCTAGTCGCCGAAGGTAGAAAAACATCCTTGCCGTCGCCACGGCAAATCCGTGGCATTTCTTTCTCCCGGCACGCTCGCCGGGATGGTCCTTGCCGTTACGACAGCGACGGCACCGTCCGATACGGGTCGATGCTCACCAGATTGCCCATGTCGTCCGTCGTGAACAGTCCGCCATGTCCATCCCACACCTTGTAGAGAAAGCCAAAACGGCGCGACAGGACAGGCAGCACTTGCGTGAATTTCATGTTGTTCCCCTCTGGGTGGTTGCGTTTCGGTAGTCGTATGGTCACAAGCTCAATGAGGCAATGGTGCGGCGCGTTGCACGTTGCCGTGGCCCCCGCTGGATGTTCGCCGGGCTGGCAATGCCACGGAAAGCTCGCCGTTCGCCGCTTGCCGGGCCGGGTCCGCGTGCTACGCTCTCTGCATCACATCGACATGCGCTTTGCCGCCACCTGCCGGCGCCTCTCGCGTGAAAACTCCAGGAAAGGCGGTGTCGGCGTGCGCAGGCGTTCCGTTCGACCGCGTGCCGGTGCGTGCCAGGCTGTAAGGACTCGGCGGAAAGTGGATGTTGGCGATGGCGGAGGCCCATTGACGCTATAAGGCAAACCCATCACGCCTTACATACCCCCTGCCCTACATGCCTCTATGCACACTCATCCACTCTCTGTCTCTATTGACTGACTGTCTGGCGAGGCACGTATCCATCCTTCTCTTTCCGTATCCACTGTCTCGTCTCCTTGCTCCACGTGTAATCGTCATCCTCTCCGGGCATGTAGAAGTCGAGCGCCGCGAGTGCTCCGTGTCCGTAGCCTCTGTTGTTCATTGCGTCCGCGATCGTCTTTCCGGTGACGACTTCCTTGTCACCGCCGCGCCAGTAAAGCGTGAATTTCATGAGCTCTTCCTCTCTTACGTTGGAACTTGGAGTTCGACTTGGGGCCGGACGCGTCTTCTATATCTTTAATAACGCTTCACAACCTTTCTTTACTTAAAACTTGAAGGAAACTCGGACTTGGAGTCGAGTTCTGGAGATTTCTCTCCGGCTTGAACAAAACTGCCCCGGTTTCCTGAAACCTTGTAGCGATTGCTTATACCGGGCAGGCTTGCGTGATCTCCCGGCGTGCGATCCGGCGTTTCACGTTCCTGATGGTCTGTGCCTGCTGGCGTTCGATCTCGCGATCTACGCTGGTCTGGAGTTTTCGCTCGAACGAGCGGTCGATCTCGGAGTCGATGATGTCCTGCACGCCGATGCTGAAGAAGTCTCTCCAGTCCGGGTCATAGGTGCGGGCGCCTTCCCTGATAAGGCTGTCGAACGCGGTGTAAGCCACAGTGCTTCCCTGCATGGTTGGTTCGGGCCGACACAATCTGTCATCGATGACTGATTGTTTCGTAAACCGGCAGGCGACGCAAGTGTTTTTGTCAGGCGAAGCTGACTGATGGATTCGGGTCGTTTAAACGCGTTTTGAGCGGTTCGCGGTTCGGGTAATGTGTTGACCCTGACCGATCGATTGGAGCCGCTTGTGGGTCGATCTGGTTGGTTCCAGCGGGTGCTTCGGTCGCTTAGATATGAACCCGAGAACAGGTCAAAAGTGGATTCCCAGGAGTCTACAAGCGATACAAGGTTTCATGCCGTGAAAACAGGCGAAAAGCCGTTTACATTCAACGACTTATCCGTGGCTTGGGCGGGGGAATTTTGAAACCGGGTCTACTGGCTGTAGGAACCCGGTTGAGGCTGGCGATTTCAGATGTGTTCTATGCCAATCCCCGCCACGACGCAGCCAAGAAGAAACGCGGCTACCGGCAACCACATCAATACGATGGCGACCCAGATCCAGAACTTGGCTCGATAATCACCGCCAGGATACTCCAACCATCCACCTTGCATATAACGTGCAATAAACATTGATGGCACTGCAAGTGCGCCAATAACGAAAATTGCCAACGCCAAGAGCCCGAACGGCCTGAAGCTGGCAAATTGAGCTTGCTTTTGCACGAGAGCCTGCAAGAGGCCAAGCATTGCGACTGCGCCGCCACCATTCAGAATGGCAGAAGCCTTCGCGCTTTGAGTCGCGAAGTCGTTCATTTCGGATCGGAGAGCAAGGTTGCGCTCGTGCGCAAACTGCGTCCCCATGTCGTCGTCCCCTCTTCTCATCTTCGATGATCAGTGCAGGAAGAGCTTCGCGAGCGCAGCGCCAGCAGCGAGCAGACCGGCACCCGCACCCATGAAACCCGTGGCGTAGACGAGCGGCGCGTAGCGGTTCTCGCGCTCGATCTTGATCGTCTCCTGTGACACCTTCATCCTCTCGTCGATGATTTTGAGGATTTCGGCGTTCATCTTGGCGATCTCGGTTTCGGTCTTGACCGTATCCAAGCTCGGCTCCGGTGCGGTATGCGGTGTGCTCATTATAGGTCGGATTCCCTTGTTGGTTGCGACAGGGTTAGTGTCGCAACCGGGAACAGGCGTCGGGAGCTGGTTGCTGGCTACTTCTGCGGCGGGTTCGAGACGATCAGCCACTTCTTGCTCGTGGCACTCCAGACCCACAGACTTTCGCCAGGCTTCACAGCCGGGATATTCACCCCTTCCGGGTAGTTGTCCACGAGCCGGCCATTCACATCGCGAATCTGGTAATCGCCGTCCTTCGGTGTTACGGGTGTTTTCAAATTGCCTCCGTTTTTGGCTTGAACTTTCACGGCGTTATCCTACCAGCGCGCGGCTTTCGGCGTGATCGAACTCGGGCCTGTCGCGGCAGTTCGGGTTCAGCGTGTGCAGCGTCCGCAGCCCGTCCTCGTCACGCGTGATGATGCCAAGCGTGTAGCGTCCGTTCGACAGCGTGCGCGTGCGATCACCTTCCAGCGCGAAGAACTCGTCGTAGGACAGGTGCGACTTGGCCCGGTAGGCGCCAGTAACCGTCAGCCACCCGTGCGTGCCGTGCGGTGGCAGCTCACCTTCCAGCGTCAGACCCAAGCGTTCGAGCCACGCCAACAGGTGCTCGCGCTTTTCGAAGGCGGTGTGCGGCCCGTGCTGGTTCTGCACCAGATACCAGTAATTGCAGGTGCGCTCGTGGCCCTGCTGGTCGAGGCTGATCACGGTCAGTTTGTCGAAGGTTCCATACATAGCGTGCTCCCGTCTGTTGCGATAACGCAATTGTCGAAGCCCGGTATTGGCTCGTCACCGGGCAACGCTGGCGATTGCGTCCGCCTTCTCGAACGCCTCGATGGCGTAATCTAGGCGTCCGGCCTTGATGTTCTCGCTCACGACGGCAAACCACGCCACCGCAAACGAGTCGTCGACGAATGACATCGTTTCCTCAACGGTCTCGCCGGCCAGGAACCCGTTCGTCAAGCGTTTGCGAATCCGGTAGACCACCCGATTCATGCTGCGACCGCCTGCTTGCCGTAGCGTTTCAGCCCCTCTCTGACGAGCGACCCGATGGCGTTGAGCACGCCGTTGCCGTCCTTTGTGTCGAACGCCGGCAGCGAGTCGATCGGCAGCGAGCAGCCCGACAGCCCGAACTTTGGATCGACGTAGACCGTCTTGACGCCGGAGGCGAGCAGTGCGCGCCGCGCGTATTCCTCAAAGTCGGTCGTGTGGCCCATCAGCTCGTTGCAGGATGCGAGCTTCTTCTGGATCGACTCCAGCTTCTTGACGGCCACCTTCAGCTCTTCGAGGCCCGAGCCAACGTGCGAGTGGTATTCGATGTCGAACGCGTAGGCTTCCGCGAACGAGTTGCTGAACCGGCAGCGGATTCGGATGTCGCCCATGTGCGAGTCACCGAAGGCGTTCGTCAGATAGTTGCGCAGTTCGATCGTGATCCGACCGAATCCGTATTCCGAGTCACCGTAGCAATAGGCGAATGGTTCCTTTTTGGCGGTCATTTTCCCCTCTCTGGGTCGGTTTTCGGTATCGAAATGATCGCAACCGTCGCGAGGCGACGGTGTGGCAAGTTACGCGGCGAGCACTTCCGGCATGACGACGGGCAGGCTGCTGGAGCCCTCGGGATCGGACAAATAGTCGAACGCTCGCGAGAGCGGAAGCCCACGGTGCGCGTAGGCGTTCAGAGTCGCAATTACGCAGGCTTGCAGGTGATCGGCATCGCGCAGGTGCGGCGAAACTGTTGGATCGAAGAACTCGACCGTGACGGCATTCTCGTGCAGGCGCAGTTTACCCAGGCGAGGCGGCAGCGCACGCGTGTCGTCTGGATGCTCGAACTTCACAACCAGGACGTGCGAACCATCGGCGCGCTCGTGGAGCCGGTAGAGGCGCAGATGGTGCTGGCGATAGGCGCGTGCGTGAGCTTGGCGTTGTTCGGCGTTCAGGTTGAGGCTCATCGTTTTCCCGTCTGGGTTCGTTGTCGATACAGATATGGTCGCAACGCAGACAAGGAAAGGGGGTGGCGAACTACATCGCGCCGTGGCATCGCAATCGGCCGGCGCGAAGCCGGCGCGAGGCTATGCCGCCTTTGGCAGCACGAGGAAAACACCCCGCTCGCAGACTTCAGTGTTGAACGCTTCCTCGCCGGCCTGGACGAGCGTGTTGATTGCGTCCGCTCCGGCTTGCGCTTCGTCATCCGCTTCCATCTCGATTGTGTGGCGGACAACTTCCTCGATCGTAACGACGAATTTGGGCATGGCTTTCTCCTTCTAAAGCTGATCGGGAATCACTTCCAGAAGCCAGGGTTCGGGACGCTCTGCAAGGCACGGCTCCGAAGCAGGCTCTTTTCACTGTTCAGTTGGCTCTGCGTGAGCCCGATGTGACCGGAAGTGCTCGGGTTGAAGTATCCCGGCATCAAGTCCTTGCGCGCAGATCGCTGGCGATACAAGCGCATGTAGTGCTCGGTTGACTTGAAACCGCGGATCGGATGGCCGCTCTTTGGATACGCGCTCGTCGCGGCCGTTGCGAGCAAAAGCAAAACTGCGAGTTTCCGCATCGTGTGTCTCTGGTTCGTTGCGACAGGTGAATGATCGCGCCCGGTAGCAGGCGCGAAAACCGTTGACGTTGGCTATCTCGCGAAGTGCGCTTCGAGCTTTGTGTGGATCTCTTTTGCGACTCCCTGCCACGCATCGGCGCCGATCATCGGGTTCTCGCCGAACGCCTCGCGCAACTCTTCGATCGGCGTCTCGGCGACCTGTCTGGCGTGCTTCGACAGCACGTCCATCACGAACGCCTGCGCGAGCGCGCCGAAACGCGAGAACTCCATAATCTTCGTGACGCATTCCACGTTGGTCATTTGCTTTGCCTTAGCTGTTGAGCCATTCTTCGTAGGTCTTGACAGCCCAGCCGAGCGCTTCGGCGTTGGCGACGTAAATCTGATACTCGTCGTCGTTTGAGCCACGCTGCTGCGTCTGCCAGTCAGCGTTCGGGATGAGTCGCGGATCGTCCATCTGGTCCCTCGTTGTGTCGTTGCGGTAGAGCTATAGTCGCAACCGGGTATAGGCGCGTGAACCGTCGGGCTAGGAGAAGTAGCGATAGACTGCGCAGTCGTCAGTCGTCGCCATCCGCCCCTCCGTTCGCCACCACTTCGTCCAGTTGATCCTCATCGAGGTCGTCGCAGTCGAAGCTGCCGTCCTCGACTTGGTAGCATTGCTCCAGCTTCGCCTGGTGCTCGTCGCGCTCGTGGTGGCGATGCCGGTGTTCGTTCGCGAACGCGGCCGGCGCCCACAAGATCAGTGCGCAGATCAGGATCGTCTTCATGCCTGCCCCGTCTCTTCCCGATAGTTCCTCCGCGCACCGTCCAGCAGTGTTTCGAAGTCCATGCCGTTGCGGTCGCACCAGTGCATGAGGTCGGCGAGCAAATCGCCAGGCGCCTCGTCCGCTTCGCAATTCGTCTCGCCCCTGAACGCGCGCAGTGCAACGCCGGCCCAATACGCGCGGGCGTCATTCATCCGTTCCGGGTCGGGTGGCAATTCACGTTTGTCTGTCATGCGTCCTCCATCAGAATGAATCCGCAGTAAGCCTTGTCGCGCACGATGATCGCGGGGTGGTCGTATCCATCGGCCGCGCTCGTCGTCGCCTCAAGAATCCAGCGGCTCGCGTCCCAATCACGCCAGCCAGTCGTTTCCAACGCCTGCTGATAGTGGTAAAGCGACCGGAACTCGACCGTCACGGTGTGCAGCCACTCGAAGTGACGCACGCCAAGCAGTGCGATCTCATAGTCGCCCGCGTCGTTGGCAATCTGCTCCTGCTCTTTCTCGGACAGGTTCGACGGATACGGGAACGGATAGCCGTTTCTGAGAATCAGTTTCATGCCGCTTTCTCCTTCAACGTCTTGCCGGGTTCGCGGGTCCGGCAGAATTCAAGCCACGTGCAGCCGGTCGCCTTGTGCGCCTTCACAAACTCGTTGCGCAGGTCGGCATATCGGATGGCATCCTTCAGCGTGTAGGGGTGGCTGAAGCGGCCTCGAACAGTCGCGTGCGTGATCCCGTTTTCCCAGGACCAGATTCATGCCGGCCTGCCACACGATGTGATGCGTATCGTTCTGGTAGAGAATGGTTTGCCTGTGCATCGCGTCACCATTCGATTTCGATGGACTCGATCGCGTCTTCCGCGATGAAGATTTCGCGGTCAAGTCGCCCGCCGTCTTCCGCGGTGAGCGGGTCCGGGTGCCAGAGGTTCAGGTGAAGAACGCCGGTCTTGCGCACGCTTTCTTCCGTGCTGAAGCTGCCGCCTCGATAGAATTGCCCGCTCTTTGTGCGGACCTGGAACACGTATCCCGCACCGCCGTGCTCCGGCTTGTCCGCTTCGTGCAATGCAGCCTGAACGATGCTCATGGGCGGCTCCACAGTTCGGACAGGGTGAAATGCGTCTGGTGGAGACCCTTGCCGTTCTGATGCGACGGCAGATACCAGGCATCGTCCGCTTTCACGGTGAACTCGAACTTCAGGTCCGCCAGAGGCTTGCAGCGGAACCAGACGCCCGCCTTGATCAAACCATCCGCAGTGGTGCCCGCGGCGAGAGCTCCGGCGATCGTGATCTTCACGGTCTTGCAGACATCCGGTTGCGGCTTGTCGACATAGGCGAGCGTGTCGCACTCCGGGCAGCGCCCTACCGGCGACGGGTCTCCCGGCGTCAGAACGCAGTCCTCGACATTCCGCGTCGCGCTGGCAGGCCCTTGCCAATCGCAATCGCTGCACGAACAGGGCGCGTCGTCTTCGACGCCATCAACCATTGCTGTGTATGTTTCGGTCGTCATGTTTGACTCGTTGTGTTGTTTCGGTATGTGTATGGTCGCGATTGCAGACAGGACTATCAATCAGCTACGACTGATTGTCCTGTCAAACCGTTACTCGTCCGAGCCGAGCAGCGTGGCGGCTCGCGTCTGCGCGGTCGCCAGCTCGCCAAGCGCCGTGCGCAACGCCGCCACTTGCTCCGCGCACTCTGGCGCATCGGTGTAAATGTCAGCGGCAGCAGCCGAATCAACAGCGCCGGCCGCTTTGCACAGGTCTTTCAGCGCCCGGATAGCGTCATGCCGATCAACGATCGGCTGGCCCCACTTCTCTACGATGTCGCGGATGACCCAATCGAGCAGGATCGCCTGGCCGGTCGTGCAACGGCCCCAGATGGTCATCCCCATGAAGTCGCGCGCCACAATCTCGCCGCGCTCTTCCAGCTCGCGCGCAAGCTGGTCGCTGACGATCCAGTGCTCGTATGCCTCGTTTGTATGAGGCTGTATGTCGTTCCCGTTTGCGAACGACTCCAGCTCGCCCTCCGTCTCCAGGTGTTCAAGGTAGGCTGTCAGCAGCGCTTCCTTGTCCTCGTGGTCGTAGCACTCGAAGCCAGCATCCGTCAGCGCCTCGACGAGCTTGGTCCGATCCCACTCCTGGCGCAGATAGTCCTCGACCGGCTCCTTGAAGTCGTCCTGCACGCACAGATCGCGCAGCTCGTCCTCGTCGATGTCCAGCGCACGGGCGGCGTCATAGTTCCGCGCAAGATCGCCGATAAGGCTGCTGACGCATGCGAAAACATGCTGGCCGACGAACGTGCGGCACTTTTCCTGGAGCTTCGATTCGCTGTCTTTCATGGTGTCCTCTTTCGCGCACATCGCGCGTCGTTGTTTCGGTAGACGTATATTCGCGCCCACGCGTAGGAGCGTCACTCATCTACGACTGATAGCCTGCACAAAAGCCAATCAAAGATGGCGAGCCAGCTCCTTCCCCACGACTTCAGCGAGGCGTTCGTCCCGCTCCTTCAGCGTGACGCGCTCGCCGGCCAGCATCCACTCTTCCGCCTGATCGTAGGACTCGGTGATCTCGCCGGACTCCATGTTCTCCCACGCGTCGTTGATGTCGTCCGACCACTCCTTGATCTTCTCGATGGCAGTCGGGAATGACATTTCGTGCGGAATGCCCAACAGGCTCGCGTTGGCTTGCGCGATGGCGTGGCGGATGTCGTCAGTGAGTGTCATGGCGTTGTTCCCGACTTGGCAGGACGTTCAGAAAACCTTCGAAGCGCTTCCACAGGCTCGGCCGGCGCTCAATGTTGCGCGCCAGCTCTTCGCGCGTCATACCCTCGCGCACCAGTTCCATGAAGACTTCGTTGGCACCAGCGATGTTGCGCTGCTGATTGTAAAAGATCGCGAGCTGCTCGTCATCGGTCGTCACGCCTCTTCCTCCACGAGAACGCCGAAATACGCGTAGCACTCTTCGCCCGCTTGCTCGCTCCAGCGCCGACGAAGATCGAGGTCCGCGAACAGCGCGTCCGCAGCCTCGTGCAACGCCTCATAGTCTTTGGGCGTCGCCTGCTTGTCGCCCATGTAGCCGGACCATCCGTTGATCTCGTCGTGCAGTCCATTCAGGACCGCATCGGAGCGCATGTTCCGGCAGAGTGGAACCGCGAACGTCTCACCGCCAAAGCCCTGAAAGTAGTCGAGCAGACACGTATCGAGGTATTTGATGTTCATAGTCTTGTCGATATTGGTTGTGACAGACATATGCTCTCAACCGGGTATAGGCGCGACCAGTCAGTTTTGTGGCGATCGTGAAGGCGCGCTATCAGCGCACACTGTGGATGGCCGCACGGGCGCACTGAATCCCTATAACGAACGCGCCAGCGTCCCGACCGCCTCTACGCTTCGCTCGAACTCGCATGTCCAAGGGTGGCCGTAGTTCAGCCGGACACAATTTCGGAATCCGCGTGTTGCCGAAAAGATCGGGCCAGGCGCAATGCCGATGCCCTGCTCCAGCGACAGCTCGAAAAGGCGTAGCGCGTCGGCCTGCGGCGGCAACTCCAACCAAAGAAAATAGCCTCCCTGTGGGCGCGCAACTCGCGTCCCAGACGGAAAGAATCTTTCGACGGCCTCCACCATCTTGTCTTGTTGAACGGCAAGATTTCTCCGGAGTTGGTGCAGATGGCGATTGTAGCCGCGACCCTGCAAAATATCGGCAATGGCCAACTGTGACGGCACGAACGTCGATATATTGGTCATCCACTTCGCCCGCGCGACCTGCTGCGTGAAGCGGCCCGCCGCAACCCATCCCACGCGATAACCTGGCGCGAGGCTCTTTGAGAAGGAACTGCAATGGAGCACCAACCCTTTCCGATCGAATGTCTTGGATGGGCGCGGACGCGACGCTCCGAAATACAGTTCGGCGTATACGTCATCCTCGATCAGCGGCACGTCATGAGCGGCCAGCAGTGTAACCAATGCATTCTTCGCCGCGTCCGACATAGTGACGCCGGTCGGGTTCTGAAAAGACGTCATGAACAAGCACGCGCGGATTGGATGCCGCTGAAGCGCGTCAGCAAGCGCTGAAAGATCGAGACCTTCCGTCGGATCGATGGGAATCTCGATGGCCTTCAGTCGTAGCCTATCGAGTATCTGAAGCGTTGCGTAGAAAGCCGGTGCCTGGATTGCGACCGCATCGCCGGGACTGGTTACGGTCTGCAAACAAAGCGTCAGCGCTTCCAACGCTCCATTCGTCACGACAACTTCATCGATTGGCACCGCGATTCCCGCATCTAGGTAGCGACGGACAATCTGGCGCCGCAAGCTCTCGTCACCGAAGTGCAGTTCGATGCGGGTCGCGCCGGAACGCGTTTTGCGCATGACCGATGCCAATGCACGGTCGAGCCGATTCAATGGGAATGAGTCTGAACTTGGAAGCGCCGAGCCAAGCGGCACAATGTCGGGATTCTCGATCGAATCCAACACCCGAAACACGAGATCGTCTGAATCAGCCGTCAGGGGCACGCATGTCGGTCGGACGATCGACGATCCAAGCAATGTCTGACAGGCACCCGGCACGACGAAATAGCCGGAACGAGGCCGCGCCTCAATGAGGCCGTCGCGTTCCAACAAGTAATAAGCCTGAAACACCGTTCCCGCGCTCGCGCCATACGACTTGGTCGCCTGACGCACAGACGGGAGACGCATGCCTGGGACAAGATGTCCGCACCGAATTAGCCCGGCAATTTGCGCCGCCAGTTTCTTGTAACGCATGGTTCGAATACCTTCGCCGCATTGTCGGTCGTCCGGTTGCCCCCTTTGAATTTGCGACGGTCAATGGTGGCGAGGGCGCCGCTCGACATGGGTCGGTCTTATTAGAAATTAGTGGCAGAACAGAGGCTCCTCGTTTGTCCCGCTGGTGTGCGCCACACTTTGCGCTGTCGCTCGGGCAGAAAGTCAACCTTAAACGATGTATTACCACCTAAAACGCCCTTCATGTCAATAGGTTGTCTTGCCACTATTTGGGTGGTATATGATGGGAGGAATGAAGTGCATCAGGAAGAACAAACACCACTGTCAAAATCCGTGGGGAAAGCGATTGCAAACCGCCGGGTTCTGGCGAATCTGACTCAGGAGCAGGTCGCCGAAAAGCTAGGGATCGGGCAGGAAGCTATCTCGCGGATGGAGAGAGGCGTTGCGAGTCCAACGGTCACCCGTTTGGCGGAGTTGGCCGACATATACAAATGCGATCTCAGTCAGTTGCTTACTGAAGCCTCGGATCGGGAAGACGACCAAGCCAAGATCATCTCCGCCATCATCGGTCGGTTACCCAGTAACGATCGACTCCTACTGATCGAATGGCTAAAGGCATTTGCCGACAGGCTTCTATCGGCGTCTAGACCAAATTAGACCCGGTAAACTTGCAATTTCGAAGTCTTGGTTAGCGAGTGTCGACGCAATGAACCACCTCGTTCGGCATCTCGCGCCCTCTGAAGTCTCCCCGCAAGACGTGACGGTCCACCGCTCTCAAGGAATGCCTCCAGCCGGGCAATAGTCAGCGCGCGACTGTAAAAGAAACCTTGTCCAAAATCGGCTCTGGAGGCGTGGAGTGCCTGGTGGTGAGCTGCGCTTTCGACTCCGTCGGCCACGAGCATGGCGCCTACGTCGTGAGCGACATCGGCCATCGTCGCAAGGCGCGACACGCGCTCGTCGCTGTCAAGAGTGAGCACCTGCCTGTCCATCTTGATCACATCGAAATCGAAGTTCCTGAGCAAGCGGAAGTTGATCGGGCCTAAGCCGGCACCAGCGAGCGCAAATCGAACCCCGTCTTTCCTCAAGAATGCCAACGATTCCAGCACCCGTGACGCGGTGTCCGCGCAATCACTCTCCGTTACTTCCAGAACCAGATGGGGCAATATTCCATTGGCCGACTCCTGCACGTCTGATACGAAGCTGTCGGCGGCCATTTGAGCAGCGGAGACCTTCACCGAGATATAGAACGAATTCGCAACGCTCAACTCGGCGAAATCGCGGGCTACGGCAGCAAGCATGAATCGAGTCAGAGGGCCAACTACTTTGCTGTGTTCGAGACGATTCATGAAATGCGCTGGCCCTCCCAGACCAAATTCAAGATTGTCCCAACGAAGCAGCGCTTCAATGCCGACGCACTTGCCAGTGCGGATACGGATCACTGGCTGATACTCCAGGCGAAACTCTCCGCGCTTCAATCCTCGTCGAGCTGCGCGAGCAAGTCTTGCATCCGGCGTAAATTGCCATCTGTAGAGCGCCCAACATCCAAGGACTAGCAGACAAATAAGCCCCAGACCGAGCAACACGTAGGCGCCGAAACGCACGGCCCAAGGATCGAAAGAAGGTGCACTGATCGCTTGCGACGACGGCTCGACAGGAAATATCCTGCTGCCCTGCACAGGCACGACCCGCTCAACACACGCGCGACCCTCTCCGCATTCGGCCAGAATCGGCAACCTTGGCGCCGATTGGATAGCATCCCCAGCAGGCGCCGACACGGGCGCCGGGGCCAACGCGTCCATGCTAAACGGCACGCTGGGCTGAGCCACGATAGAAGGGCTCACTGCTACGGAAGCGTCAGGAATAACGTTTGTGTCGGCCATGCTGCCAAGCGCCCCACCGCCGATCTCCAACGGGTCGAGCATTGAAATGCAACGCAGTTGGTGAATGTCCACCTGTCCTATCAGGCCTGCGACCGGCCCCGCCAGCGTTGCGGGTGCCGGTAGCATGACGGGAAGCGTGCAGACGGTGCCGAATTGCAGACGCGCAACGTGCTTCGGAGCAGTCATCTCCGACAATCCTTGCGCAAAGGCCGCGATCCGACGCCCCACGTCATCGATCACACTACCCGGGCTCGTGTTCGCATGCGCGGGAGGTTCCAATGCGGCGAGAAGAAAAAGCATGACGAACAGTGATTTAGTCATGCGAAAAGATGGTTTATCGCCCGGTCTCACGGCGTCACGTTGGTGGCTTATGGCAATCATTCTTTCTCTATATGCGCACGATGCGCTTGGCTTTGTCGGGCGGCTCGTCGCTGCGTTCCCAACTGTGAATTTCAGAGTAGCCGTGCCGCGATGGCGAGCCGCATGGGCCGTGCAAGAAAGTATCCCTGCGCAGTTGTGACGCCCAGCGCCTTCAACGCATTCAACTCGTCGGCGGTCTCGACACCCTCCGCGACAATCGTGCTGCCCGTCTCGTTGGCGAACGAGACCATCGCCGACACAAGTGCCCGTCTGTTGGAATGGACGTCGATGCTTCGGATCAAGCTCGAATCAAGCTTGATCAACTCGGGATGCAGATTGATGACGTGCCGCATGTTGGCGAAGCCTGCACCCACATCATCCACAGCAATCCGGACTGAACGGCGTCGCAGCGGTTCGAGCACCCGGATCAGTTTGTTGTAGTCGGGGACGCAGGCATGTTCCGTGATCTCCAGGACAATCCGATTGGTCTCCATGTCGGCAAACACATCCTCGAGTTCGCCACTCAAGATTGTTCCCGGGGACGCATTGACCGCTAAATAGAAATCCGGAACCGCCGCCAACCCCGCAAGTGCCTTGCGAATTGCCTTGAGTTCCAGAGGCACGGTCATGCCGACCTTGACAGCATCGGCGAACCACTGGCTTGGCGCACGCGTCGGCGTGACTGAGAACCGAGATAGGCACTCAAGGCCGACGACGCGACGAGGGTCCAGCGAGTAGATCGGCTGGTAAACGATGGATGGCTCGTCTGCTTTCAGCACATCCTGTATGCGCGCCATCGTCGCTTCACGTTCTCGAACAAGTGTGGCGTTTGGCACTTTTATACCCAGCGAATCAGATGGAGCCCTAGCGTCCGATTGGGCATCACGAAAAAAAGCGCCGCGTAGACGGCGCCCAAAAGAAACTTCCAGTTTCGAAGTTGGCCAACTGGAAATTCCGAGGCCATAGCAACCAGGTCGCTTCACGACGTTGGGGACGTATTGCTTGACCATTCAGGCGCCGGTCACCAAACGCATATACGGAATTGCGTTCGGCGCTACCTCTCCTCCCGCGCGTGACCATGACGGTGGTGGCACATCGGTCCGCTGTTTGGTGTGTGGCACCGCGTATCACGCGCTCGTATGGTTAGCAGTGTGAAGGATGGGGGTGCAAAAAACAGACTCAGATTTACGCAAGAAAAACTGCATCAGACGTGACGCCCGCCGCGCGCATCGCCCAATTAAGCGGCGCGAACGCGTGTTCAAAGAATGCGACCGCCTGGGTGACGGCACGCCCGAATGAGCTAACATACTGGCGCCCACAGACAGGAACCCAAACACGAAAAGGAGAATTTATGGCAATGTCGGAACAGAAGAGAGCAGCCTTGACGCGCATTCAGCAGGCGCAATCACGCGCGGCATACGAGCAAGACGTGTGGAGCCGTGCAATGAAGTCTCACGGCGATTTCATCCAATCCTGCCTCAACGCCGGGATCGACTACAACTCGGCAAAGCGCCAATTTGCGGAGATTAACCGCGACCACCAAGAACGCTTCTCGAAGGTTCTGGAGGAAATGTTCGAGGCAGAAAAGGCGTATCGCGAGACTCCGTGACGGACGCTCGACTGACGCGCGCACAGCCCGCGACGCGGGCTTCCTCAATGCGGTCAATATCAACACATACCCGAACCGCGCAGCCCGTCTAAACGCGTCTAAATCGGTCCCGCCTCGGCGCTTTCGGAGCAAAAAAGAAGGCGACCGAAGCCGCCTTTCAAAGCACCGAAACGCCACCAAATTCTGTTGTTGACCGTCCCATACGCGAGCGGCTTTGATCGACGGCTCGCGTATGGGACGGATGTTATCCGTCCCGTCTGCGCGCTACTCCGTCTTGAGGGTCAGCCCGAGCTTCGTCAAGATCGTCGTCAGAAGCACGCTGTCCGGGTTCGGCTTCATGACGCCTTTCTCGCGAACCGTGAGCTTGAGCAGCGGAAAGAGCTGGAAAATCTGGTTCGCTTGCGCGCTCGCCGTGCCCGGTGCATACGGACGGGCGAGGTAGTTCTTCTGGAGGTTGCCGCCGACGCCCGAAGACAACTGGCCGTCCTCCGCGAGCACCTTGAAGGCGCGCTGCATGTATTCGTTGAGCTTGCCGCCGTTGCGCACCCATCCGAAGAGCTGCACCGCCTTCTCGCCGACCTTCTTGGCCGTCTTGTTCGGGTCGTCCAGATCACGCAGCAGCGCCGAGCGCTTGGCTTCGAGCTCTTCCGGCGAAAGCAGCGCATCGGCCGTCTCCATGATCAGGTAGTCGTGCGCCTTGTCCCCGAGCTTCGCCATGATCTTCTCCGACTTCTTGGCGAACGGGTTGCGCAGCACCGAAGGTGTCTTCGGCTTGCTCGCTTCCGCGGGTGCCACCTTCGTGCCCGCCAGGTCCGTTTGCGGGGCGTCCGACGCTTCCGCCTTCTCGTCGCCCGCGTCATCCGTCGAAGCACTCACGTCGCTCGCCATCGAGCGCATTTCCGCGCCGGTCGGAAACGGCCAGTGAGGCAAGGGAGTAACTGCCGGGGTTTCGGGCGTCGCGCTCGCGTCCGCAGCTTCGGGCGCTTTCTCGCCCGCGCCCTTCTTTTTGGAGCGACGCGGAAGCGAATTGACCACGACGGCGGGCGCGCTGCTCGCGACCTTCTCGGTCTTTCCGGCGCGGGCGCTCTTCTCTGCCGGCGCTTCGATTTCGGCGGGCGTCTCGTCCGCCTTCGGCTCGATCATCCCGCTCGACATGACGGGCGCACTGCCGCTCTCGGCCATTTCCTTCATCAGGTCGTCGAGAATCTGGTTCTCGTCCACGCCGCGCGCTGCGTTGATAGGCGCCTGAGTCGTCGTTTGAACTTGCATGGTGTCACTCCTTAGTGAGTCGTTCGGTTTCGGTTTTTGTTTTGTCGCTCAGTTGCGACAGAACGAACTTTAAAGACCCAACTTTGGCAGTAGTGACAGGCGAGGCACGTTTCCAATGAGGTCGCCAGAAACGAAAAAGGCGAGCTCGCGCCCGCCGTGGATACAGTCGCCCGCTTGGCGCGGGCCTCAGTCAGTGACGCACTTCGTCTTCGGTCATGTAGCTGCCGGGGCTGCGGTGCGCCGCATGGTCCAGGTTGTCCAGGCACTTGCCGAACGCGATCATGTGCGCGCTGCGTTGATCCGCCGCTTCGTCGTGCCCGTAGTTGTAGGCGAACTGCATGATGCCGCCGATCCAGCTATTGCGGGTCTCGTCGTCAATGTTGCTCGGCAGCGGCGTGCCGCGGTTCTGGAAGCCGATCTCGGCTTCCTGGCCGACCATCCTGCACATTTCCAGCTTCTTCGCTTCGTTGCCGTAGCTGAAGGCGTGCGCGGCGTTGGCGGACAGTGCGATCAGGGTTGCGATCAGAGTTTTCTTCATGGGCGGTCTCCGCGTTGTTCGTCATGAGAGACATGATCGAGTGCTGTTCTTGGACCCACAACGGGCTTGCAGGCAAAAAGAAAGGCGGGTGATCCCCGCCCTTCGAGATCGAGCCGCATGATAGCGAAGCTCGATGCGCTTGCCAACAGTCACCTATGACTGAGAATGCCGGCGCTTCAGCCAAGCCCCAACGCAGCACGAATGTCCCGCTGCGCCTGCGCGTAGCCTTCGCCATAAGCGATGTTGGCGATTCGGGCCGCTCGTTCGCAGTCTTCCATGTTGGAGAACCGTGAGTTCGGCGAAAGGGTGCCGCCGTAGTAGCTGCACTCCACTTGATGACACCCTGCCACATACGGCTTCCCTTCCGAGTCGTGTCCGGCCTTGAACGGGTCACGCTTGCTCATCATTCACTCCTTTCCGGCCACGCCGCGAAGATTGTCCAGTCGTTGTCGGGCTTGTAGAACCCGCGCTCCACGCCCGCGAAGAAGCACGCCATCATGCGCTCAACGTCATACTCTGCCCCGTGCGCTAAGGACGGGTCGTAGGGCAGATTGAGCGCGAAGCAGAGCTCGCCAAGACGCGGTGACTTCCCGTCTGGCGTCGCCCATCGCGCATGCGTCAACGTGCAGAATCCGATCAGGTCCGGCTTGACGTGCAGACCGAGGCGCTTGAGCTCGCCATTCGTGAACGGCGCGTCGAACCCGCCGTTGTGCATCACGATCAGGTCCGACTTGTTCAGCTCTTCCACGAGTTTCGGCGCCACGTCGACCCACTTGGGCATCCCGACCAGATCGTCGTAGGCGATCCCATGAACCGCCTGCGCCTTTGCATCGATGGCGCGCTCGGGGTCGATGCGCGTCACGAACTTGTCCACGGGCTTGCGGGTATCGAAGTCGTAGTGCAGCAGGCCCACTTCGATGATCCGATGGCCGTCCACCCATTTCAGTCCGGTGGTTTCGGTGTCGTATCCTGAGACGATCATCCCGCCGCTCCTTTCCGCTTCCTGCGCTCGTGCAGCTTCACTTCAAAGACGGTCACAACGACGAGCGTCGCGACGACGCCAAGTCCAACGCCGAAGAGAAACGTGTCGACCACGTGGCCCAAAGTGCAAAACATCGTCATGGCTCGCCTCAGTCGCAGGTGCCGCCGTCCGAATCCGTCTCGGCCGGCTCGTCAACGATGGTCGTGATGGCTTCCTCATTCGGAAGGCGGAACTGCGTCTCGGGCGATCCCATGCGCTCGATGGCGGATGCCAGACCGGCGCTTTGCTCCGGCGTGAGGGCGCCATCGGTCAAGTCGGTCCCGACAATCGGAGCGAAGAACGGCCGCAGAATCTCCTGTGCCTTGTCCTCACCCATCGTGCTTTCGATGTGTGCCTGCGTTCGCGCCAATGCCGCCCGCCAGTCGAACGAGCTCGACTGCGACAGGGCTTTGCCGCTGATCTCTGCGGCGAACCGCAGAAGGTTGTTGACCGGCGCTTTCACTTTCGAGCGGTTGGCTGCAACGACGATCTCTCGTGCCGTGAGACCGTTGATACGAAGGGACATGCGAATCTCCTTGATGAAAATTGCGGTATCGGTCAGTTACGACTGATACCGCATTGAAACCTACAGGTTGTGGATCGTCACTTCACATTGACCATCGGGCGAACATCGCCAGTGCCGACGATCATGGTGCAGCCCTGATGCGAGGCGCACGCCTGCAACGCCATGTTGTATTCGTGTTGCAGGTAGGCCGGCGTGAGCGATTGCGTCAGCTTTTCGTTCGCCTGGGCTTCCTGCTCTTTCACCTGGACGAGCTGCTTGGCGGTCTGCACCTGCTTTTCAGCCATGATCGAATTGCGGATCGCGTCCTCGACCGACGGGTCGGTGTGGATCGTCCGCACGATGACGTTCGTGACCGTGAACGTGTTCGGGTTGTCCTTGTCCAGCCGCGACTGCAACTCAGCCTTGATCATCGATTCCAGCGGGCCACGGTTCGTGTGCAGCGTCAGACTGTCGAAGTGCGACACGGAGTCGTTGATAACGCCCGAGGCGACGTTCTGGATCAAGACGTAGCCCGGACGCACGAAGCCCTCACCCGAGAGTTCGGCCGACTGGCCGGCGCGGCTCGCCTGGAAGTTCGGCAACGCGGCCGGGTTCGCGCGATAGTAGATCGTCACGTCCAAGTCCTTGAGCGTCAGGTTGTCCTTCGCCCGCGGAGTCAGCCCGCCGATGTCGACCGTCGTTTCCTTCGCCGTGTAGATCGTTAGATGCGACAGGATCGCGGTGTAGAAGCCTGGCTGCTCGACGGTCGGCTGAATCTGGCCGAATTGCGTGCGCACGCCGACCTCTCCCGAGTCGATGAAGCCGCAGCCGGTGAAGAAAAACGGCATCAGAACCGCCAAAACTACGAGAATGAGTCGCTTCATGTATTCCTCAAAAGATGTGATCGACCGTGATCAGGACGTTGATTGCGATGACGGTCAAAGCAAGCGCAATCACGAAAAGGGCCAAACGCTTCGTCAGCGTCCAGGCGACCGCGCGAGTCTTTGCGAAAGGCGCGGCGCTGACGACGCGAATCAGCCCGTAAAACATAGCCAGCAGCAGCAGGCCGATGAACGCGACGCGAACGATCACAGCGCCACCTCTTCGAAAGCCTCGTGCTCGGGCGACACGATCTGGAATTCGCGGCGAAAGTCCTCGCAACGAACCCATTCGGGATCAGTGGCGCCGGTATCGAAGTTCACGCGAGAGGCGCAGACGCTCGTCACGTAGTAGATGTTGCCGGTCAGCTTTTCGCGGATGGGGTCTCCCGGCTTCAGGACTTCCCACAACGGCGCGACTGGCGTTCGCATATGCTTTTCTCCTTTCGTTCAGTGCAAATAGTTTCGTTTCGTCTCATCGGTGAGCATGGACAGCTCAACCATCTTTTGCGGCGCAAATTGAGGCTTCGTCTTGACGAGGACCGAGTGATCGACAAACTTCGTCACCCCTATGCGCCAGATCGCCACGAGCTCGTAGTCGTGCTTGTAGACGTAGAACCGGACAAGCCGGATGGAAGGCGTCGTGACCAGATGCTCGTTCCAGATTTCGACATCGATTCCGACTGCGGGGCCGTCAAGCAGGTCTTGTGGCGGACGCCAGAAGATGTGTCCTCTGCTTTCCTCGATCTCCTGCTGCGGGTATCGAGCCTGCGAAGAAAACTCCAACAGGCTTGTGATGCCGCTGGCTTGCCAGTCCTCATAGACCCAGGCTGGAAGCTCAACCCGACGAGCCAGGACCGATCGCTCGCGCGACAGTTCATACATCCCGAACTTCCTGTCCCGACCAACATCGATGAACAACTCAATCCCGCCTTGCTCCAACATGCGCGGTTTTGCACCGCCCCGCGCGAGACGAACGTCCATGACGCCTCCTATACGTCAGCTATGACTGATATTCCGGTTAATTGAGCAGATCGAGGCAGCGCGAACGCAGCCACTTCATGTCGTCCAAGCTCGGACGCCGGCTCTGCGAGAATTTCATGGCCTCCGGGCGACCGGCCGGCAGGAAAAGATTTGACCGCGATTCCATGTCCTGGAACTGGTGCAGCCCAAGCAGCACTGGCTCGCCGACCGTCACTGCTCGCAACGTGTGAATGTCCGATGTGCTGTTGAAGTAGTGACTGCCACGACGATGCCGGGTCGCGTGCGGCACAAGTCCGGCTGTCGCGGCCGGACGGAACGAACGCGTCTCCGTGTGGTAGACATGCCGGTCCCATTCGCCGCCCTCGCGCTCGCCGAACTTGATCTCGTCGAGCTCGCCGGCAAGAACAACGGTGTCGAACGCGTAGCGGTGGGTATGCGGATGCAGAAGGAAGCCCGAGAAGTCGTTGGAATCGCGCTCGATCAGGTAGAGCTTGAGCGTGACCTTGGGGCTACGGTGAAGGCAGAGGTAGTGCATGCCGTCGATGATGTGATTCATCACCGAATGGTTCATCATTTCAACGAGGTCCATTTCGGCAAGCATGGTCCGAGCCGATTGCGGTGTCATGATCTCCAATTCCCTGAAAAGTGATGCGCTGACACTCAGCGCTGACTGATATTCTACAGAAAAAGAAAGACGACGCAAGCGCGTTTGACGGCGTTTGCGTCGTTGCCAGGTTCAAACCGCCTTGATCGGGATCGTGCGGCGCCGCGGTGTTTCTTCGTGCTGGAGCAGGTTGCCCCAGATGTCGCGGCGCTCCGGTGGCAGCGTGGGTGCGCCGATATACGTCGGGATGAAGCCCGTCATCCGCTCAAAGCTCAGAGCGAACAGGACGATGTTGTCCGAGTAGGAGTTCGCGCACGAGGCGTTCCAGTAGTCCCCTTCGAGGAACATGCACGAGCCCTTGCAAAGCTGAAGCACCGGACAGCCCGAGCAGTTCGGCCGATTCCGCCAGTGAGCAGCTGAATGCACGCGCACCTGATCCATATCAGCGATGTTGCCGGCGCAGTGCGATGTGCCGTTCGGAGCCGTTTCCACAGCGCTCACGTTCTGGCAGGTCAGCACGTTGCCGCGCAGGTCGATCGCCAGCACATGCGGGTCATCCATGCCGCACTTCTGCCCCAGGAAGCGCGCCTCGCGATGTGAGAGGACGCTGCGTGTGAAGCTGTCGATCTTCTCAATGACGCCGGGAAAGCCAATGTCTCCGCCAGTCGAGTAGATGTCGTTGAACGCTTCACGCCGGAACGCGAAGTGCTCGGCTTTCGTATCCAGAGAGCTGCCGTATCCGCCTTCGTCGTAGGCGTCGACCACACTCCCCTCTCCGAGAATCACGTTCGGGTCGCCCGTGAACTTGACGAAAAACTCGTGGATCGCCTTGCGACTCGTATTTGCGCGGTTGAGCATCGCATTGAAGGAAATCCGGCCAAGCGGCCTGAGCGCGCGATACAGACCGAGAATCGCCTCACGCGTCTCGGGCACTTCGAGAGGATCGGGGCCGCGCACGTGCTGACCCGGACCATCGTGCGAGATTGCAACCGCAAAGCAGTTGCCAATCAGCCACGACGCGATCTCTTCCGTCATCAGGGAGCCATTCGTGATGATGGAGTAGCGCGGCTTCGTCTTCCACTCCCGGAAACGTTCGTTGATGGCTTCCACAAGCGGACGCAAGGTCTTGATGTAGACCAGAGGCTCGCCGCCCCAGAATTCGATCTTGAGCCCCGCAGCCTCGTCAAATTCGAGCGCGTCCAGGCGACGCATGAAAGCCTCGATGTCCTTGCGGCTCGTCTCCGGTGGGCGTTCGACAAAGCGTTGCGAGCAATACTCGCAGGAGTAGTTGCACGAAAGCCCGAGCTGGATCTTCAGCAGGCGCACGTGACGCGACTTCGAGAGCGGCGCGTCGATCGAGAATGGAACCGCCTCGGGCCGATCTTCGACCCGCTGATCGGCGCCAGGATACTCGAACACGGTGCCATTCTCCGCGCGCAGCGTATTCGTCTCGTTGTCGTATTCGAATTTGGCTCGCGTGCCGTCCTGCTTGGCCGCGATGATTGTAAAGAGCATGGTTACTCCTTGATATGAAGGGCGCGCGCCGATTCCCATTCGAGCGCGGTGTAATCAAAGGCGAACTCGTTGACGCCGGCTCCGACCACGTAACCCTCAACGATGATTGGCGAGCCGCCCGTGACCGGCAGAAAGATCGGCGTTTGCGGATTGGCGTAAGCAAGGTGGGTCACTTCCCGCTCAACAAATCCGTCCAGGTGAGCGAACTCGACGCCGGGGCCACCCATGAGCGAGTCGTTATCGCGAAGCCCGCCAATAACGCCCATTTCGACCTCGCGACGCCAGCGCTCCGGGTTGGCAGACCACCACCATTCACGCGCACCGCGGCGGGTCCAGAATGCGTGCTCTTCCGACCACGCGAGCGACCCGTCGCCAAACGCCATGAGACGGCGTGGGCCGACAATATCCACGTGCAGGCGCTCGACGCGAGCTGGCCCGAGCGGACCCATCACCATGTCGCCGGACTGGATTGTCTCAATGCGACGCCACGTGCGGTCAGCCATAAGAACGCGGCTACCGGCCACAAAGCAGCAGCAGGCGCAATCGCAGTTGCAGTTGCAGTTGTAGGAGGTCGCCCCGGTCGTGTTGCAGTTGAACGCGGCTGCGTTCTGGGTGCAGTTGTAGGTGCAGGCGCAGTTGCAGTTCGGCTGAAGCCAGGCGCGTGAGTCGCAGTTCGTGCAATTGATAGCGTTGCAGTTGTTGCAGTTCGCGCTATACGAGTTGCAGGCGAAGCAATTCGAGCACTGGATGTTGCCGCAATTGCAGTTCGTCGGGCAGTTGCCGTTTGAACAGTTCGCGCAGTTGTTGCAGTTTCCGTTGTTGCAGTTGCCGTCCACGTTGCGCTGATACCAGGCGCGACCGTGCAGCGAGTTCAGGTTCGCAACCCCGTCCTTCGTGTTGTTGCGAACCCAATTCATGTCCATGTAGGCGTTGGATGCCCATCCGATCTCGCTATCGATCTGCGAAAAATAGATGGTCCCACTAGCGGGAAGTGTCATTGCAGTTTTTTCTCCAATGCAGTGACTCGCCGACGCAGCGTCTTGACCTCGGCACGCGCCTTCTGAATTTCGGCGCGCGTCTCAACCACGAATTCCTTCAGTGCCTCGATCAGCAGCGGCGAGAGCTTGTCGTAAGCCACCGTGTCGTATTCGACGCCATCTGGCGATACCGCCGTTGTCGACACGGCTTCCGGCAGCACACGACGCACGTCAGGCGACATGACCCCGACATCGCGCTTGCCCGGCTTGCCGATGATTGCGTGATCGCGCCACGTGAAGCGCACGCCATTGAGTGACAACACGCTGTTGAGCGCGTCCTTGATAGGCTCGACGTCCTCTTTCAGACGCGGGTCCGAATACGCACCGATGTTCCCGGCTGCGATCATGTCGCCCGTGCCGGTGTTGACATACCAGCGCCAGGCAGAAGCGCTCCACCCGCCGATGCCGAAGTAGCCATCGGCGCGCAGGTGCATTTGCAGACCCCAATTGCTCTGGCACAGGAACGAGAGCGCCGCCACGTTACCGTCGCCCGTGCCGCCGTTGTTCTGGATGGTCATCGACGAAACGTTGCCGGAAGTCGTCGAGCCAGCGGTAGGCACACTCGTTACGTGGCCCGTGAACTGACCGCCAGCAACCGGGAAGTAGTTGGCGGGGTTGAAATTGCCGGTATCCCACGGGGTAGCGCTGCCGAAAACCGGCCGCACAGCGAAGGTCGCAACGTCATTCGAGCCATACGTGACTGGCGCTGTAGCCGACGAGAAGTCGCCGGCCGTAGCAGTGTTGCGCTGAAGGATCATCGAGCCGCCGCTCGAAATCCATCGGAAGCGGCCCGCACCGTTTGATTGAGTCGAGTCGAGCCACGCAAGCTGTGGCGCTGCGTAGTTGAGGGAGACCGTGCCAGTGTGCGTGCCGCCAGCCAGCGGCATATAAGAAGCCGCCACGTCCTGCGCGAAGATCGGCGTCTTGTTGAAGTCGCACACGAGCATCCAGACGCTCGGCGAGGTCGACGTGAGTTGGTAGAGCTTGTTCAGGTCTGTGCGGAAGCACGGCATTCCCACATACAGATTCGTAGTGGGAAATGCCGTGCCGGCGTTGCAAGAAATCGCCGTTTCATCGTTCGCCAGCAACAGGCTGAGCGAGCTAAGCAGGCTGGTGTTCGGATCGACGTTTGTGAAACTTTGCATACGCTTTAGACGAGAATCTGTCAGTGTTGACTGATTCTATCACGCGGTTTAGGCAGCAAATATAAGGTTTGGACCAGGCCGGCGTAAATGCGCATGATCAGCCCGCCTTCTGCCCCATGATCAGTGCCATGCCGCCCATCATGTCGAACTCACCGGGCTCCAGCTCGGCGACGCGCACATGGTTGTATAGCTGCGTCTTGTCGACAGGCAGCGAATCGACAAGCGTGGTCGTCGTGCCGTCGCGATGGTTGAAAGTCGCGCTGATCGTGTCGCCGGCATGCAGCAGAATAGGAGCGATGTCCTTCTCGTAGATGGTCTTCATAATTTCCCCAGTAAAATCACTCAGTTACGATTGAGTGTCGGTTTCGCGGTCGCCTGCGATTGCCGCGATTGGAGAGCCTTCGGCACCCAACGCCGTCAAGCCGGCGCGCATCACCGTGTGCGTCGCGTAGGCATTGATCTCAACCTTCGCCTTCTGCACGGTGTTCTCCATGTGCTCGCCGAACTACTTCAGGACGAACGGAAGGTTCGAGACCAACTCCTGCCGCGACATGCGGATGTGCCCGATCAGTTGGTCCTTCTGCTTCTGGCTGATTTTCATTTCGTTGATCTGCTCGACCAACTTGTCCAGGTGCTTGAGCGCATCACCCAACGTTTCGCGTGCCTCGCCCTCGAACTGGTCGATCCGCCGCTCCGGCTTCGGTAGGCCCGGAATCATTTCGTGGTTCCGCTCCACGAGCGTGCATTGGACGCCCATGCCAACGTTGAAGCTGCTGACGAACTCGGCCCATTGAGCCTCCGACAGGTCGACCTCGATATAGGTCTTGCCTCCCATCGCCCAATCCCGACTCAGACTCCGGTGCAGCTCGGACGCGCGAATCGTCACGCGGACGAAGTGCTGATGCTGGAAATCGGACCCGTAGAGCATGGCGCCGCCGCTGACCCGGCTGACCGCTATCTGGGCGAACGCCGGGTGACGCACAATGTCTTCTTCGATTCCAGGCGAGCTGCGATGCTCGACGGTTGGCTGCTGAATCTCTCTCATGCTGCTCCCCCTCACGCCCCCTTGACGCACAGGACTTGCTTCAGCGTGTGGACGACTTCGACCAGATCGGTCTGGTTCGCCATCACCACGTCGATCGGCTTGTAGGCGCCCGGAATTTCATCCAGCACCGCGTCATCCTTGCGGCACTCGACGCCGGCCGTCTGCGCCTTCAGGTCGTCCAGATTGAACAACTTCCGGGCCTTCGCGCGGCTCATCTGCCGCCCTGCCCCGTGCGAGCACGAGCAATAGGACTGCACATTGCCCTTGCCGCGCACGATGTAGCTGCGCTGGCCCATCGAGCCGGGAATGATCCCGAGATCGCCTTCACGTGCGCGAATGGCACCCTTGCGCGTAACCCACAGGTTCTTGCCGAAGTGGTTCTCCCGCGCAATGTAGTTGTGGTGGCAGTTGATTGCCTCCTGCGTGATCGAGAACTCAACCGGGATGTGACGGCGCAGCGCCGCGATCGTCGCATCCATCATGACGCGGCGGTTCTCCAGCGCATACTGCTGCGCCCACTCGACAGCCTTCACGTAGTCGTTGAAGTCTTCGGTGTCTTCCGGCAGATACGCCAGGTCAGCGTCGGGCAGGCGGATGAAGTAGCCCTCCATCGTCTTCTTCGCCTTCTCGATGAAGTAGCTGCCGATCATGTTGCCGATGCCGCGCGAGCCCGAGTGCAGCATGATCCACACATCCTCGTTCTCGTCGAGGCACAGTTCGATGAAGTGGTTGCCGGAGCCGAGCGAGCCGAGCTGGTGCCACGCCTTGTCGAACACCTTGTCGCCGAGCGCCTGCTTGATGCAGGGCGTGTCGTGGAACGCTCGCCACAGCGGGTGGACGCCTATGTCGTGTCCAGGCGGAAGGTAGCCTCTCTCGTGAGACCCGCCAGCGCCGAGCGGCACGTCACGCTCGATCTGATGGCGAATTGCGGTGAGACTTTCCGGGAGATCGCTCGCCTTCAGCGACAGACGAACCGCGTTCATGCCACAGCCGATGTCGACGCCGACCGCAGCCGGGATGATCGCCTTTTCGGTCGCGATGACCGAGCCGACCGTCGCGCCCTTGCCTGCATGCACGTCGGGCATCAGCGCAACGCCGTTGTGATGGATGAACGGCAGGCGCGCGATGTTCTTCGCCTGTTGCAGCGCTTCATCCTCAATATCGGTCGTCCATACCTTGATCGGACGGCCACCCTCTTCCTGAATGACTTGCTTCATGGTTCTCCTACCCGGTTAAAGTTCCTGATAACCCTTGCTCACGAGCCGGTCGCCGAGCTTCTTCATGAAGTCGGCCGCTTCCGCACTCGTGTGAAATTCCTTCACGGTTTCGTCGTGGTTCACTCCCGCGAGCCATTGCGTCACAGTGACCTTTTGCTCGCCCGCCACGCGCTTGATGACCATTACGGTGTCGCGAAGCACATAGGACCGCTTCTCGACCGTTTTATGCCCTTGCAACACTGCTTGCGATTCGCTCACCGCGGCAGTAACGTCGCGCGGGACGAGCCCCGCGCTGATGAGCCACACAACATCCATTCCCGTGCTGAACTGGTCTTTCGTCAGCTTGCCGTGATCGAGCCCGGTGCAAAGAAACGCGAGTGCGTCATAGGTCTTGCGGGCAATCTCATCCTTCAGCAGTGGCGGTTCACCGTTCATTAACTCCCTCTCATGCGCAACACTGCGCGAACAGCACTAATGGTAAAGACGATCGCCCGAACAGTCAATCAGTTGCGACTGACTATCCGGGCGCGTCTTTTAGTGCAGACTTAGACCAGCCTGCTTCAGCCGGAGAGCAGCGAAGTGCGCCTCACGAATCACGGAACCGACACAGTAATCCACCGCCTCGACCCGCTCTCCCAGGTCCGTCTTGTTGCGCTGGATGTAGCCGTGCGGCACATTCAGGCGCTCGTCGCAGATCAGGCCCAGGATCAGCGAGTTAAGGTGCTCGATATAGGCCCGGTTCGGCACAGCCTTCCCTTCCGCGTCCGCGATCTCGATGCCCGGTTGCACCAGCACAACGACGCCAAAGCGCTTGTTCGTGATGTCGAAACACTTCTGGACATACTGCGCGAACCGCTCCTGGTCCTCGTCGGACACGCGGTTGTTGATCGCTTCCGCCATCGTGTAGCCGATCATGTCGAGCGGGGTTCGGTCAACGATCACGGTTTTGCCGGCATGGCGGGCAAAGATCGCGTCCACCCGGTCGAGGATGATTTCCTGCTGCGTCAGGCGTTCCGCGAACGTGTGCTCCTTCGTCAGGTCGAACCCGAGCTTCTTGTTGATGGCGCTCACCGACGTTTCGACGAACTCGATTTCCGCCTGCTTTGCATACAGACGGGCAAGCGTCGTCTTTCCGGTGCGGTGCGCACCGCACAGTCCGATCATCATTGGCACTTCTCCTTCGACTTGTCGCAGTGGTGCGGCGGGACGATGACCGGCGTCACGACTGCACGCGGCGCGACAACAGGCTCGGCGATGTGCGGGGCCGCAACGGGATGTGCCGTCACTACTTCCACCGGGTGCGCAACCACGACCGGATGTGCCGCTACCACGACCGGGTGCGCTGCCACAGCCACCACCGCGTTCGCTTGACGCGTGTAGACAACCATGCCGGCGACGATCAGCGCGGCGAGCAGATAGGTGCGCAGCTTCTTCATGCCGACACTCCTTCTTCCAGCAGCTCGCGCTCCGCAGCCGTGTCGCGGTTGACCGCCTGCTCGTTGCTGAAGGAGCCTGTCTTGTAACGGCCCTTCATCTTGTCGGTGAGCTTCTTGACGTTGAGCGCGTCGACTTCCTCGCGCGTCGCGCCGATCGCATCCAGCCCGAGCTCGCGATACCAGCCGCTATCGCCGAACTCTTCTTTCAGGTTCGCCATATCCAGCGGTTCGCCGGTCTCGAACGACTTCTTGATCGCTTCCAGCAGCTCAGCATCTTCCGTGAAGCCGCCGAGCGCCGCGTGCAGCAGGCGGATGTCGACCGTCGCCAGGTCGGCGTTCGGGTATGCCTTTGCGAACATCAGGCGCGTCGTATCCGGGAGCTTGTCGTCGGAGCTATAGGTGTTGCTCAGCACGCCGTAGGCGAGCGCGTTGAGACCCGCTGCGGCGCTCTGCACGGCCGGGACGAACTTCGCCTTGTCGATCTCCTTGCCGTAGTAGACCGACCGCTTGAACTGATCCATGATCGTGCCGACAGCGACGGCCAGTTCCAGCATTTCAAGGAACGTGACCTTGTTCAAAGCGATGGTTTCCGGCTTGCTTTCCAGGGCCAGCACTGCTTCACGGTATTGCGTCGGATTCATTGATGAAACTTTCCTGTCTGTGGTTGATTAACGGAACTGCGGGCCGGCAATCCAGCCGACCAAGCTGCGACGAATACCCTTCGTCACGGGCGTGACCCGGTGCAAGCACCAGGACGGAAATGCGTGAACGTGGCCCGGAGTCTTCGGCACGGTCGTGGTCGAAATGCCGTTGAACTCCAGCTCACCGCCCTCGTATTCGTCAGGATTCGAGAGCGGCACGACGACGGTCAGCTTGCGCGGCGCATCGGTCTTCAGACCCATGTCCATATGCCAGTCGTAGTGACCGGGCTTTTCAGGCGAGCCGTGATAGACCGTGTATTGCAGCGAGTCGACGAATCCGAACAGGTCGAATCCGAAAAACTTCGCGTTCAGGTCTGCCGCATACCGGCCGAGCGCCTTAAAGAGCCAGTCCGACTCGGGCGTGTGATCGATCCAGCCGACCTCGGTGCGCCGAATCTGCGCGAGCACTTCCACGTTCGTCTCGTTGAAGACGGTCGCCTGCTGCTTCTGCTGCTTCTCGCCGAGCTCGATGATCAGAGCGATGTCTGCGGGATCGAACGCACCGCGCCAGCATGCGTAGCTCTGGTCGAACTGCGGCGGGCCGGGAGGAATGAGATAGCCGTTCACGCTGCCTCCCGCTCCAGCATTTCGCTTTCCACCGCCTGACGGAACTGGAACCAGCCCCGGAAGTTCTTGCACCACTCGCGCTCGAACGGCAGCGGAAAACCTTGATGCTCGGTCGGCGACGCATGCAGCGGACGCGAGCCAACCAGGCGCTCGAAGAGCCCCTTGTCCTTTTCGATGTTCGGCTCCTGGCCGTCGTGCGTCAGATACGACGTGCGGGCGCAGCGAGCCGCCGAGATTTCAGCGAGAAACCACGGGTTGACGCCGCGAACGTTGCGCTCTTCGGCGGTCACATACGGCAAGTGCCAGTTCTCGACATCGTTCTCGTTGTAGGAGCGGTAAGTCGGATGCGACGCCGCAATCGCGCGCTTCATCTGGATCGCCAGCTCGCGAATCTCCGGCTGTGCGTCCTCGTGATCGCGAAGCTCGAAGAAGTTCTCCCACTCCGTTGCCGTGACGACTACGCTGATATGCAGGAACGGCTCCAGCACGCGGTTGACGACCTGCTTGTGAAGGCCGAGCGCTGCCAGTGCTTCTGCCCGATCGGCAGCAGAGTTCGCCGCCCATCGCCAGTTAGAGACGCACGTCGCCCAATCCGCTTGCTCTGCCTTCGCCTGCATGCCAGGTTGGTTGAGGCCCCAATGGATCGGCATGGCCGGATCGTTGCGAACCTGCTCGATCATCTTGGCGACCGGGATCGCACGCGACGAGCTGGCGTTGCGGCTGAAGACGCGATGGGTCATTACTTCGCTGTGGATGAACCGCGGATAGCGCAGTTGCAGCGTCGCGAGGCGAATGCCGTGCGGGCTGATCGAATCCTCGATCATTTTGGCTTCGATTGTCATGCCGCCTCCTTCACAAGTTCGCCAGTCACGGCGATTGCAGAGTTACCCATCAGAATCGCTTCAACAGCCACATCCGGGCGGCTGTAGTTGTTGATGTCCAGCGTCAGACGCTCCAGGTCCGAGTTGCAGTCCGGGTAGTTGTCCGGGTTGATCTCGTATTCGAGCGTGTGCTGGATGGTGATACGTGCCCTTGCCATTTCAGTCCTCGAAAATCTTGTGGTCCTCCACTCGGACCAGACTGTTTGCGTCATTCACGTAGACGACGCGATGTTGAAAATCAGGAAGGTCAGCCGACTCCAGATGCGCGAGGCAGTTGACCACCACCTTGTCGCCCGGTGCGAACAGCCGCGCGGGCGGGCCATGCAGCGTGATCTCGCCGGGGTTGCCCTTGATCGCGTATGTCTCCCAATGCTGGCCGTTCGCCAGGTTGTTCACATGCACGAACTCGTAAGGCAGAATCCCCGCCGCTTCGAGCAGCCGCGGGCAGATGGCAATGCTTCCCTTGTAGTTCAGGTTGGCGTCAGTCACCGTCGCGCGGTGGATCTTCGCCCGCACGAATATCCGGCTCATCAACGGCGCCCCGAGCGGAAGGAGCTGTAGCCCGACGAGCGGTAGCTGCTGAAGCTGGACGACGAGCGATACGCGCTATAGCCGGAGGACGGCCGGTAAGTCGTCGTTGGCGCGCGGTAAGTCGGCGCAGGCGCCGGACGCGTAATCGTGACCGTCTTGTTGATGACCGTCGTGTTGCGAACGACCGGGGCCGGCGTGTAGTGATGAACGACCGTCGTGTGACCCCATCCGCCGAACAGATGACCCATCATGTAGCCCTGCCAGAAGCCGTCATTGGACGGCTGCTGCACGACCACGGGTGGCTGCTGAACAACGACCGGACCTTGAGCTGGCGCTGCTGCTGCGACGACAGGTGCCGCCGCTACAGGTTGCTGTGCATAGTCGTCGTGGCGGGAACTGCAAGACGCAATGGCTGCTACTGCGACGACAGCCACCGCTGCCGCCGCGATATACCGCATTCGCATGATTACTCCAGTTGGTTAATGGGCAACTACTGCCTTGTCGAGCTGCTTGGCTCTGACACATGGCTACCGCTGGCACTTCGGGCTATCTGCCCGACGCCGATCGACCGGCGCCATGTGTAAGAGTCCCGGTGTTGCGGACACCGGGAACCGGGCGGGCTGAATTACTGGCCCTTGTAGACCTTGGCCGGGCTGTTGAAGTCGTCCGGCTGTGCCTTGCTGCACGCCGCAACCGACAGCGACAGCGCAACCACCGCCATTGCCACCACGAACACCTTCTTCATGCTTTCCTCTCTCAGGTTAGGTTTGAAAATCTGTCAGCTACGACTGACAGATTGAATGTTACGCAAGTCTGCCCGGATATGCAATCAGCTATGACTGATTTACCACGTAATGCCTCAGTCTTCCCACCCGTCGAGGGTGCCCACCGAGTAGTCCACGACCTTGCTCTCGAAGAAGTTCTTCTCGCGCTTTTTGGACGGGTCAGAGAACTGCTCAACCCACGGGAACGGGTTTTTGATACCGGGATACAACGGCTCGATACCGATCAGGGCCGCAACCTCGTTTGCGCGCGACTTGCAGTATTCATCCATCAGCAGGTCCGACAACCCCGGAACGCCCTTTCGGATGATGTATTTGCCCCACTTGGTCTCCAGCTCGGTCGCCTCGCGCAGCAGCACTTCGGCGTCGCTGTAGAACGTAGGCCCGTAGACTTCCGGGTTCTCCACCTTGTGCGTGAAGTGCATGCGCTTGAACAGGTGAAGGTGCGTGATCTCATCCCGGTTGATGAACTTCACCATGTCCGAAGCGCCGATCATTTCGCCCATGCGCCCGAGCACGTAGAAGACCAGGAACGCGCTGTAGAAGTAGATGCCCTCCAGCGCCATGTTGGCGACGATCGCGCGGGCGAATTGGGCGTGCGACTGCTCTCTCGCGAGGATTTCCGCCTGCCGGATGATGTGCTCGTTCTTCGCCGCGAGAATCCCGTCCTGCTCGAACCGCATGTAGACCGCCATCGGGTCGGCCGACACCGTTTCCACGATCTGCGAGTAGGAGTCGACGTGCAGCGCCTCTTCATACGCCTGGCGCTTGATCAGCATCGTCACTTCCGGCGACGTGATGCAGTTGTCGATGTTCACGAGGTTGTAGAGCTGGATGCCGTCCAGGTTCGAGACGAACGACAGCGCCGAGTCGAACGCGTAACGCTTGCCCTCGTCGAGGCGCCGATAGCACGGGCCGTCTTCGGTCAGGTTGACTTCGTTGGCGGTCCAGTTGTTCGCGAGCATGGTGTTCCACATGTCTCGCGCCCACACGTGGCGCATGGGAGAGATTGCCATCAGGCGGGATTGCGGGCCGAACGCCAGGCGTCGGGCATTGATGATTTCAGAGCTACGGGTCATGCTGCACCAGGAGGTTGAGGGGTTGTTGCGATCAATTGCTGAAACTTTGCGAGCGCCGCCTTTGCGCGCTTGCCTTGGTCCTGTCCGCCGACTGCATAGAACTGGCACGCCGCGATGAATGCCTCGATCGGCTGCATGCCGTCCGTCACGTCGGGCAAAATCGCTGCGAACTTGCCTGTCGGGACGCGGTTGAGGATGCCCTCTTCTACCGGCGTCGACATCGGACGCGCTTGCTCGCGGGACGGCTCTACGCTAGGCGCGGGTTTCGCGCGACCGGGGAACTGAATGACTTCTGCCACTTTGGTTTCTCCGATAAAAAGCGGGCGACTTGCGCCCGCTCTTGATTGTATGTCAGTTACGACTGATTCTCACTGGCATGCTTCGCACTCGGGGTTGTCGATGCTGCACAGCTTGACTTCCGGCTCCGCGGTCGTGCTCGGCGCCGTCGACACAGACTGTGATTCCGTCCGCAGGTAGTAGGTCGTCTTCAGACCCAATTCCCACGCGGTCTCGTAGATGCGCGCCAGGTCTTTGCCTTTGGTCCCGCGCTTGACGAAGATGTTCGTCGACTGCGCCTGGTCGATCCACTTCTGACGGCGGGCCGCTGCCTTCACAACCCAGATCGGGTCGATTTCGAACATGCCCTTCGCCAGCTCGGGACGGCCATACTTCAGCGTCGGGTCGACCACCAGGAAGTCACCGGACAGGTTGGTCTTCGAATACACCAGATCGACAGCCGCCTCGATGCACGGCGTCGTGCCGGCGATGTTCGAGATCGTCGCGGTCGGTGCGATTGCCATGCAGTTCGAGTTGCGGATGCCAACCTGCTCGATCTGGCGACGCAGCGCGTCCCAATCCCGGTGCGGCCGGAGCCCGATGTCGCGTGCCGTGTCGATCGGCAGAATGCCTCGCGACCACTTCGAGCCAGCGAAGGTCGGATACGCGCCACGCTCGCGTGCCAAGCCGACAGACGCCTCGATGGCGTCATAGCTCCACTCTTCGAACAGACGATCGGCGAAGTCCAGGTGCTCGTCCGACTCGAAGTCGATGCCGCTCTGCACCAGATACTCCATGTAGCCCATCACGCCAAGCCCGACCGGACGGTGCTTCAGGTTGGACTCGCGAGCGCGCTCGGACGGATAGAAGTTGATGTCGATCACGTTGTCGAGCATCCGCATTGCCGTGCGAACCACGTGGCGGAACCGGGCGCGGTCCTTCGTCGGGTTGCAGCGCGACAGGTTCACCGAGCCGAGGTTGCAGACGAACGTCTCCGTGTCCGAGTTGTTCAGGGCGATTTCCGTGCAAAGGTTCGAGTTGTGGATGACGCCGACGTGCGACTGCGGGTTGCGGCGGTTCATTTCGTCCTTGAACGTGATCCACGGGTGGCCCGTCTCGAACAGCATCGTCAGCCACTTGCGCCACAGTTCGATCGCCGGCATCTGACGGACGAACTTGCCCGCGGCTTCCAGCTCCAGGTAACGCGCTTCGAACGCCTCGCCGTGCAGCTCGTGCAGCTCCGGGTATTCCTTCGGGCTGAAGAAGCTCCAGACGCCCCGCTCTTTCTGACGCTTCATGAAGAGGTCCGGCATCCAGCCAGCCGGGTAGATTTCGTGCGCACGCTTGCGCTCGTCGCCCGTGTTCTTCTTGAGCTCCAGGAAGTCGGGGAAGTCCGGGTGCCACGGTTCGAGATACGGCGCAAACGAACCCTTGCGCTTGCCACCCTGATTCACCGCCACCGCCGTGTCGTTGTAAATCTTGAGGTAAGGAACGATGCCGGAGCTGATGCCCGACGTGCCACGAATGTGGTCGCCTTCCGCACGCACGCGCGTCCAGTCGGTGCCGATACCGCCCGCATACTTCGACAGGTTGGCGCACTCTTCGATCGTGCCGAAGATCGACGCGTGCTTGTGCATGCCGTCCTCGTTGCTGATCGAATCGAAGACGGTATTGCCGTAGCACGACGACAGTTGCGAGTGGCGCGTGCCGGCGTTGAACAGCGTCGGCGTCGAGCTCACGAATTCGAGGTTCGACAGGATGTCGTAGAACTGGATCGCGCGAGCGGTCGGGTCGTCTTCGTTCAGCGCGACGCCCATCGCCACGCGCATCCAGAAGTGCTGAGGCATTTCGATGATGCGCCCTTCCGGCTTGTCGCGCAGGAAGTAGCGGTCTGCGAGGGTTTGCAGCCCCAGGTAGCCGAACAGGAAGTCACGCTCGGGCTTGATTGCGTCATTCAGGCGGTTCAGGTCGAACCGTTCGGTGTCGCCCATGCGCGGGTCCAGCAGCTCGGCGTCGAACGCCTGGATGAGGTAGCTGCGCAGGTGCGGATAGTGGATCGAGTCCGCCGCCTGCTTATAGACTTCCTGAAGCAGCAGGCGAGCCGCCGCGAAGTCAGCGTCGGGGTTGCCGATCGCAATCTGACCAGCCGCCGCGCCGATGGCGAGCCGGTGAATGTCGGAAGTCTTGATGCCGTCGTAGACGGCCTTCTCCACCGCCTCGAAGATCGAGGCCGGCGACACCGACAGACCTTGGCAGGCCCACTCGATGCACTTCAGAATCTTGCTGGAATCCTTCGGAGCGCGCGTCCCATTGCGCTTGATTACAAACACAGTATCGTCCTTCATAGGTTCGTTCACAGGGGTCGTTGATTATACGTCAGTCACTTACGACTGAATATAAGCGGTTGAAAATTACCAGTCACCTGCCGAGGGCGTCAGGGGTCTGTCCGGGTGAGGCTTCGGGGCGACCGGCATCTGCGTGTGCCAGTCAACGTGCGTCCAGTCTGTAGAATGCGCGTGCTGCATATACAAGTCCCGAAACACGCTTGCGCCCCGGTCGTCGATCGTCCGCTTCATCGCAGCCTGCAACTTCCCGTCTTCAATCAGCTTGCGCCAAACGTCGTCGTCGACCGCCGCGCACTCGTCGACCCATACGCTGTCGATCTCGAAACCGGTGATCGTTGTTCGTCCTTCGTCCCGCATATGTTCGGACACGGAAACTCTCCAATCTGTCATTTAAGACTGATTACGCGGCGATGCGCATCCCTGCCCAGAATGCCGCAGCCTGCTTATATTGATCGGTGCGCAGACCTGCTTCGATCGCCGCCGTCGCGTCCGCCAGATGCTCATTTGCGTCCGCAATGTCGCCCTTCTTATAGGTCTTGCCGTTCCGGTCGTATCGCAGCCACGGTGCCTCCGGATATTTCCCGGTCGCCCACGCGATCATTTCGAGCTTCGACGCGTCTGGCTTGCCGATTGCCGCCATTTTGACTTCGGTCGGCGTCACCTGGATCAGCGGCACCGGGCATGCGGCCAGAATGCCCAGGCAAACGCCATACGACGCCATTGCACGGGCCGATTGCGAGCCGACCGGCACTTCAGCGAAAGCCAACGCCACGTCGGTCAGATTGGTCATCATGCCCTTGTGCAGCAGACGCGCCCGCTCCAGGTCTTCAGAGTTCTTCCGAACCTGCTTGCGAGTCGCCTTATCCTTCTCCGGCGCTGTCTTCACGAGGATCAGGTCATACGGGTTCAGCTCCAGCGTGTCGGTATCGACGAACGCCTTCACGATGCCAAAGTTGCTGAGGCTCGGGTCGAGCCCTGCGATACGCAGCTTCATTTCCTACCAAGCTCCAAAGTTGTCGTCATACTGCCCCGCCTTTTCCTTCAGGCGAAGCTCTTCCACTGCTGCCAATTGCGCACGCCGCAGTCCAGCAAGCGCCTCGATCGAGTCCTTCTTGAAGATCGAGTCGAGCGCCGCACGCATCCCGTTGAACTTGTCGAGTGCTTCACCGACCGGCACTTCGATGAAGCGGAACTTCTCGGCGCCCGCGGGCGCCAGCGTGAGCACGAGGTCTTTCCCGTTCGCGAGGTATGCGCCCCTGAGCCAGAATTCCTCCAAGCCGATCAGACTTGCGATCATTGCGACGCCGCGCTTGCCCGTCGCGTTGAACTGTGCGGGGCCGGTCAGCGTCACCTTGAAGTCGCGCCACTCACACGCTTCCGTGATCAGTTGCGCGAGCTTCTGCCCCTCCAGGTCGGTCGTCTCCGGGTCGGGCGGATCGTCCACCCAGAACCCACTGTCGTCGAAATGCCCTCTTGCCTTCGTCATGCCCTTCTCTTACATAGCGTGATGCGTTGCACCTTCCACGCGTGACGTTTTCCCTTCACGCGTGACCGTAATGATGTTGTCGATCCAGTCGGCGAGGTTGTTGTGCGACACGACGATGACGGTGCCGCGCTCGCGCGCCTTCTTGTTCAGCATGTCCATCAGACGTTCGAGACCCGCGTCGTCGAGCGCGTGATCGATCTCGTCCGCCATGAAGATGTTGATGGGCTTCGTCGCCCGCGTCGCCACGAGGTCTTGCAGCGCGCTTGCGGTTGCGAGCCGCACCTTGCGCTTCTCACCACCCGACAAGCCCGCGAACCCGTCAGAGCCGTCCTCATACGTGACTTCGATGTTGAACTTCTCTTTGGTCTCGCCCTTCGCGGTGCGCGTCAGCGTCGACCAGACCGCTTGAATGTTCCCGTCCGACAGCACGCCCAGATATTCAGACGTGCGGGCGTTTAGGAAAGGTGTAACCGTGTCGAGAATGTGTGCGCGCACGCCCGCCGGCCCGAACACTTTCACCGCGTCGTTGGCGACCGCCAGGGCCTTGTCGGCCGCTTCGAGCTGCGTTTCGAGCGTCGCGAGCGTGCCTTCGATATGCTTGACGCCCGCTTCGCGCTCTTCGCGCACCTTGGTCCACGGGTTCGGCTCGGTCAGCTTCGCCTGGGCCTGCGCTTTGATCGTTTCCACCTGCCCCTTGAGCGAGGCAATCTCGCGCTCTGCCGTCTGCGCGGCGGTCAGAACCCTGCTGAGCATCTGCTGCTCGGCGCTGATAGCGCTCACGTCCGGCATCGACGCCTTGAACGCTTCGATTTCGGCCCGTTTCGCGTCGATTCGCGGCCCCATTTCCTTCAGCGCACGCGCCTTCGGAAGCAGCTCTTCCTTCGCCTTGCGCAGCCCATCCTCTTGCGCCGCCTTTGCAGCCGCCAGGTCGTGCTCGCAATACGACTTCCCGCATTCGCCGCAGGGAGTGCCAACGCGCTTGTCGATGTTCTCGATCGCCTGCTGACGACGCGTCAGGTCTTGCTTTCCGTGCTCGACCGCGGACTGCGCGCGCGTCTGTTCTCGCTCCATTGCCCGCAGCTCGTTTTGAATCGCGGTCAGCTTCGCCACGCGTTCGTTGTGCGCCGTCAGGTCGCGATTGATCTCGTCGATCCGGGCTTGGGTGCCGGCGACATCGAGCTTGGCTCGCGTCGTTTCCCGCTCCTGAATGCCCTGCTGAAGCGGCAGCACGCCACGCAGATGATCGCGCGCACGGTCCTTCCGGCCGCTCTCGAATGCAGCCTCTTCCGCTTGAGCCTGTGCGAGCGACGCTTTGGCATTCGTGAGGTTGTCACGCGCACTGACGACGCCCGATGCGAGGTTGTCCCGGCTGCTCTGCGCTGCGAGCGCCTTCTGACGCGCGATGCGATACGCTTCCGTCAGCACTTCGACGCCGGCCGCTTCCTCGATGAGCACCTTCAGTTGCTTGTCGGTCATGCCAGGCAGGTCGGGCATTGCCTCCTGCCCCGCGTAGACCGACGCGTTGAATACGTCCGCGCTACAGCCGACGATCGCCTCGACGACTGCCTGGGTCTCCTTGTCGGTGCCCTTGCTTATGTCGGTGCCAATGCCGGTCTTCAGGTCGCGTTGTGTGACGGTCAGTGCATTCTTGCCGACCGAATGCTTCCGATGCCGCACGATCCGGTATTCACAGTCGCCGTCGACCAGAACGACCGCGACGTAACAATCCTTCTTGATCTTGTTGTTGACCACCGAATCGCCCGTCACGCCACGCGCGGTGATGCCGAACAGGCACCACGAGATTGCATCCAGCAGACTCGACTTGCCGGAACCGTTGCTCTTGGCGGACGGCTCGGCGAGGTTGATGCCCTGCACGAGCAGCAGCCCGCGCTTGTCCAGCTCCACTTCGAACTTCCCGAGCTTAAGGAAGTTTTCGCCTTCGAGTTTCAGAATGTCCATGTCCGCTCCTTATTCGCTCAATGCGCCCGCGCGTGCTTCGGCAAGAATCTGCGCACACAGATCGTTGACCGCCGCTTCGTTCTCGAACTTCTGGGCTTTCACGTAGCCCGCCACACTCGCTTCGAGCGTCTCGCCCTTCGTGACTGTCACGGCGCCCGTCGCACGCGTCGTTTTCGCGCTCCCTTGCGGGATAAGCACGACTTCGCGCGCACCATGCGACGCGAGAAGCTCGCGCAGCGCGGCGACCTCTTTCGACTTGGCGCCCGAGTCGATGAACGCCCGGATGTAGTTGCCTTGCACCATCGCTGCGAGCTCCAGCTCGTCTTCGCTGCCGTTGATCTGCACGAACTCCGGTGCGTGCGACTTGCGCCACGTCACACCGTCTTCACGCACGATCAGAAAGCCCGCCTTTGTCCCCACGTCGCTCCACGTCTGGTGCGTCGTCGCACCGATCGACCAGACCTTGCCGGGAACGACTTCCTTGTGGTTGTGGTAGTGACCCGTGAACACGCGACGGAACCCGAGGCTTGCCAGGTATTCGCCCGTCAGCCCGTGATCGGGAATGCCGAGCAGCACGCCGTCGACGGGCGCATGCAGAACAAGGTCGACGCCAGTGCGGTCGACTGGATCGATCAGCTCCAGCTTTTCCTTGAGCTGACGCACGCTGCCGAACCACGGGACGACGACGATGTGGTCGTGGACGTGCAGACCGTGCTCCCACGAAGAGACCACCTTGCAGCCGACGTTCTCCAGCGCGGTCGCGGCGCTCGAAAGACGCTCTGCATCTTTCCCTTCGAGGTCGTGGTTGCCGGCGTCGATGATGATCTGAAACCCTTCCGCGATCAGTTCGCGATGCAGGTCGAGCACCGGGTTCAGCACGGTTGGCGCGAGCGAGCCGCGCACGTGGAAGGTGTCGCCCGCATTGACGATCAGGTTGCCGCCCGCCTCTCGCAGCTCGTTCGCGCACCGACGCAACTCGTCGAGCTGGAACTGAAGGCGTGTATTGACGCCCTTCTCGTTGACGGCATTGAACTTCTGCCAGTTATGGAAATGCTGATCGGATACGATCGCGTAGGGTTTTTGCTGCATGGCTTTCTCCTGGACAGTCATCTTTGACTGATTATCTGGCCGCGTAGAACAGGTGGTTTCCGATCCGCTCGCGATATGTGACTTCTTTCCGCCACCACGGTCGCGAGTATGTCGCGTGATAGTAAGTGGCTCCGTTCGTGATGTCTGGGAACCTTCCCGAGAGGACGATCCCTGCGATGCGCTTCGCGAGCGCCCATGAGTCGTCGTCCTGCATCACATACTCTTGCTTCACAGAGAAAATACCTCTGCGACGCTGGACATACAACGATGTCCAACTAAACTGCTTCGGCTTCAACACGACATCGCAAACCTTCTTCGGATCGTGATCTGCCCGGTTCATCGTTACCAGAGCCACCGCATACTGCCCTGGAATCGTTTCCCCTCTTGCTTCAAAAAACACGTTCGCCGCGAGACATAGAAAAGCGCTCGCCAAGACCATCAGTGACCTCCTTTTATTCTTTCAGCTTTGACTGACATTCTAACACACAAACCTGTAAGGATTGGGTCAGCGCAGACGCATCGCTTTTTCGATCGCCTTCGCTCGTGTGTCAGGCCGGACGCGGAACTTCGAGAGTGGCAGGCCCCGCTGAAGGGTCTCGTATCGGTGCCGGAATGAATGCTCGCCGTAGAAGTCGTCGATATGGGTTAGCCAGACCTGACGCTTGCCCTCCTTCTTGATCAGCACGCCGATAGCGAAGCAGCCGCGTGCCCGCGATTGTTCGAGCGTCCGGTTGTCGATGCACCACGCCCATTTGGCTTGGAAGATTTCCCGCTCTTTGCGGTGCGCGAGGTAGATGACCTTGCCGCTGTCCAGGTGATACCAGCGGCCGTAGAACTTGCCATTGACGGTGTGCGGGACGATTACCATGCGCCCCACCCTTCGTCGTATTGGACAGCGGTTTCGACGGGCGGGGGCGCTACGGTGTCCGGGAACTCGATGCGAACGCGTGGCGAGTCACCGAGCTCTTTCCATTTGCCAATCGTTGAACCGAACTTGCGATGCAAGTCCTTGACTTCCTGGATTACCTTGTCCAGCAGTTCGTTCGTGTCTGAATCGAACTGGTTTCTGCCGGTCTTCGCCTCTTCGCTGCGCAACCAACACAGCCAGCCGGCGTCGTCGATGATCACCTGCTGGACCGTCTTACCCTTGTGTCTGCCGAAGGTCAGCGTGTCCTCCAGCGTCAGAGTGCCTTTCACGTTCGCCTCCAAAGGAACCGAGGCGAACCCCGGTTCACTCGATTCTTTCGAGATAGACCACAACCGCGCGTTTGGTCGGAAGCGCGATGTGCGGCCCGTATAGCTTCCGAATGTAGGCGAAGAGGCGTGCGGACGATTCAGTCTTGTCCGTGCTGTGAACCTCGGTATGGTTCATTGCTGCGTGAGAGAGACAGAGCTCGCCAAGCAAGCCCGGTTCGATCTGCGTCACGCGTGCGCGACCGAATACAACCTTCCTCTTCCCTTCCATCAAAAAGACTTCATCGCCGACCGCGACCTTCTTGAGCATGCCGGTGCCGAGCCGGAACGTGTTGAACGCGCCCTCGAAGCCGGTCAGCGGCGGGATGAAGTCCAATACCAGTGTTTCCATAGAGCCCTCACAGTCGATCAGTGAATCGATCGACTATACCGGGCCAGCGAAACGCCTGGTTTAGGCAGCAGCAGCGAGAAGCAGGCTGCGCAGTTGGCTTTCCAGACCTTCCGCGCGAACCTTCTCGGCGAGCTCCTTGATGAAATACTTCTTGCCGTCGATCCACGTCACACGAGGCTTGCTGTATTCGAGCTTGCCTTCAGCGATCAGGTATTCGATCAGCGTGAAGTTGTAGTCAAAGTGCGCCACGCCCAAGTCGTCGAACGTCAGACGCAGATCGACCTCCTGGAACGGCTTCGTGAATTTCGACTTCACTACCTTGGCGCCCACGTTCTGACCGGCAAACTCCTTGCCGCCAGCGGCGTTCTCCATGATCTTCGAGCGCGACAGGGCGACGCGGGCCGACGCGTAGAACTCCATCGCCTTGCCGCCCGGTGTCGTCGTCGGATCGCCGTAGACGACGCCCGGTTTCGTGCGCGTCTGGTTCAGATACAGGAACGTCGCGTTCAGCTCGCCGGCCCAGAACGCTTGCGTCTTCAGCGTGCTCGACGTAACGCGTGCGAGCGCCGTCGTGTCGTTCATCGTGTATTGGTCGATCTCCTTCTCGGCTTGCGACTGCGGCAGCGCTGCCGCGATCGAGTCGAAGACCCACAGGATCGGCGCATCGGGCGCGATCACGCCAGCCTTGCGGAGCAACTGAGTGGCTTTCGTCGCCTTCATGTTGCCCTCTTCCCAAGTCTTCGGCCGATAGTAGAACCAATGCGGACGCTCGTCATTGAGACCGAAGCCCTTCGCCAGCTCGACGTTGAAAGAACGCTCCCAATCGATGAAGCCGGCGATGCCACCGAGCCGCTGCGCCTGCACCATCCACTTCGTCGCGAGCGCGGTTTTGCCCGTCGACGAGTCGCCATACATTTCGACCAGGCGCCCATACGGCAGACCGCCGTCATAGCGGCCCGAGATCGCCTTGTTCAGCGGGGGATACCCCGTGTCGATCCACTGCGTGACGGCCTGCTCTTCGTCGTTCTTGCCAAGCTCCTTCTCCAGCAACGCCAATGCGTCTGCCATGCTGCTCATTTTTACTGCGCTCCAATGAAAGGTCTGATGAAGTGATCGACGTTGTTTGCGATGCTGGAAAATCCGAGCTCGAAACACACGTCCTGAAATGCGCTCTTGTCGAACGCGCCGCGGTCGATTTCCACGGTTGAAGGGTCCGGCTTCTGCACGCGGAGAAGCTGCATGAGCCGGAAGTTGCGTCGATAGACGGTGCGACCTTCAGGGCTTGCCAGCCGCTCGTGCGCCTTCTTCTTTGGCGTCACCGCCCCGCTGTCGACTGCCTGCCAGAAGCGACGCACCGAGCCGAACTCCGCAAGGAATTCAGGTGCGCCCTTCTCACCGATGCCGCCCACGCCGGGAACCACGTCCGAGCTGTCGCCTTGCAGGCACTTGCCTTCGAGAAAGTTGAACGGCGTCTTGTAGCCGGTCTTGTCGAAGAAATTGCGCGCCGTGATGACATTGCGGCGATCGAGCGTGTCAACCCACTCCACGTTCTCCCGAATGAGCTGGAGCCAGTCGTGGTCGCCCGTGTAAAGGTTGATGTCGTTCGATGGGTCAGAAGCGAGTCGATCGACGAGATAGCCCGCCATGTCGTCTGCTTCATGCGTTGCGACGGTCAGTTGTCGGACGCCCAGAGCGCGAAGCGCCCGCACCAGAAACGGCTTTTGTCGTGCATACGACTCCTTCGCCGCGAGCTTCTTCGGGTCGTTACCGCGATTGGACTTGTAGTCCGGGTGCAGATCGAAACGCCACTGAGCGCGACCATCCCAGAGCACCTGGAACGTGCGGCCCGGTTCGTTCGCGACGACGTTGCGCAGACGGTTGAGAAAACCAAAGACCGCTTGCGTCTCCATATCGCCCGACTTCAGCTTCGTTGCGTGGTTGCATGCGTGACCCCAACTGTTGCCGTCGATGAGTCCGTGTCTTGCCATTTAACCTCCAGAGACAGTAAGGGCCGGACAGCCTTTCGACCACCGGTCCTTATCCGTCAACGTTGACTGACTATCCGAGCTTTACTGCTTCAGGAGCTCGTCCAGTTCAGCATCGAGGTCCACCGTCGCTGCCGCTGCGGGGGCTGCGGTTGCAGCAACCGGTGCCGCCGCTACCGTTTCAGCCGGGAATGCGGCCGGTGCAGCAGCAGCCGTTGCAGCAGCCGTCGACGCGGGCAGAGCCGGAGCCGCAGTGCGCGGTGCATCGGAAGCGCCCGGTGCAGCCAGCAGACCTGCGACCGTCTTGACGGCGATCTGCGCGCGACGCTTGCCTTCGTCGCTCGTCTGCTTCACATACTCGTCCAGGTTGTTGAGCTTGGTCAGTGCGTCAGCCGGGACGTTGGCCGGGTTCGGGGACGGAACCGCCGTGTATTTCGTGTTGAGACCCTTGCCGTCCTTGTTGATCTCCAGCTCCATTTCGAACGCGCGATGCTGCCAGGAGCCGACGATCTGAAGAACTGCGTTGAAAACGCTGCCGGGAACTTCGAGAATCTGCGGCGTGTTCGGCTGTTCGCTTTCGGGCAGAAGCACGTTCAGGAGGTAGACCTGATTGGCCTTTGCTTCAGCGAGCGTTTCGCGCGTAGCGTCGTCGACCAGCTTCGATGCGCGGGCCAGCTCGTCGCAGATTTCGCACGGCACGTTGTCGGTGCGGTGCGAGCACACGTAGACTGCCTGGACCGTGCCGGTCGTGTCCTTGATGTAGTGCTGACCGAACTCGCGCCAGAAGACTTCGCGTTCGGTTTCGCGCCAGCCGGGAAGGAGAACCACACGGTTCTTGCCGGGCTTCAGCTTCACGGTGCGACCGTGACGTTGGAGAGCTTGTTGCTTGTTCTTGACGAGGGCGAGAAGTTTGGACGTGTCCATGACTTTGATCCTTGAAAGAGAAAGAGAGTAAGTTTTCGCTAGTCTTGTCATCCGGCTAACTGCGCCCTCTGACAAGACTATTATCTGTCATCGCTGACTGACAATCAAGCGTTGCGCAAGGCGGCTTTTGCGCTTTCCTTCATGTCGTTGAAGGCGTTGTCGCGCGCCTGCTGCTCCATCACGCGCAGTTGACCCTGCATTTCGTTGCGACGGTCTGCGCCGAGCTGCACGAGCATGTCCTTGCGGTCGCCCATTGCCGCGACGATTGCCTTGTTCTGGTTCACGATGGACTCAGCCTCGATGACCAGATTCTTGACCTTCTGATACGCCTCGTCCTGCCGGACGGCCGACTCGATCATCTTCTCGGTCACTTTCTCGCCGGCAGCAACAAACTGGCGACGATACTTGTCGCTCAGCGACGCCTCGGTGAGCTCCAGCCGTTGCTTCAGCTTCGAATGCTGCTGCTCAGCCATCGCCGCCTGAACGCCGTAGAAAGCCCGCAGCCCCGCCTGTTGCATCATGTTCTCGTTGAGCGTCAGGTCGGATACGCGGGTATCCGCTGCCCACTGTTCAGCCGGGATGAAGTATCGAAGACCGAGCGGCGAGCGTGTCGGCGCGCTCTCGTCCGGTGCGACGCGTTCGAGCGTCGGTGCAGGCTCGACGGTTGGCGGAACAGCCGGCGTCGGCGGGACGATCGGTTGCTCAACAGCCGGTGTCGGCGCTGGAGTCGGTGCCGGTGTCGGCGTCGGCGTTGGCGCCACCTGGGGATTGCCGCCCTTCAGCGCGGCGAGCGCCGCCGCTTTCAGCGAGGCAGTGTCGGGCTCCGGCTGCGCGGGCTCTTCCGGGAAGACGGGCGGTTCCACTGCCGTGACCGGCTCCAGCTCTTCCTTCATGAAATAAGACTCCGCGGTCGGCGTCGGTGCTGGCGTCGGTGCTGGCGTCGGCTCAGGCGTCGGCTCTGCAACCGGCGCACTGACCGTTGCGGGCGCGGAGGCCGTCTCGGGCGTCGAATTCGCACGGGCAATCATGTCCGCCGCTTGGGTTTCCAGCTCGCTCATCAACTCGTCCAGCTCTGCATCCGAAATGTCGATAGGGGTCGACATGGTTACTCCATCAGGTTTAGGGTTGGGTTGAAATGATAGTGTATGTCAGTGTTGACTGATTGTTTAACTCAAAATCTCGGCAACTTTTTCGAAAATCTCCTTCAAAACTTCGATCTTGGACGGATCGAATCCGATTTGCTGCGGATTTATCCCACACACAATGCTCGCGTCGAGCGCCGGGTCATACAGCACCTTGCCAGCGAGCTCCGCGCTCGAACCCTTCAGTCCGGGCGCCAGATACTTGATCGAGGCCGTGCCGAGCGCGACGATGATCGCCGGCTTGATCAGCTCGATCTCGCGCTTCAGAAAGCCACAACACCCGTTGATCTGGGCGTTCGAGAGGAACTTGTCGTTCTTCTTCGCCTTGACCAGCGTCGTGTAGTAGCCCTCGTTCGGGTTCAGCCCGACCGCCTTGATGGTTTCGGTCAGGTAGGTCGCCGCGTCGCCCGTGAGCAGCTTGCCCGACTTCTCTTCCTGCCAGCTCGGGCAGTCCGTGACGACCATGAACTTGACCGTGTTCTTTGCCCGGACGTTCGGGTGCGCCTGCGCATGAAGATCGCACGCGGTGCAGCCCTTGTATTCCTGCACGATGTGGATGATCTTCGCTTTCAGGAAGTTCTCCGACAGGTCGGTTGTCCGGTCAGCTTTCACCGCGTCAACGATCAGCCCAGGAAGCAGGTCGATCTGGTCTTTGCGACGCGACAGGTCGCGCGGTCCCGGCGCACCAGGCGTCAGCTCCGCAAGCGCCCCTACCTTTTCGAGGTTCGCGACAGCCCGCGCGTTGATTTTGGAGCCTTTCTCGGCCGCTACGCGCTTGAAATGCTCTGCGTCGACAAACCGCCCGCCCTCCCGCGCTCGAAACTCGATGATCCGGCTCCCGATGTTCTCCGAGATACCCTTCACTGCCGAGAACGGCGCCAGGATGTGCCTGTCATCCTTGATCGTGAACTTGTTCAAGGACAGGTTCACGTCAGGCGGCAGCACTTCGATGCCGTATTTGCGCGCGTCCATCACGAGACCGGGCCGCTTCTCTTCGTCGACGATCGACATGCAAGCCGCGAAGTATTCGGCCGGGTAACGCACGCGCACCCACATGGTCAGGTAGGAGATCAGCGAGTATGCGCACGCGTGCGACTTGTTGAAGCCGTAGCCCGCGAACGCCTCCACCTTGTCGAACACGTTGACGGCGATACGCTCGTCGATGCCGTTTGCCTTGCAGCCGGCCACCCACTTGTCGCGCATCTGGGCCATCTTGTCCTTATCCTTCTTACCCATCGCCTTCCGCAGGTGATCTGCTTCGGTCATCGTGAAGCCGGCCATGTCCCGCGCGAGCTGCATAGCCTGCTCCTGGTAGATCAGGACGCTCGACGTGTCTTTCAGCGCGTTCACCATCGACGGGTGCTCGTAGGACGGCTCCATCTTGCCCTGCTTGATGCGCACGTAGTCGGCCATCAGGCCCGAGTCCATCGGACCCGGACGGTAGAGCGCGGTTGCTGCGGTGATGTCGTCGAATGTCAGGCGCTCGCGCTCGGCCAAGTCCTTCAAGAGCTGTTTCATGCCGCCCGACTCGAACTGGAAGATGCCCGTCGTGTCGCCCCGCCCGAACGCATCCATCACGTCCGGCTCATTCAACGGAATGCGGAGGTAGTCGACCGACTTCCCATGCCGCTCCTGAATGTATTGCTTGGCGATTTCGAGCACGTCCAGGGTCGACAGGCCCAGAATATCCATCTTGACCAGGCCCCAATCCTCGACGACGCGTTTGTCCCACGACACAACCGGCGTGTCGCCGCGAGTCTCGACCACTGCGCGGTTCACCAGCGGCTCGCCACCGACGACGACGCCGGCCGCGTGCTGTCCGAAGGACTTCATGACGCCTTCGAACTTCGTCGCGTGCGCCCACACTTCGGGGAACTTGTCCTTGAACGCGTCGATCTCCGGGACGGCCTTCGCGGCTTCCGTCAGCGACATCGGAATACCGTGCTCCTTCGGCACGAGCTTCGTGCAGGTGTAGTCGAACGGCTCCAACCCCATGATGCGCGCAGTGTCGCGCAGCGCTGACGCCGACGCGAGCGTGTTGAAGTTCGCGATGCCCGCCACTCGATCGGCGCCGTATTTCGCTGTCAGGTATTCCGTCACCAAGTGCCGCTTGCTCGACATGAAGTCCAGATCGGCGTCGGGCAAGTCGATACGGTCGGGATTGATGAAGCGCTCGAACAGCAGGTCAAACCGGATCGGGTCGACTTCGGTGATCCCGATCAGGTAAGCGACGAGCGAGCCGCCGACCGAACCGCGGCCTGGCCCGACCATCACGCCGTTCGTTTTCGCCCACTGCACGAGGTCTTCGACGAGCAGGAAGTAGCCGGAAAAGCCCATGCGCTTGAGCACGCTCAGTTCGTAACGCAGGCGCTCGCTGTAGTCCTTCAGGCGCTCCTTCGGTGGCAGATAGCCGAAGACCGGTGCGCCAAACCGACGGGTCCAGCCCTCTTTGCACTTCTCGACGAGCGTGTTGAACTCCGCGTCCGACATCTTGGGCAACGACACGTCCAGCTTCTTGAACTCGTAGTCGCACTTGCCGACGATCTCTTCGATCGCCTTCATACCCTCGACCCAATAGATCGGCTTAGCGAGCGCATAGAATTTCGCCGCCCGCGCGTTGGCGCCCTTTACGCGCTCGACCAGATGGTTCGGCTCCCGAAACCCGAAGTCCTTGACGAACTGGATCGAGCGCCAGGGTGCGTCTGTCTTCGTGTTCGAGGCGACGCACCCGAGAATGTCCAGACTCGCGGCATCCTCGTCCGTCTTGTAGAGCGTCGGGTAGCTGACGACCGTGCGTGCGCCGAGTGCGTCAGCCGTAGCCACCGCCCGCGCGTTCAGCGTGTCAAACAGGGGCGTGTTGACCGGCACCAGCTCCACATAGAGATCGTCGCCGAACTTCGTATGCAGCGAGTGAACGATGGCGCTGTGGTTCTCCATGTGGAACACATTGAAGAAGTCGCCCGTTGTCACCACCACGTCTTCGAGCGCCAGCACGTCGTCCAGCCCCACGCGCGAGTGGTAGTAGAAGTAGTCGGCTGAGTTGGCTTTGGTGAGAAGGTTCAGGAGCGATCGCATGCCCTTGTCAGTCTTCACGAAAACCTTCAGCGTGTAGGATGGGTTCGACTTTTCCTCTTCGCCACTCGACTTGGCAGGCACGCGATAACGCGGGTCTTCGTAGACCCGGAGCACACAGCCGACGATCGGCTTGATGCCCTTCTTCTTCGCCGCGTTCTGAAAGCTGACGGACGCATGCACAGACATTTCGTCCGCGAGCGCGACGGTCTGGTAGCCCAATTCCGCTGCCTTCTCGACGATGTGGTCGACCTGGAGCATCGATCGTCCGACTGAGAAGTCGGACCTTACATTCAAATGATGATTCAGATTCACGTTTGATCCTTCAACTGGATGGGTCGACCGCAGAAACCGCAAAACTTGTGGCCGTCATCGGTCGGCAGCGGCGGCAAGCTGAAGCCGACTTCAATGGGCGCTTCCATCCGTATCTGATGCCCGCATGCAGTTTTCCAGTCAGCGCCATAACCGTCCTGGTCGACCTTTCGATATTCACAGTTCATGGGTTTCCTTATGTATGTCATCTACGACTGACAGTCTATTTGCGAATCGCTGGATTGAGAATGAAGGACTTCCCGCTCGCCACGACGATGTTCATCGGCTGCAACATGGCGACCGTGATCGATACGTGCGACCCGGCCGTGCCCTCGCTCTGCCCGAGCCGTTCCATGAACGCCTTCTTGAGCTGCGCCTTCGTGAAGCCACCCTTGAGCAGCAAGTCGCACGCAACGTTCAGGAACCGGGGCGGGTGATTCTCGAACGGGTTCTCCCCTTTCGAGAGTGCGACGATCGCACGCTCGATCATGTTCGCTTTCGCGAGCACGAGCGCCTGCGCCTTCGCCTTGACGTTCCCGATGTTGGCGATCAGGTCCATCGTTCTCTGGTCGATCTCGAAGTCGACCTTGGCAACGACTGTCTTGCGTTCGATTGATTGCGGCAATGGCGCAGTCGTCGCAAGCGCGGTCTCCACGACGGCCGCTTCAGTCGGGTCCGGCGCCACGCCCATCTTCTTGCGCGCCTTCTCGTGCATATCGATCAGGTCTTTCACGTCGATGACAGTCCCGATCTCCGCGAGCGTCTTCAGCATCGCCTCGCCGCACTCCTTGTATGCGACGCACTGCTGGCAGTATTGCGAGTCAATCGCGTAGATGCTCGGGGACGCGAAGCATCCCGGAGCCTGAAGTTCTGGGTTCATTGCCGCCTCGATTACGCTCCGAAGATACGCTGCGCCAGGCCATTCACGACCGCCTGGTCGACCTTCGACAGCTTGTTCGTGAACGCGAGCGCGATGCCCTTGCTGAACGACGCCTTAGAGACGCCCAGACGCGCACCGTTGATCAGGGCGCGCGGCGAAATGATGTCGCTGATCTTCGAGCCGTCATACGCCTCGCGCACCTGCTTTGCGAACTGCGCCAGCTTTTTCGCATCATCCTCGACCAGACCCGCCTTCTGACGCAGAATGCGAATCTCATCCTTCTCGGACATGTATTTCTTGTGGATCGTCACGCCGAACCGGTCGAAGTTCGCCGAGTTCTGGATCGACGTGCCCTGATAGAGCCCGGTTTCGTCGCCTGAACCGTTGGTGTTACCCGTCGCGACGAAACGAAAATTCGGGTGCGGTCGAACGATGCGATTGGCGGCATCTGCCTCTTTGATGACCAGCGGCTTGCCTTCGAGCACCGGCTGATAGACCGACAGCACGTTCGGAAGCCCGAAATCGTATTCGTCGGCGAGATACGTCCAGCCGTTGAGCATCGCCATCGGCAGCGGCCCGAGTTCAAAGACGGTGTGACCGCCCTTCACCGTCCACTGACCGACGATGTGACTCTCTTCCGTATTGACCGTGTGCTGAACGCGCAGCAACGGGCGATTCGTGCGCGCACACACTTGCTCGAACAGCTCCGTCTTGCCCGAGCCCTTGTGACCCCAGACGAACACCGGCATGTCGAGCTCGAACCCGAGAACGACATCCTTCAGCTCTTCAGGGTCAAAGACGTAGCCTTCGTCGATTGCCGGCACGTAGTCCTGCTGTGAGTGCGGCGCGAACACGTTGATCGGAATGGGCTTGCCCTTCGCCGAGAGCGTCTTCTTGTCTGCTTCGAGCCCGAAGACCTCATGAAACGGACGTTTCGTCGCCGGGAGTGACAGCGAGACCGCTTCGGCCATTTCCGTGCGTGCAGCTTCAGCGGGCGCCTCACCGGAGAGTTCGCGCTTGCGCTCTGCGATCTTCACCTTCATGAACTCAGACAGCATCGGCGCATCGGGGAATTCTTGCTGGTAACGCTCGACCGTCCAGTCCTTGTGGTCGCGCTCCAGGTGCGTCTTGACCGCGTGAATCTGCCCACCGCAAATGCGGCACTGAATGGGTGTCTGGTCGATGGTGGCTTGCGACATGCCTCTTCTCCAATTTGTGATTCACAATGAATCTGCGTTTGTCAGTTACAACTGATATTGTGACGGGCGTCGCGTGGCCCGTCAATCAGCTACGACTGATGTCGATTACGAAAAAATGAGGCGCTTGAGCTGGTGCATCATCGTCTCCGCGAGCTTGTTGATGTCGCGCAGCACCACGTAGTCCGGGTAAAAGCGCCTCACCGAGTCGTCATTGATGCCCACGCCAAACAGTTTGATCCGCTTGGACGCGACGATATTCTGAACGACGCGCTTCAAATGCGACGCTTGTTCGTCCGTGTTGCCCATCGCTTGCGGGTGCCCGTCCGACAGAACGATCAGCAGCTTGCCCGCTTCCCGGCGCGTCAGTAGACGCATCGCCGCGACCTCCAAAGACTCACCATCGACATTGTTTCGGCGATGACCGTATGTTCGCAGGCCCGCGAAACGCGACTTCACGTCCGGCGTCATGTGCTCGTCGTATGTCTTCAGAATCGGCATGTAGAGCGGTTCGTATCGGCTAAAGCCGCCACCGCCGCCACCGTAGGTGGCATACGGGCCGACAGTTCGACGCTTGCGCGACAAGCCCTCCGTGCATTTGGCGAAGTCGGCGCCGTCGTGGTCTGCCGGCAAGCCCGTCGTGAAGCAAATGACTTCGCACTTGATCCGCATGCGCTCGAACACCGCCGCGCACGCATACGCCGCGTCAGCCGCGAGCCCGATCTTGTTGGACGAGCTCATCGATCCCGACATGTCCACAAGAATCTCGACCGCCCACTCCTTGCTGCGACTCTCTTCGCGTTTGCGGAAAACGCGCGTGTCACCGAATGTCAGTCGCGACAAACCAGCGCCATGCAGTCGGCCGCGCCGCTGACCACCCGCCCAGACGACCGCTGACCGTGCCGCCATGATGCGTTCCAGCTCTTTTTGAAGAGGCCCGACCATGTGATCGACGCGATCTTCCATCGGCTTGACCTCGGAAATCCACTTCGAGTTTGTGTCTAGGACTTCAATCTTGTCCAAGTCCTTCGTGTAGATCGAATAGCTCGCGCTCTCGGCGTAGTCGCGAGCCTTCATCGAAATCAGTTCGGCGAGCGCGTCGTCGAAATCGCCGGCCGCGTCCGGGTGAGCGAGCACTTCGATGCGCTTTTTGCCGCCGTCGCGTTCGCCCTCTCCCTCGCGTTCGCCGCTACCTGAAGCATCCGATCCCGATCGACCACCAGATTCGTCCTCTCTACCAGCAGAGCCCTCTTCCTCGCCAGCCCCGCTCGACGGGTCGCTTTCGTCCGAGCCCCCATCACCCTTGTCACTGTCGCCGCCATCGTCACCATCGCCGTCATCGCCGTCGCCCCCGGACGACGGGCTGTCATCTTCCGCGCCGCTCTCATCATCTTCTCCGCGTTCGCTGCTGTCGGGCTTGCTCTTACCATTCTGCTTGCCGTCGCCCTTCTCGCCAGAGCCGCTGCTCGAACCGCCATCGCCCTCGTCGTCGCCTTCTCCACCTTCCGACGATTCCGGGTCGTCGCTAAATCGATCCTTGACGAGCTTCGCCAACTCATACGCGTCAGCGGTTGACTTCATGCCCATAAATTGCGGACGCAGGTCTTCCAGCAGGTCCATGATCGGGCGCCAGAACGCTTCCGGCATCTCCTTCAAGAACTCCGTGAAGAGGTCTTGACCGGCGAGCGAGCGAAACACCGGCATAAGCAACGCTTGCTGCGCTAGCGCGACATCGCCGGTCTTCATCGCGAGCTGCACGGCCGGCTTGACGCGCTGATTCAGCACGAACTCGCCGACGCGGCGCAGGTTGTAGCCGGCACCGCGGAACTCAGCCGCCATGCACTTTTCGATGCGCGGGTCTTCGATGACGTTGAGCACCTTGCCGTGCCCCGACCCATCCGCGCGCCCGATCACCTTGAAGTCGCTAAACAGGATGTGACCGACTTCATGATCCAGATAGCCCTGAATTGCTTCGATGAACTCGTCGCTCGCGTCATCCGGGATGTATGGCAGGTTGACGCGCTTGATCTCGCCCGTCCGGGTGTCCGACTCCACGAACGCCTTCACTCCGCGCTGAGTGACTTTTACCTTCTTGCCCGCGAGGAGCTGCGTGATTTTTACGACCGCCTCTCGCATGATATGAACCCGGTTGTTCATTAGACTCTCCTGATACTGTATCCGTCACCTTTGACTGATTTTCTGCGAACTTTACATGCCCTTACTCGGACGCACAACTCTTTCCAGACATAAAAAAAAGACCTGCGAGGCCCGTTTCCGGCTACCATCGTCGCCGCCTCAGAACGCGATCGTTGCGGCCGACCCGCTCGTAGGGGCAATCAGAATCAACGCACCCATGACCGGGTGCAAAACCTTATGAATCAAGGTGGAGCCGACAGAGACCTTCTCCAGCACTTCACAGTCCCCAAGAATTTCGGCGTGGTCCTCCAAGTCGATGAGCGAAATTTTTGCTTCCACAGTCGACCCTTGCATCATGTTTGTCTGACTCCTTGTTACGTTGTTATTGCGTGCTCAAAGTATATATCAGCGCTGATTGATTTTTATACATACAAACTCAGCAAAATTCGCTTCTGCCAGCGACCCTCGCGGCACCCCGCCACCGCCTACACATGACGACCAACTCTTATCGACCAGCGCTAAGTGTTGTATCATTGTCACTAATCGCTGATTGACGGTTGCCATGATGGCGAACGCATTCTAGGTGCGCGCACCGTAGCGCGCGCTTCTATAATGCGCGTGTCTCATCAGTCAATATTGAATGCGCGTTAAACGCGACGACCCGGTGTGGGTCACACTTGCTAGGAGAGCCGTATGAGCACTACGACAAAAGAACAGAAGGAACAAAAGCTGGCGACCCATATGGCGCAGCTTGTCGAAATGACCGGCGAAACCAGGACCGCGATTGCCGCCAAAAGCGGATTCAAGCGACCCAACATCTTGTCGATGATTCTCAACGGGCAGACCCGTCTGCCGCTCGACAAGATTCACCCTTTCGCGCGAGCGGTCGGCGCGGACCCCGACCACCTGGCGCGACTGTGCCTTGAGGCATACGAACCGGATGTCTTCAAGTTGATTCAGAGCATGTTCGCGACGGCTGAGGATGCCGTCACGCCAGCAGAGTGGCAGGTAATTCGTGCCATTCGTGAAGCATCCGCGGGCGCAGACCCCGTTCCCACTCAGTCGCAGCTCAATGCGATCAAGAAGTTGTTCAAGGCGTAACACTCGACGTTCTCCGAACCTGCTAAGCCTCACCTGAGTGGGGCTTTTTTATTCCTAATTCAACTGACAGTTGGCAGATTACGGATAATAGCCACTTCCTGAGATTGTTACAAGCGGGTTGAAACTGTTACAAAAAGCAACTTCAGGTATGGTTGGCGCAACCGAACGTTGCTCAAACAGTTGCATCCGGCACGCTGCCCGCGATCGTGCCGACGACCCTCAAACTTTGTTCTCCATAGGGATGCACGCCGGTCATCTGATACCACTTCTCGGGGTAGCGCCTGACCCTGATGCGAATCGTCAGGGGTGTGTTTGACTGTGCGGCATTCACGATGAAGATGCGAAACGCATCGAAGTCGTCAGGGAAAAATTGACTCCATACATCATCGAGCGTGGTGGACGCTCCCGGTGTCTGAAACAGATGAATCGCTATTCCATCAAGGTAGGCTTCTCGGGTCATGATGTCGAAATCCCATAGCCCGACGTCCATTTGTCTCATGATGAAGTTGGCCCGACATCCGCATCCGCCTTTGGACACGCCGCGCCAAAGATTCAACCGCTCTATCTCTTCGTCTCCATACTGGAGCCAAATGTGGTTAGTCTGTAGAAATTGAGCTAACGCGCGAAGGTTCTTCTCATCGATCTGGCCGCCACCAAGCCACTTCGCAACAGCTTGAGCACTAACACCCACCGCAGTGGCAACCGACGCCTGTGTTTCGCCGCGCTCTTCCATCAGTTGACGCAAGCGACTTGCAAACGTTTCGCTTTCCCTCTCAGCCATCCAGGCTGTCCCTCTTCTTCGTTTTACTGTCCATCTGTAAGTTGGATACCCACCAACTGGGAGTTGAAAATTACAACCGCCCGCGTCCGCGCAGAAATGCTCACGCGCCAATTGTCAGTCTCAACTGACTGATGTAGCATACCGGCTCTGGTCGGTTGTGGCCTTCCTTATCGTCTGACGGAAAGTATCATGACAGAATCCGTAAAGCCAATCTATCTCAACCTTCAAGCTGTAGCGCAAAGCGTAGCCCTGTCCGAAACTCAAATCCAGAAACTTGTTCGCGAGGGAGAGTTCCCCAAGCCACGTCTTCTATCCAGTAGACGCGTTGGCTGGCTCGTCAGGGAAGTTGTGGAGTGGGCGGAAGGCCGACCCGTATCAGACCTCCTTCCGCCACCCAATACAGACTCTCGCCGCAAGCATTAAGAGCTTTGACTGGCAAGCTCTTCGAGTCTTGCCGCGAGCCTTGTCAGCCACTCGCGACGCTCCCGGTCGTAGGTGTATTTGTCATAGACACCCCCTACGCCGGGAATGACATGCCCAATGATAACTTCGCCAATTTCGAACGGGCATCCGAGCGACGACAGCAACGTTCTGGCCGTGCGGCGAAGGTCGTGCGGCGACCAGTGCGAAACGGGTAGTCGCTGATGCTTCAGGTGTGGCGCCGAGTAAGGTTGCATGTGGTAGACCATGCTCGATACCGCGTTTTGCGTGATCCCTTTCCCCGTGTCGGCACTTCCCGTCTTGTGACGGAACAACAAACCCTTCCCGTATCTCGCCATGCGTTTGCGGACGATCCCCTCGACGCGCCCGATGAGCGGCACGCGATGGTCGGTCGCCTGTGGCCGGTTGCGGTTCTTCGTCTTGCGCTTCGGGCAGGTCCACCACAGACCGTCACCCTCTTCCGAAACCTCACTGCCTTCCATTTGCAGAATCTCGCCACCGCGCAGACCCGTCCACAGATAGACGGTCAACACATCGGTGAAGAGTTCCGAGAAATTGGGTAGCCAGCGGATCAGCTCGCCCGTCTCCTTTGGAGACAGAACGCGCTGGTGCGTGCCGAAGCGCTCGCCCGCAATCACCTTGCCCTTGCTGCGGATGCGACCCTTCATGACCTGACGCCACCAGTTGTGCGTGTCTTCCGGCAGCTTGCCCGCGTCGATGGCATAGTCCCACGCGCGGGCCAGTTCGCCCCGCAGCTTGTTCGCCGCGACGGGCGTATCAAGACGTGACTGGATCAGCGCGAACGCCTCTGTGCGCGTTATAGACGCCGCGTCGCGCCCTTCGAGCGCACCCAAGTCCTTGACAACCGCGCTGCTGGTGCGAACGCCGTGCGCCGTGTAGTTCGTCTGGACGTGACCCTCGATGTAGTCATCGACGAGTTGCCGGACGGTGTAGGTCTGCCGTGTCAGCGCCGCGTTCCGCTCAGCCTGAGCTTCCCGTCGAGCTTCCCGTTTCTCCCCTGCCGGGTCTTCGCCCCTGTCACGAGCTTCACGCAACTTCTCCCAAGCCGACGAAGCGGCCTGGACCGAGGTTGCGGGCCACTCCCCGATCTTGACCTGACGAATCTTGTCGTCACTCAGTCGCTTGTATCGGTAGGTCCAGGTTCGACGGGTTTTGCTCACTTCGAGCCTCAGACCGGGACACCCGTCGATGGTCATGTGCTGACCCGGTTGCAGTTGCTTCGCTTCTCTTGCATCAAATCGCAT